TCGAGCTGAATTAGCGGACTTTGACCTAGATTCTCAAGCCAGTAAACGTGAACGTTTTATTGCAGCAATAAAAACCTTTTTTGAATCTATCGGAGGACAAGTAATATCTGTTTGTACTTATGGTACGGAGACTTCAAAGGCTGCTCTTTTAACGGCCGCGCGCGGACTTGGGTATGAACCAGAATTGGGAACTTATTTAAGTTCTTTGATTCCTATTGATAGAGGTTTTGTAAGAACTTTATCTCAATGTTATTATGGCGATGAAGAAAAAGGTTATAAGCCTATAAAACAGTTCATCACAGAAATGAATATTCACAAAGACATTTGGGAAGTCGCGCGAGGTATAGAGGGATTAATTAGTCGTAGGGGTATTCATGCGGCTGGTATTCTTATCACTAATAACAAATTTACCGAATTTAATGCGACAATGCGCTCTCCAAAAGGAGTTCTTACTTCTCAATGGGAACTCCACGATAGTGAGTATGTGGGTAAACGATAAAATTGCCCAAAAACAGTTAATGATTTTATCGAATCATGTGTATAAGGCTTTGAAATATCAAGTAAGTAAAACATACCTTATACGCATCGGGAAAGTCCTAATAGGTAAAGCTAAGGATAACCCCGAGCCAATATATTTATAAATTCGACTAAAATTTTATAGTCCTCTATATACGAATTTACTCTAAATATAGAGGTGATATTATGTTTGTCTATAAAATTACATCAAAATTAAATAATAAATGCTACATTGGAATAACTAATGATTTCAATAGAAGAATGAGAGAACATAAAACTCTACATGATAAAAATTCCTTAATTGAACAGGCTATTCAATTGGATGGAGTAAATAATTTTTTATATGAGATTATTGAAGAAACTTCTTCTTTAGAAGAGGCCCAATATAAAGAAATTGATTATATTAAAAAATTCAATAGTAAATTCCCCAATGGATATAATTATACGTCTGGAGGGGAATTAATGATGGGAACTAATAACGGTAGAGCAGAATTTTCTTTATCTGAAATAGCAGATATTAGAAATAGATTTAATAATAATGAAAATTATTTAGACATATATCAAGATTATAAAAAAGTAAGTCTTGGACAATTTTTAAAAATACTAAGAAATAAAACATATACCGATTGTCCAATTAAAGCTGAAGAAAAAAGTCTTTATAATCAAGGCTATTTAACTAGATTGAAAGCGGGGAAATTAAAATTTTCCGAAGAAGAAATTAAGTATTTTAGAAACCAATGGAAAAATCTAGTGAATTATAAAGAAGTATATCAAGATTATAAGGATGTTTGTAGTTTAGAATATTTTTATCAGGTTTATTATGGCATTCTTTATAAAGATATTATGCCAGAGGTTTTTACTTCAGAATTGAAAAAAGCTCATTCTACATTGAGTCATTCTGGAGAAAATAATAGTAAGGCAAAATTAAAAAAAGAAGATGTTATTAACATTAGAGAATCTTATAGAAATAAAATAAAAACTCAAAGTGCTTTAGCAAAAGAATATAAGGTTTCGGTAGGAACAATTAATAATATTGTTAACTACAGAACTTGGAAAAATTTATAAATATAGTGTGTATCGACTAGTTCGTTTAGAACGTAGGGCTACTATTGATACGTAGCTCGAAACACTGTTTCTACGAGAGTAGATAAAAGATAGTCAGGGCCTATAGTAATATAGGAATAGCCGAATATTAAATTCGATATGCTAACTATTGATGCTTTGGATAGAATTAGAACTACTCTAGAGCTATTACTTGAATATGGCTATATTGAATGGCAAGGAACTTTAAAGAAAACTTATTTAAAATATATTGCTCCGCAAGTATTAGATTATGATAATGAAAAAATGTGGGAGCTTGTTGGCGAAAACAAGATTATTTCTCTATTCCAGTTTGATACTCCTGTTGGATTGCAGTGTGCGAAACAAATCAAACCTCGTTCTCTTTTGGAATTGGCTCAGGCCAATAGTTTGATGAGACTTATGCCAGAAGGAACAGATTTGACTCCAGTTGAGGAATTTGTCCGATACAAAGAAAATCCGAATTTACTTTCTGACGAAATTGATTCTTTAATCGCGACAGAAGAAGAAAAGAAAGAACTTTATAATTTTCTAAAACAATATAATGGTGTACCAGATTCACAAGAATCAATTATGTTACTTGTTATGCATCCTAAATTTTTAGGATTTGATGTTATTCAAGCAAATAAGTTAAGAAAACTAATCGCAAAGAAAAAAATAAGAGAAATTGAAGAATTTAAAGTATATTATTATGACGTTGGCCGGAAAAATGGATGTTCCGAAGATGTTTTGAGATATATTTGGGATAAACAGATTAGCCGCCAGCTAGGATATTCTTTTTCTATTATTCATACTATTGCTTATTCGACGGTAGCTATTCAAGAATTGAATCTTGCTTATCATTATCCTTCTATATTTTGGAATACAGCTTGTTTAATAGTTGATAGTGCAGGATTGGTTGAAGATGAAGATGAAGAATCTCCTTTAGTAGTAGAATCTATTGGATTAAAAAATAATCCAAAAGATGAACAAACCGAAGAAACCGAAACCGATGATGAAGAAGACGAAGACGATGAAGAAATAAAAGAAGAAAAAACAAAAAAGCCTAAAAAGGTTGTAAACTACGGTAAAATTAGTTCTGCTATTGGGAAAATGAAACAGTTTGGAATTAATATTGTTCCACCAGACATTAACCGTTCAAAATATACTTTTGTACCAGACGTAGAAAATAATCAAATCGTTTATGGAATAAAGGGCATAACGAAAATTAATGATGAACTCGCCGCGCTCATTATTGAAAAGCGTCCATACGATGGAGTTGAAGATTTTATGTCTAAAGTAAAAGTAACAAAACTCCAAATGATAAATTTAATTAAGTCTGGAGCATTTGACGCCATTTCTAACTATCCTAGAGAAGACATAATGTTTGATTATATAAAAACTATTTCTGGATGTAAGAAAAAACTGACTTTGCAAAATATGCAAATGATTATAAATCAAGGGTTAATTCCAGAAGAATTAAAGCCACTAGAAAAAGTTTATAACTTTAATAAATTCTTAAAGAAAAACAAATTTGAAGATTATTACATTTTGGATGATTATTCCCAAGAATATTTCAATTCAAATTTCAATGCTGACCTATTAACTTTTGTAGATGGAAATTGTTGTATTAAACAAAAAGAATGGGATAAAATTTATAAAAAGCAAATGGATGGTATTCGCCCATTCTTGGCGAAACCAGAAACTCTACAACAGTTGAATCATAATTTAATTGGTGACTTATGGGATAAATATTGTTCTGGCCCTGTATCTAAATGGGAAATGGATAGTATAGGTTTTTACAATAGCAATCACGAGCTAGATGGAATTAGAGATGAAGACTACGATATCGTTAATTTCTTTAGTTTGCCAGAAGAACCAATTCCAACTTCAACTTTTACTACTAAAGAAGGAAAAATTATTCCTCTGTTTAAGTTAGATAGAATCGCGGGAACAGTATTGGAGAAGAATAAATTAAAAAATATTATTACTCTATTGACAAAAGACGGGGTAGTAAAAGTAAAAATTTATAAGCCACAGTTTGTTAAATATGATAGACAAATTTTTGAGAGGGATATTGAAACGGGTAAGAAAAAAGTGATTGAAAAGTCTTGGTTTACAAGAGGTAATAAATTAATCATTAGTGGAATTAGGCGTGAAGATGCTTTTTCTCCAAAATGTTATCGCAACTCCCCGTATCCAAATGCTATTGGATTGATTGAAGATATAAATTACAATGATGGCTCTTTATCAATTATTTATGAGAGAAAGGAGGATTAAAATGTATATTGGATTATTTGACCAAGATTTATTAATAACTCCAAATACATTTATCCCCTCTCTTGAGTTGATGAAGTATTCTTATTATTACAAGATGAATAAGAATATAGTAAAGATGATTTATGACGCGAATGCCATAAGTCCATTCGACAAGGTAATTGTTAGTAGCAATGTAAAGAGTAAATCATATTTACCTAAGATTTTAATGACAAATCCAAAAGTCGAATGGATTGGTAAAGCATTTTTTAATAATTATTCTAGACCTCCATTGGAGATTGAAAGTTGTGAAGCGGACAAAAGTATTTATGAAGCTTTTTATAAAAAAAATAAAAATAATTTTTCCCTTAAACAACAAAATAAATTAGGCCCTTTTTTAAATTTAGGTTCTGCCTATCGTTTAACACATAACGGGAAAATCATATTCGACTATGAAAAAGTAATAGCAAATAAGAATAAAATATACTTATACGACGAAGATATTTTTTCATGCCCGGAGATTATTAAGCAAATTCCTAAATTTCAAACTGAACACGGTATTTGTTTTTTGGAATCTCAAAAAATCTATGATTTTGAAACTTTTTTAAAAACAAAATCAGATTTTCCTAGATGTAGCGCTTATACAATTACTTCTCCTATGTTTATATATATTGGAGAATTAACAAAAAAAGAATTCCTAAATCATTATATGGATTTATCGTATTCGTATGCTCTTGGAGTTACTAATAAAAAAAGAGATAATGAATCATGGAATGATTTTGGATTTAGACAATTCTTAACTTTGGGTAATTATTATTTTTATTCAATATCAAAAAAGCATAAATTTACCTTAGTAAAAAATCCTAATATACCGAATAATTCAGATGGAGTAAAATTATTAAATTGTTTATGTAGATTTTCAAGAGTTGGAACCCCATCTTCGGACTATAATCTTTATCAATGCTTAAAAAAAGATGGATATGCCATGGATGAGTTATATAAAAAATATAGATTCGATTCGGCAGTAAATAGGATTCTTAGCACTAACCTGAGACAAGTAAGCCAATATGGAGTGTGGGTATTATAATGAATAGGAATGAAATTAAAAATAAAATAGATGTTATAGAATCTGAAATTCTAAATATTTTGGTTTTAGGAGTATTAGATAATCGTATGGCTTCTTTAGAAGCAGAAAAAGAAAATATTCAAGCCAAATGCCGCCATGAAGAATTTGAGATTGTAAATGGAAATAAATTCTGTTCTATTTGCCATAAACATCTAATTTAATTAGTTTTTAAGTTATCTGATGCCTAAATTAGTGCGGCACGTATTGTAATTAACAATATGTGACTAATTTATGGGAGTGAGGAATATTATGGAATATTCAATTTTCACATCGGTAGATTATATGTTGGAGGCATTTGAGAGTATTGATAGAATTGACGTTAGTCTTACAAGAGATAATAAGATTGCGACGATTTATCTTAATAATAGATATTGTGATTATGATATTACAATAGAAGATATTAAGAAATTACTCAATGATGAAGAACATAAATATCTACACTTTATCAGATAACTTTTTAAATAAAGGGAGAAGTAATACTTCTCCCACTTTTTAAAATATTATTAATAGGAGTATATAAAAATGACAGAAAATTTTCTATTACAGAATCCATTGCAGTTATTTGATGATTTTAAAGAAATACCAGACTTAGCATTTGAAGATGAAAGTAGTCGAGAAGAATTAGTTTCTGTAATTAATTCAGTAATTAATTCAGAAGATTATATTAGAGTATTAGTTAATCTATACCATGACAATCCAGAAGAAATTCGTAATAAAATGAATGATTTTAAGAAAGAGTTAAATAAGGCCAATAGTGGTCAATATAGAGACAAAAGAGCTGAAATCGTAAAATATTTTATGGATAAAACCATTAATACTCTTGAAGAAATTATTCTCTACGATGGAGCTTTTAAAAGTATTCCAATTAAGGTTATGAAAGTAGACGAAGATGCAAAACTCCCATTCTATTCGGACGGAGGGGACGCTTGTATGGATATTTGTTCAAACAAAGAAATGACAATTGCGCCACATACAACAGAAGTTGTGCCATCTGGTATCAAAGCAATTGTTCCTGGAGGTTATGAATTACAGGTTCGACCAAGAAGTGGGCTTTCTAGAAAAACTGGAATTAGAGTAGCGAATACTCCTGGCACTATTGATTCTGGATATAGGCATGAGATTGGAGTCATTCTTGAAAATACTTCTGATACTCCTTTTGAAATTCATAAATATGATAGAATTGCACAGCTACGTTTGGCAGAAGTCCCGCATATTATATGGGATGAAATTTCAGAGGAAGAATATGATAAATATACTACTAACCGAGGGGAAGGGTTTGGAAGTTCTGGCATAGCTACAAATGGCTAAATTAAAAATAGAAGACATTCGTAAAGATTTAGAAGAAAGAGGATGGAAATTAATTTCTACAGAATATAAGAATTTAGAAACCGAACTCGAAATGGAATGCCCAGAAGGACATAAGGTATTTAAAAATTATAAATCAATTAGAAAAAATTACGGATGTCCCGTCTGTAAAAATAACCCTTATAAGAATTGTGATTCAATAGTCATACCAAATAAGGGTAAAAAATTCAGAATTTTGGCACTTGACCAAGCTACCGTAATAAGTGGATGGTCAGTATTCGACGATAAAGAGTTAGTTAAATATGGTATAATTTCCCCAAACGAGAAATTTGATAAAACAACTCGTATATCAATAGTCAAACAGTGGTTAATTGGAACTATTGATTCTATAAAACCAGATTTAATCTTATTTGAAGATATCCAGCTTCAAGATTTCAATAACTCTTTTCCAGGCCAAAAAAAGCAACATGACAATATTGGCGTAACAACATTTAAAGTATTAGCAGAGTTAATCGGAGTTTTAGAAAATGCAGCTTATGAAGCAGGAGTGCCATTTAAAATAGTTCATTCTGCTACTTGGAGAAAGGACGTTGGAATTAATGGTAGAACTAGAGCAGACAAAAAGAAGAGCGCACAGATGTTAGTAAAACGATGGTATGATGTTCAAGTAAGCGAAGACGAAGCTGATGCTATATGCATTGGTCGTTACGGCTCGAATAATTTTAAAAAAGAAATTGAAATGGTTAGTTGGGAATAAAAAAGAGAGAGCTTCCGCTCTCTCTCTCTTTTTTTTATTACATCTTGAAATTTTGAACTGCGTATTCTAGTTCCTCTTTTTCTTCCATAAAATATTCGTGCATACAGTCCCATTTACCTTCTTCATAAGACTTTCCACTTTCCATCTCTTCTTTTTTAATAAGTTCTTCCATTTTCTGATGGTCTTCATTCATCATCTGGACTCTCGTTTTAGCTCGCATGAAAAAGTAGTTAGCCACATCTGAATGTCCTTCGTCTTTAGCACATTTAGCATAGTCAAGCATCATTTCTCCGTCTTTAAGGCCATCCATCATACTTTTTGCAAGATGTTTTATATCTTTTTTATATTTCATTGGATTTATCCTCCTTTATTGCTTCGAGCAATTCATTGAGTTTCTTCTCAATCCTGCAAGAAGTTTGTTCCGTAAGATTCATTAAGCAAATAATCTCATTCTGCAACTGAATTATTAAGTTATTAGTCACAGAAAAATCATTTGTTAATTCTTTTCTTAACAATTCAATCGCGTCTGAATGAGTTTTATTTTCCATTTTTACTCTCCACTGATTTTGTATTTGACACAGAAGGAACTACTTCTTCAACACTAGCTAAAGCAGGCGCGGCAGTTGGGGTTGTTCCATTAATACTGCGTAAATTGTTTGAAGGTGAGCAACATGGAGAACCTAGCATTTTAAAGGTTCCGCCAGTTGCGGTAGTTGAAACGCATACTGAATATCTTGTTCGAGTTCTAATTCCACAAGCAGTAACTTGGGCACAGTTACTCTTGGTTAAAGGGTATTGAACAGTTCCAGTCCCAATAGTGATAACCACTGGGGCGTTAATAGTTGTAGTAGATGGTATAGTTTGAGCTACTACAATACAATATTTCTCGCCATCATTATATGCCCCAGCAGGAATATTGATAATCAAATTTCCGCCAGAAAAAGTTACAGCTTGGGAAATGACGAGTCTATTGCAAAGTTTACATACAGGTTTGCAAGACATAAATTAACCTCCTAAAAAAAATAAAGGGAGGCTTCCGCCTCCCTAGCCTTAATGGCTTAAATCACGCAAAGCGGAAATTAGCAACCGCATCCACAACCACTATTGCCATATCCAAGAGCAGTATATGGGCTGCAAGTTAGATATGCAGGGATGGCGCACGGACGAAGCTCATTGATAAGAGTTTGAGTCTGAGCATTGTTCTGAAGAGCAAGCTGTGCAGATTGAAGTTCTGTTCTAAGTGCCTCAATCTTATCCTGTGTCATAATATCGATGATACGCTGAGTATTTGCTTGTCCTGCGGTGATGATATCGCAAGTATTTTTAGCATTCTCATAACGCACAGCATCAATGTTTCTGTTGGTTTCGCCAAATTGTTATCATATAAGTTCTTTATCTTATATTTCTATATGTTTCCATATAGTTCAGACTATATCTTCATCTTCGCAATTTGCCAATTTTTGGCAAGTGGCATGCGAAGAGTTCGGCACTCGTGGGAAAATTTATTGACAACCCTTCTCATTTTCCTAGTCGTTGAACCTTCTAAATTACTTTAATGGGTTTCATTTAGCTTGGCTGCTGATTGGCATATTTACAAATATGTCCTTTATATGGTCTATTATTTTTTAAAGCTTTACATAAGGGAGAAGTATCTTTAACTCCAAGAAAATTTGCCGCTTCTTTCAAAGAAGAGAAATATAAATCATCTATAAAAACAGCTTTTGAAGAAGATTTTTTAAAATTAAAATCTTTAGGACCTTCTTCTTCATAATAACAACTATTTCCGTTTGTGTCATAACCTCTTTTTACCCAATTATATATGGTTTCTTTATGAGTATTCAATATCAAAGAAGCTTCTTTAACAGAATCATATTTTATGTTATTAATAATAACTGTTTTCGTTTTTGATTTTACCATTTTCTCTACGACTTTTTTACTTTTCATTGGATTGTTTTCAGACATTCTACTTTTTTGCTTTTCATCTTTCATTGGATTGAATTCTGACATTCGTTTTTTCATTTCATCTGTCCAAACGTAAGCTACTCCGCCATTGCCTCCAAAATCTTTATTGGCTTTAGCTAGATTTTTGCTTTTTAATTCTTTAATTCTTTTTTCTTCAAAGTCAAAAGCGTCAGATTCTTTTTCAAAGTATGCTATAATTCTTACTTCACATTCATTTTCTTTGATAATTTTATTAAAAATTTCATTTCTATTTCTTACTAAATATCGTTTTCCGCATCCTTTGCCAACATAAAAGATTTCTCCTGTATTTTTAATAAACCATTCATATACATAAAACATATGTTCTCCTCCAAAATCTATTTTTCGCTTCAAAATTAAAGTAAAAAATCTATTTTGCGATTCAAACTTTTGTAAACTTAGCGTTCCAGCAATTCACCGAATTGTTTTCTAATTATTGCTAATTAGGCTGCCAAGAAACTATAGCAGCAGTTCTGCATTTGATAGCCAAGTTGAGAGATATTACCATTTACGCTATTAAAGCCCTGGCATAAATCCTGACCAAGCTCATACTTGTTATTCAAAATGCTAGTATTTAGAGCATAAGTGCTATCACAGATACCCTGTTGTACTCCCTGAACCTGTCTCTCGATATTGCTTAATGTAAACTCAGTTCCAGTAAAAGCAGTCGTAGCTGGTCCACCTCCTCTACCGAATAGGCCGTCACCGCCTGCAAAGAAGATAGCAAAGATGAAGAATAAGAAGATTACCCACATCCAAGAGCCACCATCAAAACCATCGTTATCACGAGAGTTCATTACAGCAAGCAAATCGCCTAAGCCGATACCGTTATCCATAAATATTTACCTCCTTAGAAGTTTTTTATTTAAAATTTAAACACGTGGCCTTAGTGTTTAAATTTTCTAAGCATTTCAAGTTGTTGAGGGGTAAGATTACCCGTTCTTTGTGGAGCGTTTGGATAGTTTGTCGCAACTGCGCCGTCTCCAAGCATTCCTTTCATTTTATTTATGTCTGCCTCACTAATATTCAATTGTTTTGCATAAGGTAACAGACTTTTATCATTTAAAATTCCTTTTAATTGTTGTAGCTTTTCCGGGTCTTGTTTTAGATTATCTATAAACTCTGGAAGTTTTTCTTGAATATTTGAGCTATTAATACCCTGGTCTTTAAGCCACTTCTGATACTCTTTCCACGTTGACATTAGATTCTTTAGGTCCATTATTATTTCCTCCTACTAAACTATTTAATAAAGCTTCAATTTTTGTTAGTCTTTCATCAAAAGCTGCAATTTCAGAATTAGCAGGTTGAGTAGGTTCTTCTGCTGAAGGGCCAACTATTTCATTAAAGATTTCTTGGAGTTGCGATTGAGCCTCCTTTAAATCATCTTCCAATTTTTGTACATAGTCTTGTTTATATCCTACGACACCTATGCTATTATCAAAGGAGCGCGCATATATCTTTTCATCGTTATTGACAAAGAAGATTTGTTGTTCACCGCTACCTCTTGGAAGTGGAATTGTATTTATATTCTCAATAGCAGAAAGATTATAGGTTATTCCAATCAGATTACTTAATTTTTCAAAAGTTATAGGTTTATAAGGGATTTGTGGAAATGGCGCAGGATTTATACCTTGTGCCTGTAATTGACTATTCTGATAATTGGCAAAATTTGGATTAGTTTGATTAAAACTCATCAGTGTACCTCCTTACAATTCAAGCAAAGAGCCTACCAGTGGGAGGACTGGTTTTAGCCCTTCTAATAATCCTCCCAATGGATTTGATTTATTTTGTTTATTTGCCTTTTCAGACATTTGCTTTGTCAACAAAATAAATTTTAATTCATCAGGAGTTAATGTTCCGCCTTCACTAAGGCGTTTCATCATGGTTATGGAAGCATCTACCATACCATCAAGAAATTTATCTTCCATATTCTCAACTCCGAAATTGGTAAATTTTGGTTCCCTCATACTAATAATGAGAAAGTATATTCTCAGCTCAAAATTTTTGGTAAAATTTTCCAAAATTTTGACAAAATAATAGGGAGACATAAGTCTCCCTTAATTATTAAACCCACTTATCAAGTAAATATTCTTCTGTTTCAGCTATTTCTTCAGCAGTTAAAACTCTTGGCCATATGATAAATTCATAAAGTTCCCCAGTTAAAGCCTCTACTCCACCGCCCGCGTGGTCACATACTCTAACATCTTGAATTTGTGATACACTTTCTCTAGTAGCTACTTTAGTCCATAAATCGTTTTTATAGCTTTTTATTCTATAATTCACGTTATTTCCGTTCGTATACATCCATACGCAACAAGTATTTTGGTTTATAAATGGAACTGCTTCGGTTCCTCCACTAGTATTTACTTGAGGACGACTGTCAAATTCCTGCATTAGCGGAGGAATATATTGGCCATCTCGATATGTTAAAGTAGCAATAGTTCTACCAGTGTAATAGAATTTATCTGTTTCATATCTATATTCGCCCTTTTCATTAAAATAACAACTGTTCGTAAATGTTTCATTACTTAATAGGTCAAAATTTAATCTTTGCACACACACTAATGTCGCATTATCTACTGGGTTTGGGAATCTAAAGGTTCCACCACGACCACAGCGGCCACTTTGATTATTGAAACTAATTGGTCTACCATCCCAAGAGCCTAACCCCCAAGTATCAGTTTTGTCAGTTATTAAATGCCAAGGTTGTATCTTTGATGGCGCGCCATTTACGGCATTTATAATAGAGCTAACTCTTGTTTGATTATACTGTCCAGTAGAAGCATCAAAATCATACATATATCCTTCTGTTGCACCTTCAGTGAAAATCAAAACTGGATTATTTGAAGGGTCGCCAATCCAAATTTTTTTTAATTTAATCGGATTATTATTGCCATCTCCGATATACATTTTTTTTAGCCTAATGGGATTATTATTGCTGTCACCAATATAAAGTTTTGGCATAAAATCCCTCCTTAATATTGACCCCAAAGAGTGCCATAAGCAACTTCGCCATTATTTGGTTTCCTATTAACAGCTCTTAGAGGTCTGGCATAAACAACGCTAATATCACCAGGGCTAGAAATAACTACGCGATTATTCATTGTTACTTGCCCTTCAACTTTTAATATGCCATTTAGTGTAACAGGACCACCAACATCAAGACCTGACCTTATATTTGCGGAGCCTATCACAGCACTCGTTGAGCTAAGATTTGCTATTGTTCCGGTTCCAGAAACCCCGATTGTTGAAAAATTACTTACTCCTAAAGTATTTGAAGAACCAGTAGATACTATTCCTCCATTAACTGTTAATCTTTGTCCAAAAGTCGCAGCTCCTTTTGCTTCAAAAGTGCCATAAGATACAGCAGCCTTATTTTTGCTAACGGTAAATGAGGGCGCGCCTTCGGCATTTGTATCATAAACATATAAATGGTCTGCAATTATTGCTCCACCATCTGAAATAGTGAGTCCATTAGCAGTAATTTTCCCATTTATTACTTGGTCGCCACCATTTTTCATAAGTCCTGTTTCCGGACTAAGATAGTCTACTCCGTCTTTTGCATGTAATAGTTGCTGGTCGCCAGAAGAAGCAACTCCAACTAACGCGAAAAGTTTATTATTATTGTTAGTTTTATCTTCTGGGATATTTGTAGCTATTTTAAAGTTATCTGTAATAACTTTTCTTACTTCTGATTGAGCATCATTTGCTTTAAATTCAGAAAACTTAGGCATATTTATTCCTCCTGTCCATAAAATCTATCAGTTATAACTCCATTACTTAAATTCCCTATTTTACTTTCTATAAAAACTCCGTCTCCTTCTTTAATTTTTCCTACCAAATAGTCTCGATAAGGGAAAGTAAAAATTGTGTCGAAGCCAATTATTGTTACCCTCGCAGTTTGATTTGTTCCCATAGAAATTATTTTTCCTACATATTTACAAACTATACGAGCATTTTTGATATAAGAATCTATTCTTCTATCAATAATATCTATAAGCGCGTCAGCTTGATTCATTTGCTCACCTCAATAAGTTGGAAGTTCTTTTATATTGCTTCCACTTAAACTCATTGTACCTATGCCAATAGGACAAGTTAAACTTTGGATTAAGAACGACTCTTTTATAATTTTATAGAAAGTATCAGTTAAAGTAAACAATCTATTTACTGTTAGACTTGGAATAAGAGTGCATTCAAAACTTATAGTGTTCTGTTCAATAGACAAAGATTTTAACATATAATCAGCATAATCTTTAGCCTCTGTTGCAGTCTGTATTGTACTACTTTCCAAATATTTGCTTTTTATACCAATTTTTTGAATTGCGATAGGTGACGCGGCGTTTCTATTTTCGGATATCGCCGTAGGAGGAATTGCTCCATTTGGATTATCGCCAACTACACATACCCTATTAGCAGTTCTTACTAGATTATAAGTTAAAGAAGAGTTTATATATTCGGGGCTAGTATCATAAAAATCCCATATAATTGGAAGATTAGCATTTTCTTCTCCTAATAAACTTCTCCAAAAATTCAATCTTCCGTCATCATCGTAATAAATATCTGCTCTAAATGTAGTAGCTAAATCAGTTAAACTTTCACTAATATAACTTCCAGGTCCTTTATCTATATCAAAAGGGATAGTAACATTTTTATAATAAGGGTCAACTATCGGTTCGATAGGGTCTAATACTTGGCCATTCCCCATATCTTGATTCAATATAGTAAATATAGCTTCATAAATAGTGAATCCTTTTGGAATTGAAAATGTCCCTATCATTTCGTTATAGCCAGTTTCACTTCCGAACATTCCAAATTTATCTACTCCATTTATTGTGACTGTTTTATCTGCAAGATTATGTGATGCATTTATATCTGTAATAACATAGACTCCTTTGGAGAACCAATAAATATCTTCTTCTGAGTTAATTTCAAATTCTCCATGTCCAGTAATTATAATCCCATCGTTGGGAGAATTTTCTATTGGTTTATCTATGTCATTCCAATTATTTGGATTGTTGTATTTTAAATAAGCAATTAAATCCTCTTCATCGTAAGAGTATATTAATGGATTCTCTTCACTATAATATCTAGTTTTCGCAAGCCCAACATATATTTTAAATTTTCTATTTATCCAAAAATTTTTATTGTTTGGGTCAGGAATAAAATCTCCATTTGGGTCAAAAATAGTAAAAGAAGTTGTTTTTCTTACTCCTTGCTTATAACTTTCGGATATAGTGCCGATTTGTTCGGCACTTATATCCTCAATAAGTTCTGCATAAGCATTTTCATGGCTGTCTAATAATTCTATTTTAACCATTGGATTAATAATCTCATGTTTTGCTATTTTTCTAAAATCTTCATTGTCGGTATTATAAAATTCCATGAAATCACCCCTTATACTCCAAAGATTAAATAAGAATTTACATCAGCAATTTGTGTGATATTTAAACTAATTGTTGTTGGGAAATCGTCAATTTTAATATCTGTTTGTTCTCTGCTGTCGCTAACTACTCCGATATAACAATTTCCTTTCATATCTTTTACAAGGATTGGTTCATCTGTAGAAATGAACTTATTCCAGGCATTAATTCTTTCAATAGAATCGTCGAAATAAATGCTTCTTTTCTTTATAACCTGATATTCATTTTCTCCTTCTGGCAAATAATCTGTATAAATTACATAATTATTAGTTGAAGGGTTTTGCGTATTTGGTAAAAAGTATTTAAAAGGCTCTTCAATGATAATATAAAATTTACTATCTGCTCCTACACCCTCTGTTCCATAGAAAGTAATTCTTCTTTGTTGATTATTTATGAATAAATATGCTTTCTTTTGCTCTAGGTTGATTCCCTCAAATATACTTGTTTGCTGAATATAAACTTTTGTATTATTTATATCGGTAGTATTATAAGGAATTTTACCAGAAACTACAGGAATCAAATAATTGTCCTTATAAATTGTTTCATATTTAAAATCGCTCACGAGACAAGTTAATGAAGTAGTGATATAATTAGTTCTTCCTACTGACAACTTAGGATATTTACTTAATCCTTGATGGAATACTTTATTGACATTGTGCTGGACATCTCCGGCTTCAATGTTCAACTTAAATACCCATTGTTCAATAGGCCGATAAATATTGTCTCTAACTCTGCCAATAGAAGTGAAAATCCATTCATACCAATTAGTTTTTATTTTATTACTTTCTATTCTGGCTCCAATTACGGTGCTTGTCATTGGAAGAATGGAGTAACTAAATATTCCACGATTTCTAACGCTATAATCTGTTATTTTCAAAGAAGTATTATCATTTACACTTTCTAATTCTGTAGCAGAAACCTCTGCGATTAAAATACTCTCAAACGGGTCTTTATCTTCCTCATTATAGAATGTATTTCTATAAATTCTATATCCGTTAATTTCAGATTCAATTCCGTCATAATATTTGGAACTCAAACTTCCATCATAAGTACAATTTATCAATATGTCAATTTGGTTCTCATCTGTCCATTTCGGGCGGAAGAAATAATATAACATATCATGGATTTCATTAGAAGTAAAATAACTTCTTGTAAAAACTGTCAGATAATCATATTCAACATCACCGAAAATTGAGATTTGATTAAATGGAATATTGTTTCTTCTTGTGAATTTACATACATATACATTATCATTTTCAGCATTTTCACCGTTTTCATAGTAGCATAAAAACTTATCTCCTGTTTTTACTGAAGAAAATGCTGAATCAATGATTGCTATTCCAGTTGTTGAGTCATAATCAATAATTTCTCTACTTTCCTCTCCAATCATAAGAAGCGTTTTATTTGTTCTATTAGAAAGTAATCTATTATTACCAAGAGTTATCTGTACTCCATCGGCCGCTTTAACAGCTCCAACCCATCTAAGCATCGGATATAATTCTGCTCTATTTGGATATACTAGAAGTTTATATACCATTGTATTTGTATCTGAGCTAGTTTCGGTCCAGAAGTAAGAATCTTTCCAAGTTATATCCCCAAAACTCCCATCAGTTTCTTGTTCCATCCATTCATAAGCATAACCTATTTTTTCATCCTCTGTCAGAGGTCTGTAAGTGCCATCAGCCTGCTTTACTCCTTGCTGCTGTCCTGGGACAACTTTCAATAGAGAAAATGGAACGCGCGAATCAATGAAGTTATTTTCAGCTATTTTTTTTGCTTTATAAAAATCATAAGTTATACTTCCACCATCTGTTTCGTCACTACAAACAATTTGAAGTTTATATTTATTTTTTATAACGGATAATCTATTTCCTCTTGGATTTGAGCTTAATGTGATTATTTCACCACTCCAAGGCGCGGGACCTGGGTCATTGATTGCGATAAAAGTAGATAGCATAAAATTAGTAGAATCAAAAATTAAGTCCGCGCCAGAAAGGTTATCATATCTATATTGTGTAATACCAGGCACTCTAAGATTTAACTTTTCTTCCTTTACATAGTCAAAGAAATGAGTAAACTCACCATCTTCACCATCGACTAACACAGGAATAGATAATCTATTATCTGGCCATATAACATCTACACTATAAGAGCTACTATTATAAATAGCTTCGCCGCTTGTTTTGAAATCTATTTCTTTGTAAGAAATAATTAAATCAGGAGATAGATATTCAGACATGGCTCCTTCTTGATTAACGACAATTAATTTTATCTTGTAAGTATGATAGTTTTCAAAATTATCATAAGAAAAAGAAAGGTTTGAATTAAATTGCTTTTCTGTGCGATACACGGGCTTTATCTTAGTAATATCATAAACTTCCCAAATATGATATTTTACAGGAATATTATTTTTTTGCTGATAACTTCCTAAAAAATTATAATATCTGCTAGGAAAAGCATCTGCTTGTTCAATAGGAAAGTTATCAATATTTACCGTTGCTTCTTTTCTTGATTTGAAAAAATAGAAATTAGTATCGTAATAATTACGATAAGCTGAATATGATGTTCCAGCTTCAATTTCTGGAGATACTTTTCTATCTACCACACAGTATGCACCTACGTCACTATCATGTTCTTGATACCATGCGATATCAGTAACGTCAGCTATTGTTTCAACGGTAGTCTTGGATTGCCCTTCATGATATGTTGTTTTTGTAACTGTTATTTTATAATGCTGAACATCCTCTACTATTTCTGTTTTTTCAATATCATACTGAACATCCCATTGCCAATATTCTTTTATTCTATAAATTACTCCACTACCAAAATCTAAATTTACAACAACTTCATTTTGAAGTCTATTATCTGTTATATTCTCCAATACTGGAATTACCCCAGTAAGGATAATATCTCCTGTTGAAGGAACTTCAAAAACATCTGGATTGGTTGTAATTCCATTTAAAACAGGTATTGTTGCGGTTATTGTAGGATTATTTTCGTTTTGGGTCTGTGGAAAATTTCCATATAGGATATATCTATCTGTATATCCGCTCCCATATGTTGGGAGAACCGAAAAAGCTTCACTAACTGTAACAGCATGAGTCGAAGTATTATAACCAATTACTCTGCGTCTTTCGTTTCTAATTGTAATATTAACAATAATTTCTTTTTTGCTCCAATCAATAGAGCCAAGTAAACTATTCTCATTTTGGAGATATATTATAGTTGGCGCGCTTTCTGTTGTGCTTCTTGAAATATCTTTATAATCAGTTAATTTATAAGAAGCATTATTTTCCCAAAAAGTTATTCTCCATAGTAGATTTTTCCCTACTAACGAAGCAAGATTATCTCCACCCACCTTAAATGATAATTCATCATCATTATAAATAGTTGGATTATCTATTCTAGCAGAAGAATAAATCGCAGAACCGCCCTGATTATTTTCAAAAATATCATATTTATAACTCTCTAATTCGTCTCCATTAAAAATTAAAGAGAAAGTATTGCTTATACTCGTATCAATAGTAGTATTATATGGAACTACACCATATGGTTCTCTTATCAATTATCTCACCTCTTGAGAAAATGGGGAAGGTTTCCCTTCCCCACTATTAGAACTTCCGCAATGGAGAACGATTTTTAACATCTTGTAACAATCCATTGATGCTATCCTCATTAGAAACAACTTCAAATTTACAGTTAGTATAATTGGTGCTATTATCTTCTGTTTTAGAAGTTGAAGCGACAACATTTTGTGGAGTGTTTCTCTTGTTTAAAGTAGGCATTCTAGTTAAACCATCAATAAATTTAAATAAAGCGCCCGCTTGAGAGTTATTTAAAAATACCTCTGGTCTAGACTTTGTTCCATGAACTGCGGCTAATCCGGTATAGGTATTTACTCCGCCAGTTGCATATCCCTCTCCGTTTTTGCTAGCTTTAGAAATTGCGTCCGCACGAGCTTGCGCCGCTTCATAAGCAGCTTGAGCAGCATTGACTCTTTCCCATTGGTCAGCCAAATTAGAAACTTGATTTGCAATATCGTTATAAACTGCGCTATCTTTTGATAATTGTTCTATTGTCATTTGATTATAGTAATTAAAGAGTTGGAGTTCTTTATTTAGTTCTGATTGACTTTTTCCTAAGTTTTCAGTAAGTTCATCCCAATCTTCAAGTGCTTTGTCTATTGCTTCAACTGCGCTTTCATTTTGAGTCATTTGCTCACTTAATTTTAAGAAATTATCAATGTAGCTATTAACTCCATGAGTTAAAGTATCTAAATGACTTACAAGCCCTTCAATACCTTTTTCGCCTAAAAGACTATCAAGAGAATCAACTACTTGATTAATCTTATTATCTTTAATTAGCTCTTCCGCACTTTTTCCAATTTTATCAATTAATTCGCTAGTTTGTTCAGAAAGCTCTTCAACTTTCGCAATATTCCAAGCAAGAGTTCCTTCTTTCTCTGCATCGCTTTGGTCTTCAAAAGCATTTTCTTTATCGGTAGCATCTTGGTTAAGTTGATTATTTCTTATTACCGCATCAATAAAAGCATTTAGAGCTTCTTTTCTTTGCTCTTCTGTCATATTAGCAAATTCTTTATATGCTTTATTATACTTTTCTAATTCTTCTGTTGTTTTACCAATGTTTTCTGCTTTTTCTGCCCAAGCGTCAGCTTGGTCTTGAAGAAGTTCTTTTTCCTCATTTAATTTAGCTATTTCAACTTCTCTTTCGGCGTCTCTTAAAGCGTCATAGGTAGAACTTATTTCTTCTTGGTCGCGTTTAAATACCCAACCCGCGCCACGAACTAGGACAAGTCTATTTTTTGTATTTTTCGCACGTTCATATGCGTCTCTAGCTTCTTGGAGCTTTTGAAGTCTATCTTCTGCTTCTGCTTCTTCGTTAAGAGCATTTATCTTTTCGTCAATTAACTCAATTTGGTCTTTATAATAATCTTGAGCTATTTGATTTTGGAAAGTAAGATTTTCATTACTTTCATCCGCGGCTTCTCTAGCTTTTTCTGCCGCTTTTTCCATGTCGTCGAGAGTTTGTTGATATTCGTCTTTTCTTTTTTCTAAGTATTTTAAATAGGCTTCTAAAAGAATCTCTTGAGCTTCTTTTTCTTTATCTATTTGTTTTTGAATAGTTTCATTTTGTTCTTCTAATGCTTTCTTTCTAGCTTCAAGAACTTTTTTAATACCTTCAACTTCTGTTTCAATTCTCTTTTGCTCTGCTTCTGCCGCGTCTTTTAAAGCTTCTGCTTGCTCTTTTAAGGCATCAGCATAGGCTTTTGCCGCGTCTGTAGCTTTCCCAGATGATTTGGTAGAACTTCGCAAATTTTTATCATAATCTTTTGTGGCGTTCCCAGCAGAGATTATGCCATTTTTAAGACCTTCTAATTTTTTATTATCATCTTCAAGAGCACTGGCATTATTTTTAGCATCTGAAGCTACGTCCCTTAAATCAGAAGCTAAAGCTCTCATTTTTTCTGCCGAACCTTTAACTTCTCCGGTAAAGCTATCAAAATCTACTGGTGCGTTTCTAATTAAGGTCAATAAACTGGCCATAACGGTGCCAACATCATCAATCGAATATACTAACTGTTCATTAGCTTCGACCGCATTGGCTTTAGATTCTATTTCATCTGCTAAAGATTCAGCTTGATTTTTTACTGCTGTATTATATGCAATACCTTGATTATTCTTGGCAATTGCTTCATCTATATGAGCAATAGCTAAATCTCTTTCTCCTGCGGCCATAGCTTGTAGAATTTGTAAATACTCGTCTCCATATTCTCCAGCCAGCTTCCAATTCTCTCCGTCAAAAGAGAAAATATCATACATAGTTAAGTTTTCAAGTTCCGGCATAGTTTCAGCCATTTGTTGGAATAAATTAAATGCTTCCTCTTCACTATCTAATCCATCATTAATGGCTTTATCTATATCTTTATATGCTTCTGCCAATTCAAAAGTTTGTGGGATAACACTAGAGAGCGTCTGATTCGCTGTATCAGCAACAGTCATCAGAGCATCAACAAGCTCATTCCCGGTCTTTACGCCACCTTCTTCTAACATAGCTAATATTTGAATTACTTCTTGAAGGTTGCTTGGGTCGAGACTATTAAATGCTTGATTAAGAGCATCCATGTCTCCTTTAAATTCTTCAATATTGATTCCATTTACTAAAGCGTTAAATATTTGTTTATAGGCAGATGTTAATTCATCATTATCTTTTGCTTCCTCAAATTTTGTTCTCCAAGCTCTAATAATATCATCTGGGAAACTCATTAGCTGAGGAAAATCTTCAACTCCAGGGATTTGATTTAATCCAAGAAGACTCCCAAGAAAATTTCTGTTGTCTTTCATATCTGTTTGATAAGCAGAATAAACTTCTGGTAAGGCTTTTTCAATATCAAACCCAAGGTCTTTTAAACGCTCAATTATTTCTTTTGTCAATTTAAGAGGATTACCAGATAGTGCGGAAGCTAAAGCTGTAGTTACTTCCGCATCTCCAGAATTCATAATCTCATCAATTGAATCAACATAAGATTGTAAAATATCTGAAGAAAATTTAATCGTACCTTCTTTCAATCCTTTTTCATCTATATCTGCGCTTGTTAATCCTGAAAGAAGTTGAGTTACATATTGCTGGGCAAATGTACCAGTAATACCTTCATCTAAAATGTATTTCGCAGCTATACTTTGAATTTCCCCAGCGGTTGCCTTTACATCTTCATTAGCTTTATTTCTTAAATCACGTATATCCTCTTGGAGTTTTTCATATCGTCTAACATATTCAGATGCCGTTACGGTTTCTCCATCCCATTCAAAGGTTTGTTCTGGTAAACCAGTATTTTTGGCTTTTTGAATTGCATTTCTTGCTTGCTGAAGAGCTTGTCTGTTAGTACCAGAACTAGCTAATTCATCTGCTTCATCATTATAATCCGCCGCAGATTTTTCTTTTCTGCTCTGAATAGCTCCAATAGCCGCTTCGGCTGCTTCTGCTCTCTTAGCAATAATATATTCGTTTATAGCATTGGTTAATTCAGAATACGAGGCAGTTTCAATATCTAATCCTTCTATCGCATCCGGAAATTGGTCAATTAATTGCTGTTTTATTTCAGCTAAGTCTTCACCTTTTTTGTAGGCTTCCTGATATTGTTCTTGCAAAGTTTCAAGAGATTCAATTTCTTGATTAGCAGCTCCCATCTTTCCTGTATATTCTTGAAGAGCTTCTGCTGCTTCTCTTGAAGCTATTTTATTTTTATTTATTATTCTATTTAAACCATAAATGGCCCCTGCCAAAAGTGTAATACCTGCAATGATTGCGGTCAATGCGATTAATTGGGGAGCCATAGCCAATAAACTAGCTTTCGCAGCTACTGCTTGAGCTTGTAATCCCGCAGTAACAGCCGATACAGCAGTTAATTTTCCAGCTTCTCCGGCAATTACTTTTACACTACTTGCGGCACTAGCAATTGCAATTTTTGAAAAAGCAAAAATAGCTATTGTCGAAAGTGTTGTAAATCCTAGTCCTAAATCTGATAAATTAGCAATTAAATCTGCTGCTCCATCAATTAAATTACTAAATATGTTGCTAGCATTAAAAGAGGTATAAAGACCTTCCCAAGCAGCTTGTAATCTATTCATTGAAGCTTCTAATCCAGTTAATTGAGTATTAAACTGAGCCGCACTTGCTCCCGCACTGTTTTGTGCCATATTTACTAACTCTACATTTCTATCATAATCTTCTACAAGAGCAATAAAACGAGATTGCTGGCGCGCGCCTGCGGCGATAGTCGCGATATAACGCTGAGTATTACGGTCTAATCCATCCCACTTAGAAGATAATTCCATAATAACGTCGTCGAAATCTCTAAATTGTCCAGCCGAATCTCTTAACGCAACGTCCGCTTGTTTTAATGCTTTTTCAACTTTATTAGCATCTACCCCATCTTCTAAGGCTTCAGTGGAGTCTTTTAATTCTTGGAAACGAGCAATAATTGTCTTTAATGCTGTACCTAAGTTTTCTGGTGCTTCACGAGTAGTTTCAATCATCTTAGTTAGGAAAGCTGATGTTGTTTCAATATCAGCACCGGCAGACTTAGCAATAGAAGCTACCTTACTAATAGCAACAGCTAATTCATTAGTATCTACCGCAGCTTTAGCAGCTAAGTTTGCCCATACATCTGTAATATTAGACGCATCATCCGCTTCTAACTTAAATCCGTTTATTGCGGCAGTTAAATAGTTCGTAGCATCTGCAAAATCAAGTTCAGAGATAGTAGCAAGAATTGTTGTTTGCTCTACCAATTCCATTACTTCTGATTGGGAGCGACCCTGTTGGAAATATAATTTAGATGATTCTACTACTTGAGAAGTTGTTGCACCTAATCTTTGGGCCATCTCATTATATGTACCAATCATGTCCCACATTTGGTCGCGGGTTCTACCAGATACGACCGCTATTTGAGTTAAACTTGCATCTAAATCAAGATATGTTTCCTTCATCTTTTGAAGTTGATTTCTAGCAAATTGAACAGCTATTCCTATGCCTGTCCATCTAGCTAAAGTATTATTTAAATTACTAGAAGCCTCTTGGGCTTTAATTTGTTCTGTTTCATTATTCCACTTAGATAATACTTCAGTTGCCTCTTCAATTGGAGCATTTACTTTCTCATACGCAGAAGAAATATTTTTAACTCCAGTGACAGCTTGTTGTTGAGCTTTATTATTTTCAATAGTCGCTTCTTCTAATTGGGCTTCTAACTTGATTAGTTTTTCTTTTGCCCTCGCGCTTTCTTTAAGCGCCGCAGTCATTTGTTCCTGCTTTTTAGCGGTAGATTCTGCCGCAGCACCGGTTAATCCAGCAGTTAGTTCTTGTTTTTCTTTTCTAGCAGCATCTTGTTTTGCTTTTGAATCTGAGCTAGTTACTCCATAGTAACTTTTAGTTGCTTTATCGAGGGCCTGAATCTCTTTCTTTAAATTCTCTATTTGCTGTTTATAATTCTCTATTTTTGGGTTCTTAGAAAACGCTTCTTCTGTATTAGATTCTAAACTATTTATACTAACACTAAGCTGTTTAAAAGAATCATTAAGTTGACTTATAAGATTCCTATATTCCCCTAAATTATTAGTAGTAGGTTTAAAGTTAAGAATCTTCTGTAAGTTTTTCTGATAATCTGCTAAATCTTTCTCTAAATCTTTAGTTATGGTTTTTGGAAGAGATAAACTACTAAGTTTTTTCTTAAAGTTATCTGCTTGCTTTAATGCACTACTAAAAGCGGCTTGAACATCAACGTTAATTTGTAATTTTTTTACGCCACTTGCCACTTATCTCACCTCTGGATAAAAAAATAAGGTTGGTAGAAAACTACCAACCCTACGATTAAAAATCTCCATCTATATCTTCATCCAAATAGGAAACACTAACAGTTGTAGCCTGTTCACGTGAGCCTAGCGGGATTGCTTGAAATTGGAGTGCTGATACTAATGGGTTGGTATTTCTTCCTAAATTGATTGCGAAATTTGAATTAATTCTTAATCTAGGAATCTCAATTAAACCAGTCTTTTGGACCGCCGTATACTCATCTGTGTAGCGAAACTTACCCACAAACATTAGATACCCATTTAAATCTTTTTGTCCTACATTTACTATTTCCATTCCTTGGTCGTAAAGAAAATAGTAATCGACAAGAATATCTATATTTTTATCTTCTAAAATTATAGTATCATCCTCTATTGTATAATCTAAGATTTTCCGCACTCGTCTGTCGTTCTCTAATTCATAAATACTTATTTTACTATTAGTATCAACGATATGCTTAACTTTAGCTCTCCCGTCCATCCCAACATAAACCCTTTCATACTGGTTTATTTTTTTTGTTGGCAACCTTTTTATCATGTTCCCGTTCATAATACCAAAAGCAAGATGACTTACTGTTCCCATATTCATAATACAATTAACTTCTTTTGTAGATTCCCAATGAACAAGAGAACGATTATCAAACATGCCGCGCGCGTCATTGACATTTTTATTCTCTTGAAAAAGGATTTCTTGTATCTTATCAAAATAAAGTATTGTATCTCCTATATCATAATGAGTTCCCATAATATCCATTGAAACCGCCGCTTTTAAACTTGCTTCGTATATATCTTTTATACCATATCTCCCAGTATCGGACTGTTTCTCAGTATTCATAAATACCTCCTAAATAAAAGAAGTCCGCTTTCGCGGACTTCGTTGCTTTATTATAAACTTGCGTAAGCGGCAGCCGCAGCGTTTGCAATCGGATATTTAATCAACTTCATCATGTTGCCATCTTCTGGTCTTAAAACGCGAAGTGACATAGAGAATGTTGAAGGGTCGCCTTCCGCCTGCATGGTGATGGTCTTTTCTGCGTTCATCTTTGCCATAGGAATAACGAACTGGAAGAATTCGTCTTTACCTGTGACATAGCTTCTTGCGTAAGTGTCACCAACAATGCGATAAGTGCCAGGGAAGTTCTCGGCATTGATTGTGATAACATCTGCTCCACCATTAGAAACGGTTTCTTTCCAAGTAGCAATATATTGCTCGTTTGCGGCAATATTTGATACATCTACTGCTTCTTCCGCATCGTTATAAACTTTTGCATTCTCAGGAATACCAAGTCCTTCGGGGATTGCGCCAGAAGCTGTGGGACGGAAAGATTTTGCTCTATCTACGCTTTGAGTTTTTGAAATCTTACCACCGTGCATCAAAGCCATAGATTTCATAGAGAATAGAGCGTCTTCAAGGTTCAAAGTAATTTCTTTACCATAGTCCCAGATAATAAGTGCTGCGTTACCTTTACCACCGGTAGCTGTTGATTGCTGTGCAGTTTCCTCAATGGTAGAGACTTTTAGCGTATCTAAGTACAATGCCGGCGCACCGGTAGCAGTATCATAGAAAGTTACGTCAGCAACTTCCTTAATGCCATATTGCTCAAATAAGTTAGCCATTGTTCTCCTCCTTTATTACAAAGTAATTTTCTTAATCCAGTATTGTAAATCGACCTTTTTACTATCGACACCAGCAAGAAGCATTTGAGTGCCCGTCTCATAATCTTCTTTTAATTGAAGTCGTTTAAATTGGTCATACAACTGATAGATTGTAAGGTCCCAGACATTAAAAAGAGTATAACCTACTCCATAGGCACACAGAGAAGAAACAATGTCTGGTAAAGTTATTTCTTTGCCTCTATGTTTTGCGGCTTGCTCAGCTCTGGCTTTTGCTTTTGCTAGTTTAAGCTTTTTTCTTGCTTCTTCAAATTTCTTTTTCATTTCTAAATCGTCAGTGATGATTTCATCATCCTCTTCTTCTTCGGACATATTAAGAAGTCTGATTATTGATTGAAATTCTGAGAAATTTGTTTTATTAAGAAAGAAAAATTCTTGTGCTTTTACAATTTTGCCGCCCGGAAGAACTTTTTCTCCATCAACTAAAAATTTAAAACCTTTATTTTCAGTATCTAAGAATACTTCCTCCTTAATGTAAGTAAGAAAACCTATTTGTAACTCCAAGAAAAAAGTTGGGTTCTTTAAACAGTTTTCATAAAGCCATAGAATTGGATTTGTTTCTCCTTCTTCTATATGCTCTTGATGATACATTAGCAATAGGTCGCTTTCACTTATTGTAAGAAGATTTGTTATTCTAGCAAATTGGTCATAACCAATTTTGTTTATATCTTTTAGAGTTGGTTGATAGATAGTAATTGGTCCAAAGTTAACAGAGTTACCAGCAAGAATAGCAGTTCTATCTATCTTAGCTATTGGCATCGGCAATGAACCTTATAGTATGCATTGTTACCTCGGAGCTGAGAACATCTAAATCAAAAGAAGAAAATCTCAGCGTTCCAATACCAGTAACTCTTGAACCATCTAATAAACGCTTTATACACGACATTATATAATATGGGCGTTGTATTGGAGAATTTATAGCCCATTTGTCTTGTAAATTATATACTCCCAAATCAATTCCCAAAATAGAAAAGCTAGAATTATTTCCTACTAATCCATAAGTTGGAACTATTACAATTACAGATTTTTTAATTTTTGTAAAATCAACATTTGGGATAGTTCGTATATTGCCATTTATAAAATCAAAATTTGATACGTCAATATCGGGTTTTGCTTCATCAAGTGGATTATCTGACATATCTGTTAATAATCTAGCTAAAGTTTGGTCATTAGACAATTTAATAGCTATCTTCCCAACAGCTTCTCCAGCTTGTTTAAAACAGTCTGTTTTATTTTCCATCTATCATACCCATAAGCTAGTAACTTCAATCTTGCGTTTGAATAATTCTTCTCCACTACTAGCAAGAAATTGTATCGTAGCATTACCTATTTTATTTAAAGCGGTTATTTTAATCTTACTATCTGTCTTATCTATTTTCACCATTGTATTGTCATAAGCAATGGTGAAATTTTGGTCTGTATAAACATCCCAAATACAACTATCTTTAGTCGCAATTTTTGTATTTCCAGTTACATAGAAATAATGGTTTAAAGAAAGTTGAATTGTTATTTTAAATGTTTTTATGAAGCCAGATATTTTATCTTCTACAGTAAGTTCAGTTTCTCCCTCTTTAATAGGAATTAACTTTCCAGCTTCAAATTTTATAACTTCTTCATCATAATTAGAGAACATCATGCTACCATCTTTAATTTTTCCGTTCTTAAAATAGAAAAATTTTAAATTAGTAACATTTAATCCAATAGTAATTGAATTCGCGCCATAGTTAGATAGTATTGTTGCGGACCCTATTTCATTAGCATCTGCAATTTTTTCTTCTACTAAGTCTGAACTATTATCTACTGTAGTCTTATTTATTGTGGTATAATATACACCGGGTATGCTTATTTTATCTGAATCCACATATCTCCATGCTTCATCACCAATGATAAATCTTAAACCGTCTACAAAATCTTTGTTTGCCGGCAGAATTAAATTTAATGCTCTATTTGGTAGTTCCGTAGAGACACTATTAACATATCTAAAATATTCTTTAATATCGAACTCGCCGGTTCCGTTAACATAAACTGGAATTTCTTTTAATACACCACTATTATCTACATATTTAATCATATAATCCAATTCAATTACTTTATACTTATAATAGCCATAATAGGGGTGAATTTCTCTATGAAGAATTAGCCAATATTGAGTTTCAGAAACATCTAAATCATGAGTTTTAAATAAAGCTCCCTCTGGAAGTTTTAGACTTCTGTCTGTCATTAAATATTGAATTACCTTTCTTTCAGTTTGAGTTCCTACTCTGCTATTGCCACTAGCAAGAATACAATCGTATGTCATATTTTCATAATCAATGCTAACTCTATTGGGGCTTCTTTTAACCAACTGAAGAAAATCTTTTGCTAAATTGTGTTCTATACGGTCTTTAGCTGTTGAACCGTTGGCAAAAATTCTTTGTCTGTACATATCTAGGTAGGAATACATATTTATACCTCCTTAAATACAGACTCCACAAGTGGCATACAATCTTTTAGAATTGTTTCTCTAAGATACTTATATTTCAAATACTTCAAACTGGCTGTTTTACTATATAATTTATTTAAATTAATAGAATCATATTCTTCAACAGCACCTAATAGTTCAACCAAGAGAGATTCAATAAGAGGTTCATAATCCTTTTTTCTCTCGCAGTCTCTTAGAATACCAAAATATTTGCCCTTTATATAATCACAATATGCTTCGTGACATACACTATTATTCATCTTCTCCATAATCATTTACCTGCCAATTTTCTATAATCAAAAATTTTGCCTCTGGTAACTCTACTATAATTACTAAGAAGATTTTTTACTTCTCGGTCAATTACATTGACTTGCGCATTACACAAAGCATTCAAATGGCTTGCTTGAGATTTAAACTCAAAATCAGACTCTCCAAATTTTTGCTGGGTCACATCTGTATCTGCTATACCTCTCTTAAACCATTCTCTTTTCATTAGAACGCCTAAAATGTTGACTTCCTCTGGACCTAAATCGTTCTTAAATTCAGCAGTCGCGTCATCTCTGTCAAAAATATCTACTTTTGGGCATAAGAAGTAAGGAATAGCACTCTCTAAGAGAGAATGCATATCATATTCCATTACCACATCACTAAGTTCTCCAAGATTATAGTCTTTAATTTTGCTTAAAAAGGAATCGTAGACTTTTTGGTATGGGGTAGCCATAATATCACCCCTTATGCCTTATTATTGTCTAAATGCTTTTTCATTTCAAGAATATCTTTTCCAGTTGCGGCCTTCAAAAGATTAATCTTTGAGAAAGTAAGGCTTTCGCATTTCAAAGCTGCGGAAATAATCGTATCAAGACGATATGGAGAAGAACTCTTTAAAAGTTTATCAAACTGCAAATCACTTCCAGTTTGGATTAATTTGATGATATCTTCTTCACTCATTCTTTCTTCGTCTGTTGCTGGAAGATTAACATACCCACCAGCAATTTCCTCCATAGCCTCATCGTCTTCACAGACTAAATACTGGCTGTTAAATAATTCTGGTACTCCTGGATAAGTTAAAGCTTCTTCAAGCTGTTCTTTGTTCATCTTAATACTTCTATTAGGTTGAATGAATCTTGATAGTCTAATTTCTGGAACAACAATCCCTACCTCGTGATTGCTGATATTCTTAATAGCTAAAGTTTTCTTTTCCATAATAATTACTCCTTATACTCAAAATGGGCGGGCTATTGCTAACCCGCCCTATCTCATTCATTCTCTCTTAATTAGGTAAGAGAGGTATTCTCGTAAATTGCCCAGTTGTTGTAGTGCATAATAGCAACTCCAACTTTCTGGTAAACTGAAAGTTCGATTGAACGGTCTTTATTCTTAAACTCGTCAACCTGAGTACCACCCTCAAGAACGATAGTGGCAATCTTGCTGCTCATACCAGGGATAATATAGCAGAAGCGAGGGTCAAGAACTTTCTCTGTATTAGTTTCGTCCGTAAAGCTTTGAGGTAAAGTTACAATCGGACAACCTTTATACATTTGAAGCACGCCGTAAGTTCTCATATCCTCTACGTCGGTGTCGCTAATCTTAGTTGTTCCTCCGACTGTAACTGAGTTGGCTGGAATTGTATCAGCGAACTCTGGGGTACATACGATGATTGGGTCGCCATAAGCTCTGATTGTAGTTATAAGTCCATCAAACTTTGCTTTGTCGAAGCTACTTGCTGTAGTAACAGTGTTAGTAGGTCTAGTCGCATCAATACTTGCATTAAGAGCCTGAGAAAGTTGAGTAAGAATATTCTCCTCAATACCCTCCATCAAAATATCAAGATATTCAGAAAGGTCTTCTTGTCCAGAAAGCATGCGCTCAAAGTCAAGGATAGCAGCTCCGCCGATAGCTTCAACGCTGATTTCCATCTCTGTGCGGTCTAGTCTGAATGTCTCAAATACGCCACCAAGTCCTACCTTAGTAATAAAGCTTTTCGCACGAGCGCGACCTACTTTCTTAGTGAAAGTAACTTTTTGTCCGTGACCAACAACTCTCGTATCAGCAAGGAAACGATAGCTGTCCTTTACATACTTAGGAAGAATTTCGTCGAAAATCTCCTGCATAAGTTCAAAAATATCTAATTTGTTTCTGCGATAGCTATTATAGTCGCCGCCTAACTTCTTCAATTCCTCTCTGAAAGCCTCTTGAACATTTTCAGTGGAAATTTTTCCTGCGAAGTCAGCTGGTAGAGCCTTGGGGACAGTGTTAGTCATAGCAGCTACGCCAAGAACTTTCAAGTCTTTTAAATTAGCCATTACTTTTTACCTCCCCTAAAATTAAAGTGCTGTGATGTCAGTTACAATAAACTTTACTGCTTTCTGACCATCAGGCATAGTAGTCATTTTTACAACGGTGAAAGGTGCACCTGTTGATTCAGCAACTATTTGAATAACTCCAGTAGTAGCGTCTGGTTTACCATAATGAGTAGCTCCTTTAATTGCAGTAGCAAGAGCAGCGTCATCGGTAAATGTTGTATTATCATAACAAACAGTGTTAGTGGTAAAGGTATCTCCGTCTCTCAAGAAGTAAACGGAAGCCATTTTACCGGCCTCTACCTTATAGTTTTTAAGTCCCGCATGGAACTGGTCATAAATCAATTCGCTGTTACCAAGAATACCCTTTAGGGCGCCAGTGATTTTAACTGTGCCAGCAGGCTTATCAACAGCAACGATTGTACCATTTTCTGCTCCATTAGGGAAAGCAGTAGTATCCAATGAGCACTGAGCTTCATTATAGCTTCTGTCAATGCGATTGGTTTCTAACATGCCGTAACCGTCATGTGTCAATCTTACGATAGCCATTTATTTGCCCTCCTAAATTAATGTGTATATTTTTTCAAGATACCTACAAGACCAGTAGCTCCGGTATCATCTAAGATTGCTGCTGGAGCCATTGGTTTGGCTGGTTCTTTAGAGAACATAGCTGGCTTTTCTTTCTTTACAGCGAATAAAAGTTCTTTTTCAAGTTCTTCCATGCTGAAATCTGCCATCTTCTCTTTAATAGTTGCCAACGTCGCGTCAGAAATCATTTCTTCATACTCTGCAACTTTAGCTTCTTTCGCTTCCTTTACACGAGTATCATGTTCTTCTTTTAATACATCATAATCGGCCTGTAAAGAATCAAGCTTTGATTGAAGTTCGTCTTTTGCAGCGTTAGCTTCTAATTCATAAGTAGATTTCTGGCCTTCCAACTCAACAATTTTAGCATCTTTTTCAGAAATTAAATTATCTTTTTCTGAAATGGTATTGTTAAGATTTTCAAATTCCTCTACAATTTCTGCTGGTTTATTATATTGGCTCTTTAACTTATCGTAATCAGGTACGTCTTCTTGACGAATCCAAGAAGTATATACAACTTCTGGTTCCCCAACCATTTCGATAGTACCATCTTCTTTTGTTACAAAAGTATATCTCTCATATTTGCTTTCTTCTACTGTACAAACTATTGCATAGTCAACACCTATTTCACAAGGCACTTTATCAATCTTTGCTTCTTCTTCTTTTGAGAAATCTGGATTGACAGCCTTCCAAATGGCGTCTACTTTAGTGTCTGGTGAGAACTTAAAATTGGTCAAATCCATCTGTTCTGTTCCTCCTATATCAGTATTTTCTTTGCTGGTTTGTGTAAGCTCCGCTTTGGAGAGGAATTCTCCGAATTGAGTTAACAAATCAAAGAAAGCCGCACCTTCAAAACAGGGCGTAACATCTTTACCAAGAGCACTCAGTCCAATAAAAAAACCATCTGTATAAACATAGTATTCTTGGCCATCCATAGGAACCCAGGCACCTTTAATAGAATTAATATCCAATTCAAGAGATTGTGGGTTTCCAATGATTTTACTGGCATTTTCTAATCTACCAGTATATAGATAAACGTCAACTACATAATATGTCCTTTTAACTCCATCATCATCAATTTTTTCCATCCATTCGCCATTAGGATTCTCTGGAACTAAACCATATATGCGCGCGACGTTTCTATCTCTATTATGAGAAGTGAAATCCTCTTTCTCTTCATCATATATTCCTACTACAGGGACATACGGGAGAGTAGAGATAAGTTTTTCCGCAAATTCATCTGTAATGTAAGCTCTATTTCTATTTTTATATTTATAGAATATACTTACCCTACCTTTTGAAATTAATGGAGTTACTTGTTCAAAATCTCCTTGCGGAATAGCCGTAAATAATGTTGGAATCTTATTTTCCATTCTCATTATCCTCCCGCGTTAATATTTTTTATTGTTTTCTCACTTTTTTCTTCAAGAGGCTTTTCTGGCCTACCTGGCCCTTTTGAATCTTCTTGAATATCGCCCTTTTGTCTACGGCCACTAGAGTCTTCCGAACTCATAGTATTTGAGGTTTTAGGAGGAATTAGAATTTCTCCAAGATTAAGAATATCGTTTTCTAGAGTTTTTGTATCTAGAATTGTTGATTGTTTCTTCCCCGTTGCAACATAAGGTAAAATTAAAGAGTAACCAGATTGAGCCTGTTTTAAATACATATCAACAAGTCTTTTTTCATTATACCATGTGAGAGGAAGTATAGTGACTATTGGTTCTAATTTCTTATATTTAAAGTGAGACAAACATAACATTGAAAGCCAATTTGAAAAGCTAGTAATTGCTTGGCTCATAAAGCTAGTAGAATTGCTTATAGATAACTCTAAAGAAGTTGCTGTCGTGGAAGCAAACATTTCAAAACTGATTCCTGCGTTTTCATATTTTGGAACTAACATTTTTTCTATATTATTGTTAGTTACAGAACCAGTAGAAGATTGAGTATCTTTTAAGGAGACTTCATTTGCTATTGTGGTTAGCACATCTATATTTGGGTTATCTCTAAAAATCTCGGAGACAGCTTCGTGCATTGTTTCCATTTCTTCCAATAGCACGTCCAAATCTCCTTGTTCGTCTAATTCAAATCGCTGGACAAGAATTTTTTCTAGTTCCTGAGTATCCCTTCTTTTTTCAATATCTTTATAATCATTAAAGTTAATTATATCAATTATTGTATCAAAGAATGGAGGCACTGGAATTCCTCCGAATTGAAAAGCGCAAGACTCTTCTGGAGGCAACATAGCATAATAATTACTATTTTTTATAGTTCCATTTTGGTATTTTCTCCATAGTGATTTCACAGACTTTGGGAAAGAATCTAAAGCTTCATTTAACTCTTTTTCATCGGTATATTTATTGAAAAAGCGCACGTCGAATTCAACAATATTAGTATTGTATGGACTTTTATATCTGCTTATACAATAATTCGGGTCAAGCATAGTTATTGTAACTCTATCATCATCAAAAAAATTTATATAACCATAAAATGCGCCGTCTATTAACATCCTAGTTGCTATAAAACCAAAAGTATCTTCAATGTTTAAGTGGTCTAGAAAATCTAATGTTTGAATATAGAGTTTTTTTACAGAATCCTTTTTATTCTCATTAAAATCAGTAGCTAAATGTTTTAAATCAAGAGTATAATAATATTTATATAAGTAAGAAAAATAATTCAATATCCTCCTATAAGATGTAGAAGTCTTATAATAAAAATTAGATATTTCTCTCATTAGCTCTATATTCAAATCGTTCTTCGCATCATTGATATCTTCAATTGAATATCCATCTGAAAATACGCTAGAACTGACAAATCCATATTTAATTCCATATGGAGCTTCTCTCGTCTTTGCCCAATCTTTTACTAACTTATTGAAAGATGCCAATTGCTCGGAGGTTTGCTTTTGTTTAGTTTCTTCCATTCGTTTTACCTCCCTTACTAAATAATAAGAACTTTCTTAGGTCGCGCGCACGATTTCGCTTCTTCTTATAATACTCATCTTCTAATTCTCTAATTCTCCATAAAGCATATTCAAAAGCACTAAAACGGTCCTTATTTATACGCCTATTAATTTGTTCAACGACAATATCTTGATTCCCAACTCCAGTATTACGAAGTCGTAGATTACAAATCTCATCAAACAATTTTGTTGTTTCAATATGGGGTGCTAATCGGGCAAGTCTATCTAGCGGGCGCATTTTAGCTCCCTTTTTAGTAGACATTAACTTACTTTTAGCTTCTTGTTCTTTCACTAAAAATCTAATATGTCCATTAGCAATTTGAGAAAAACAATTACTATGAATTTTGCTGTTTAAAGAAGGTGTAGCTTTAAGTACATATAAAACTTTATCTCCCGGATACTTAGAATACTCTTCGTCGTTCCAAGAGGCAAGTGCGGGATATAAAACTCCATCTACTCCAAGCTGTTCCATTACCAAAAAGTCCAATAAACCTACGCCTAAACCAGTTCCGTCAATTAATATTTCTTTAGGTTTATACTTCAAATACATTTTTTTAATTTCAATAGCTTGAAGTGAAAAGTGCATATCATGTAAACCAACTGAATTTATTAATTGTTTATAGAAATAGGTTTCTCTTGGCGTAACTTTAAATACTTGAACAGAAGTTAATACTCCAAGTCGTGCGACGTCTACAGATATATAGTAGAAAACCTCATTATTCCCTCTAGTTTTTCGTTCTTTTTCTGGGTTTAAAATTCGTCTATATTTAGATAAATTATCATAATCAATCCAGCTATCGCTAGAACCACCAGTCCATCATTTATATTTAGAATAAATCGCAAATTTATTCCCATAGAGCTATATGTTTCCATATAGATTAGACTATATCATATATTATATAAACTTCCAAATAAAACCTTTGTAAGTTTTTAATTTTCCATTACAGCACTCACCAATATGCGTGCGAGAACAAGCGTTATCTCGTCCGGCTTCACTTAAACTATTGTATTCTTGGATTAAATTTTCTTTTAAATCATATTTTCCTACTCTTTTAGATTTTCCGCTTTCTAAAATCTCAATAGAAAAATTATTATCGTTTTCAAAAGACCAATAAAATCCATGACATAAAAGTTTATTTTCTCTATTGCAAGCTATACTAAGTTGGTCTTTTCCGATACCTGTTATTAAACTAGCATCTGTTATACTTCTATATTCAGCTATTAATTCTCTCTTTTCAGAAAAACAATAAACTTTTTTTAAAACGGAGTTTCTTAAACCTAAATTAGTAGCATGGATTTTATTTTCTTTAGAACTAACCCATTCTAAATTATCTAAATTATTATTTAATTTATTTCCATCTTTATGATTTACTTCCGTTTTCCCTTTTATTTTATTCAAATAAGTCTCAGCCACCATTCGATGAGCATATAATCTTTTTTTCCCTAAATTTGTAGTTATTTGATAGGTTAAATAACCATTTTTAGAAATCTGACCTTTTAACCATTTATTAGTTTTCTGATTTTTACATTTCCCATTTTCTGTAATGAAATAGGTTGTTGGTTGACCGTTATAAAAATATAACTTCATACAAAACACCTCTATATAATATTTTACTACTTCGGATACCATTCGCTTGTATCCTACGAGTTTTCACTCTAGTCGTTGAGCCTTCCGCGTATTGCCTACGCGGCTTGGTTGCTGATTACCACCCGACCTTTACGGATGCGGCTTCCCAGCAATTCAGTAAATTTAATGTCCACTAGGTTTTGGTTAATGGACAAATATTCGCGCGCGAAGCTATCTTCTTTATATGTTGGTGAAATTTTAAGTTCCTCTACGAAGGTTTTATTCAATAGCCCATGTAACATTGGAACTCTATAATCACAGCCCCATACAAAAGTTGTTTTTGGACTTACTATTGATTGGACAAATAATTCAATCAATTTTTCATAAGCAAATGAACCTTTTACACCAGCAGAAGTGATATATATTTGAGCTTGATGCGGTTCTGTTTCATCTAACTTACCATTTGCCATTCTTCTATCAACATTCATCAAAGGAAGAACAACTTCTGAAAGAACGGTCCCGTCGTGGTCTCTTGTTTCGTCTATAATGCCACCACTTCTACGTCCTCCACGAGTAGAATCAAGAGCGCCAACAACATCAAATACGCTTCCATTTTTAAAAACTAATGTAACATAATCTTTACTCATGTTCTTTTTCACAAGTTCTTTTTCTAACATTGGGAATAGTCTTAAAAGTTCGTTAATTTTTTCTGTCGCAATTTTTGCTCCCTGCTCCTTGCCTGGCGCGCAAATAAAGAATTTACTCCCAGGTAAAAACATACATCTCAAAAATCCGGCTAGAATTGAAAGAAATGATTTTGAGAAGGCGCGGGGTGCAACGCAATAGTGATAACGATATCTAAGGCTCGCGCGCAAGAAAATTCTTTGGTAGAAATAAAGAGTGAAATTTGAATTAGCTGGCGTTATATTATCAATAAATATATCTGGATAGTTAATATAAAACTCCAAGAGAGAAGTCATTTGAGGACGATATTTTCTCAAAAACGGTTCGTTTAAATGAACGTTCTTTGGAATTGCTACATTATACCCACTAATCATATCTCTACCTCGAAATCTTCTATCTCATCATCTTCATCAAGAGGTGTCGGACTTTCAAAAGCTACCTCATCCTCTCTTTCCAATCTCTCCTCAATATTCTCAATATTTTTCTTCTGTTGGATTCTCTCTTCAACCTGGTCAACGATTGTACTCTCATTATTCCATAATCTAGTATTATACGCTTGAATATTCTTCATAGTAACATCAACAACATCATTCAACTCATTATTATGGAACTTTTTCTCCCATCCTATCTTCTCATAGAAAAGCGCCAATTCGCTAACCGATTCAAAACTATTCATATCTCTCGCGTTATCAGAAGTAAAACCAGCTTGTAATTGAAGTTTATTATAAGCAGTAATTAACTTATCAATAGGCTCTCCATTGGCAATCGCGCGGTCTATTTCAAACGAAATCTTCGCCATTTTCTTAGCATTATCTTCAGCTATAACGTCTGGGAATCCATAACTTTCCTCTATTCCTTTATAGAATCCTTGAAGTTGGTATAGTTCTGCTGGAGCATACGAACTACCGAAGCGCGCACGCAAATTATCAAGTTCTTTCTGATTAAATACTTCGTGAATTTCTCTTTCGTTGCCTTCTTGAATAGCCTCTTTCCACTTCTCAAAATATTCCTTCCAAGAGATACGCTCATATTCCGCGGCGGAAAACATATCTAAATAAAGCCCCATTGCTTCGGATGGATTAGCTTTATAAATTTTCGTAAAATCGTCTGGTCTAAATGGAACGTCTGCCCATTGGCAAATTAAATCCACAATACTCCAATCTCCCTCTTGGTCTACAACAATCTCACTTAAACAACTTCTACAAATAGGAGTATATCCATCCGGGAAAAATAACGATTTGGTTTGACAATAGTCTTTCTTTGTTAAAAACCTTCCGCATAAAGTGCACTCTCTAGCTTTAAAAGATTTCTTATTAAAAATCACTTTTTAGCCCCCTTTCTTCTTTCCTTATCACAAACCTTACACCTAGAAGTATACCCGTCTGCGCTAGATTTTTTCCTCACAAATTCACGAGGGTCTTTCAATTTCCACTGGCCGCAACAACTACACTGTTTCCAGGCATTAGGATTATTCCTCTCTAGCCAATAGTCCTTATGGAGAGTTACTGCTTCGCTAATCTTCTTACAAATTTCTTTAGTATAAATAGTAGATATGTAGTTTTCGTTGTAAGAAAGTCCATATAGTTCTTCGAGTTTCTTCTTTATTTCTTGGTTCGATACCTTGTGTTTCTTTAATTCCACTATTGTCTTGCGCGAAGGGTCAAGTGGAGTCTTAGATATATAGAAATCTAAGGTTTCTATTAAATATTTTGCGTTTGAATCTGGTTTATCTAACGATTCTTCTAATAGAGTAGAATAAAACTCTAAAACTCCATAAATGTGAGCTGGGTCTTCGAGATTTAGAGAATTTGGATTAGAAGGAATCTCGAAGTTCGATTCTCTATCTTCTTTTGGATTGTCGAAGCGTAGTGAATTGCCTATTTTTAACCCCAGTGGTTTTACGTCTACTCCTACGTCGAAGGTATAGGTGGGAGAGTAGAATGGCTGGGAGAAATCGAGACGTCTAGGATTTAAAGCCTCACTAATGACGTATTGTTGGCGTTTTAAGTCTATAAGGAAGTGTTTGATTTTATATAGGTCTGTTTGAGATTTTGGTTTTAAGGAGGGGTCGGTTTCTTCTCCTTTTCCTACTTTATAAATGTGCTCCCACTTCTCAATTTCTTCTAGAAGAGGCTGGAGTTCTGGTAAGCTCTTGTCTATGATTGGTTTAGGACTGGTATAGCGCGAACGACCTATTGGACGGATGGAACGTTCGTCAAAAGCTGGATTAGACGTTAGGTCTTCGAGACTTTCTAATTCTCTTTTTTTATAAGACTGGTATTTAGTCTTTATCTCTATTGATTTCTTATCTACTTCACTTTTTCCATCTTCTCCTTTCCCGAACAGAATATAATTCGCCATAGACTCTAATTCAGAAGAAGAGGGGTTAGATTTTTCTTTTAATAAATTTTCCACGTAGATTGTTCTCTCTCTATCTGAGTATAAGTTAAAATCTAAAATTTCTTTTCACCTCTTTTCTTGACTTATTTGTCAAGTTTTTCTTTAATTCTATTATACCACTTTTTGAAAAGGAAGTCAAAAAGTTAGAGTAGGGAAATATAAAATTTTAAAGAGTCAAAAATTTAGTTTTGGAAAATAATGGACGTATTTGAGCAGGCCGCACGACGGGGAAAATTCACTTTCCCATTTTTTCCCAAAAACCGCCCCCCCTATATGCCTTTTAACGTTATACGGGTAAAAGTATGTATAGCATAATATACAAAAACCACGCTTAAACGTTGTGTAAAATGACGACAAATTTTTTTCAAAAAACTATTTACAATATACAAGTAATGTGATATTATAATAGTGTCGAAAGACACTAACCACAAAAAACAGAAAGGGAGAAAAAATCATGGCAAGAATGACAAGGAAAGAATTGACGAAAAGCGTCAATAAAGGATGGGCTTTTGAGGCTCAAATGTCATTATTGCGCAAGTGGAAGCGTGACGGCAGGAGCGGCAGTTATGACCTTGCGCACGAGGGGCTTATTTACGAATGTAAATTCTTTACCATCAAGCCCGCAACAAAAGGAAAGCACGCCGAATATAACAGTGCTCACGGCTTTAAAGCAATCAAATCTAAAAGCCTTTACGCGCAAGTGCAAGAGTATTGTGCTACTTTCGATAGGTTAATTGTTGGCTATGGTGAAAGCATTGATAATTATGATAGCTTTACCATGACCAGCGAAGAGGCTGTGGAATGGCTGTATAAACGGCTCCAGTATAAAGCCGGGTCTGATGAAGTCCGTTTTTGTTGGGGCGGAAAGAGCTTAGAAAGCCGCTATGAAAGCCGGCTTGCAAAGCTGAAAAGTGAGGGTTACACGCTGTAATGATTATGCGGTTCTAAGGGGCATCCGCTCAAAAGCCCCATTCCATAGGCAAAAGCCTAACATAAACAGAAAAGGGGATTTTAGAATGGAAAGAACAGCTATTAAAAAGATTCAAGAGCTATACTCAAGTATGGATATCGAAAGCGGCTTTCTGGTGAGTAAAACAGCATATGAAGCTATCTCTTTAGCACTGCACTTCATGACTAAACAGGACTACGTTGTATTGATGTATGATGAAGATACTGATGGCGATGTGGTTATTACTTTCGGATACTATGATAGGCGGGATGCTATAAGGCTGATGGATATTATTCAAGAAGCAAGAGAAAGAGAACTGTAATAGCAAAGAAAGCGGGACGGGCTTCTGTTACAGAAGCCCTATACCGCAAGAAAGGAATAAATAATATGGGCTGGAAAATTATAGCAAGAATCACCAATGGAAAAGAAGAACGAATTGTTCATACTACGGGGCGGCTTGAATCTCACGCGGAAAACGCGTTAAAGAAATACTATTTAGACAAGGGATTCCACATCGTAGAAAAAACAGGATTTTATTTCAAAATGAATAAAATTAAATAAAATTTTTAGAAAACAATCCCAAAATTCACGGATTGTTTTCTTTTTGCCTAAAATTACTTGTCTATTATAGACAAGTAAATTATTTGAAAAGATTGTTAAAAATATAACGCAATAAATTACTTGTCTATGCTAGACAAGTAAATAATTCTTGACTAGCGCGCCTTTATGTGATATAATTATTTATAGAAAGAAAGGAAAATTCCCAGCAAATGGTAATTTGGAGAACTGTAAAATTTTGTCAATTTTTGGAGGTTTTATTATGGAAATTCATGGCTATCCCGTAATTCAAGAGGAAGGTTTCACAATTACTCGCGGAGCTATGAAGCCTGCAACCTATGAGAGCTACGAAGCCGCGAAATCAGCGCAAGAAAAGCTGGTTGGCTCAACAATGACCTATAAAGTTAGTGTTCCACCTGCCGAAGTAGAGGAAATCCTCGAAAAACGGCGTTAATCCCTTCTTTCTGTGGAGAAATCGGGCTATTGCCCGATTTTCTCTATAAAATTTACTTGTCTATGGTAGACAAGTTATTTTATTCCACTTTGAGAAAAAATTTTTAATTTTTCTATTGACAATCCCGAAATTCGTGGTATAATATAATTGTGATAAGGAAGTGGTTAGCCTTATTACAATAAATCTCCATTCTATCCCTTTCTGTTTAATGGATAGAAAAAGGCGTCCTTTTGCCATGAGAGGACGCCTCCCTTTCTATTAGAAAAACTTGTCTATTGTAGACAAGTAAAATTATTGAGAATTTTTTAAAAAAGTATTGACAATACCAATAGAATAGGTTATAATATAATCACAGGGAAACCAAAAGAATTAGAAAGAGGGATAAATATGAATTTTTATGAAATTGCTTGCGTTGTCATTGGGAATTTGTTCTTTCTCGCGTGTGGTGCTTTTGTAGGATTCTTTGCTATCTATGGAACGTATAAAGCACTTAGTAAAATTCTGCTTTGGAGAGATATTAGAAATAAATTCGCACCAAAAGAAAAATCTTGTATTTGCGAATACGGAAAATATAAATACGGAGTTGATTATTGGGAAGTTGACCCATTCGGAAAACAATATATGGTTGCTATAACTGATTTACAAACGGATGAAATTATTAATAATATGGTTTGGATTTCTGGGTTTAAAATGGCACGAAAAAGATTTAAGAAAGTTTGCCGAGATTTCAACAAGTGCGCGCCTTGGGTGGTTGCTATGGTAGATAGTCAAATTAGTAAGAGTAAAATGGACGTTTAACACGTCCATTTTATTTTGAAATTTTTTACTTGTCTAGTGTAGATAAGTAACTTTTCCCAAAATTATTCAAAAAATTTTAAAATTTTCTTGACATACCCCGAAATTAGATGTATAATAAAGATACAGAAAGGGTGACAGTAATGTTAGTAAAAGAATACGGTGATTACATTCCTTTTAACGAAGTGCGACAAGGTCAAGTTTTTATTATTGATGCCCGCTTTGGAGATTTTTATTTGAAGATTTCTCCAATGGAGGAAAAAGAAAAAGTTTTGAACTGTGTTAATCTTGATAGTGGAGAACTTGAGGCAATGGGGGAAAGAGCACAAGTTAAGGTTGTTAAAAATGCGTTCCTATCTACATGATAGGAACTTACTTGTCTATTGTAGACAAGTAAATTTTTCTAAAGGTTTTCAAAAAAGGTATTGACAAAAATAAAATAATAGAGTATAATAGAATTACAGAAAGGGGATAAAGCAAAATGAAAAAAATCTATTTTGATATGGACGGAACAATCGCAGATTTGTATGGCGTTGAAAATTGGTTGCCGATGTTGCGTGCGGAAGATGCGACACCGTATAGAATCGCAAAGCCTCTTGTTAATATTACTAGATTTAATGTTTTGTGTGGACTTCTCCGCCGTCAGGGATATGAAATCGGTGTTATTTCTTGGCTATCAAAAGAAAGTAGTAAAGAATATAAAAAAGCAGTCCGAGCCGCAAAACGCGAATGGTTAAAAAAATATTTTCCAGCTTGTGGGAATGAAATTCATCTTGTCCAATATGGAACGCCGAAACATTCAATTGTAAAAGCAAAAGGCGCGATTCTGTTTGATGATGAATACAAAAACGGTTTTTCATGGGAACGGAATGGCGGGGAATGGATTAACCCAACAGAAAAGAGAATTGAAAAAGTTTTACAGTCTATGGTGGGAATTTAATTCCCACCTTGTTTTATATTACTTGTCTAATTTAGACAAGTAAAAAGTTATTGACATTTTAATTTTATCATGGTATAATATAGTCAATGAAAGAGATAGTATATATCTCTAAAAAGAAAGGATTATATATTATGAATGTTTATGACAAAGTTTTAGAATACGCGGAAGAATCCGAAGATATCAAATGCTTTAACAAGAAAATTAAAAGGTTATATCAAGAGAGAAAAGATGTTTTAGCCCAACTAATTAAAAATGAAATAGATAATGATTCATTTAGTAGTAAAGATAAACATGCGATTAAATTGTTTATTTATCCGTGCGACTATGGAATGACCGTTGATGCTATTACCCGTCAATTTTTTGAAAAGCATCTTGATGAATTAATGTCAGCTTACGCAGAGCGAAAAATTGAATACATTAAATCTTTGAATAGGATATACTTTAAAGATTCCGAAAAAGAAGAAATGATTCAGTCAATAAAAAAAGAAGAAAAGAAAAGTTTATATGGGATATATCGAAAAAATTTTGTTCACTACTTTTCAGAACAAATTGATAAGATGCTTTATAGCGATTTTGGCGTTTGAAACGCCATTTAATACTTGTCTAAAATAGACAAGTAAATTTCTATTGACTTTTAATCATATCTATGTTATACTATATTTACAGAAAGGGGATAGAAATAATGAAATACCAATACCGCTTAATGATTATAGACCAAAAAGGACAAAAGATTCTTTTTGTTCATAGTTTCAATAGTGATGAAGAAATGCGAGAACAACTTTCCGAATGGTATCCCTGTTGTAAAATTCTTTCTCTAGCGAGGTTTAATAATTATGATACAAAAGAATAAAGATAAAGAAGATGCGAAGAAACAACGTAATTTTTGGCCGATTAGTCCAATAACAAGAGTAAAGCAAAGTAGGAAAATATACAAAAGGAAAGGAAGAAAGAAGAACGAAAAGACGTTTTAACGTCTTTTCTTTTACTTGTCTAGATTAGACAAGTAAATTTTTAACGGAATTTTAAAAAACATATTGACAAAAACAAAATAATAGAGTATAATAGAATTACAGAAAGGGGAAATAATTAAATATGACTTGGCCGTAGCAAATAAAAAATAGTTAAATTATATGACCCGATACCGAGGAAGTAAGTCTAGTAACTGAAATGATAGGGAACTAGATACTGCTAACGAATGCTAAGGGCGAGTGACGCGCGTAAGCGTTGGGGAGCTGGTGTACAACAGCTTCTCTTTTTTTCGTTTGAAAACTTGTCTATAATAGACAAGTAAATTTTTCTTGACTTTTTCTCATTTATCGGTTATAATATAACCATACCAAGAGAGAAAAGAAAGTCAAAGCGAAAGCAAAATTTCAAAAGAAATTGAAAAAAAAGACTTGACAAACTTAAATCTCTATGGTATAATAAATACAGAGGTTAGGAAAGAAACTAACCGAAAAAATAAGCGGTCACGGCTAAAGGTGACAGAAAGGAAGTCTATTATGGCTAACACAATGAAGAAGTCCGAAGTTCTTGCAAATGCTCGTGAGAGCGCGCTCTCTACTCTGGGATTGCTCGATATTCCCGGCGTTCGGCAGATTGGCCCGTGCGAATTCGCGTTTCCCGCTGGTGAATCTCCCGATGGCGAAACGGTGTATGCGCGTGTAAAGGTGTCCGCCGCAAACTATAAGGCCACAGAGAAAACTCCCGCTTTTGATATTGAGGGCGCGGCGGGCGATTATGCCGCCGAGGTTGAGGAAAAGGCGAAAGCCGCGGCAGAAAAGGCCGCCGAGCGTGAACGTAAGGCCGCAAGCAAGCGTAAGTAAAAAGTTAGCCCTGCTTTGTGCGGGGCTTTCTTTTATAGAGTTTACTTGTCTAAAGTAGACAAGTATTTTATATCAGAATCTTTTAAAAATTTTTATTTTTCTCTTGACATATTCTAAAATTAGTGATATAATATCAATAGAAAGAAAGGAGAATTTACAATGTTACATGCTTACGAGTGGAATTTAGAAATTTTGTGGGAAGATTGTGACGAGTGGGAAGATACAGGGTATAGCGGTTTAACCTTAGAAGAAGAAAAAACTTCAAAACAAGATATTGTTTTAAAGAACGCTAATTTTGACGATGTAATGAGATACATGAAAAGAACATCTATTCCGTGTTTTCACGTTGACTATACTCTTTTTAAACACGAACCCTTTATTCGTTATCATCGGCGCTATTACATGCAGGAAGATGAAAAACTTTTCAAAAATGATATAAAAAATATTTCTATTCGGATGATATATCAAAAGAAAAAAATAACTTTACAAGAACTTTTTGAGGAATTCCCCGCAGAACAAGCCATTCAATATATAAAGGAAAGAGGTTTGTCTGTTTGTTCATATGGAGTAGAGAAGTAATTCTCTACTCTTTTATTTTACTTGTCTATTATAGACAAGTTTTTTTATTTATAAAATTTTCAAAAAGGTATTGACATTCTTTTCTATTGATGTTATAATAATATCACAATCAAAGAATGACGATAAACTTGATTGTAGAAAGAGGTTTGTAAAATGGAAAAGAAAAAATTTCTCGTGCTTGATGTTGAAACTGCTAATGATGTTAATTGTCCCCTTGTTTATGATTTAGGTTTTGCCGTGTGCGATAAATACGGGAAAATTTATGAAAAACAGTCAATGCTTATTTACGAAGTTTATCGCGGCGAGCGCGAATTGATGAACTCTTGCTATTATGCGAATAAAATTCCAGAATATGAAGAACAAATCAAAAGAGGGGAAACAAAAATTGTACGGTTCTTTACCGCATGGAAAATTATTCGTGATACAATGAAAAAATATAACATTGATACTATCGCGGCGTATAATTGTAATTTTGACCGAAACGCACTAAATAATACAATTCGGTATTTGACAAAATCAGAGTATAGATGGTTTTTCCCTTATAATACAAAATATATGTGTATCTGGCACATGGCTTGTCAAGTGATTTATACTCAAAAGACTTTTCAAAAGTGGGCAAAGAAAAATAGTTTTGTTTCCGCTTCTGGCAATATCCAAACTTCCGCAGAAATCGGACATAGATACTATACAGGAAATACAAACTTTCAAGAGGAACACAAAGGTTTACAAGATGTTATTATAGAATGTGGTATTATGGCGAAGTGTTTCGCGCAACACAAAAGCATGAAAAGAGGAATAAACCGGCTTTGCTGGAAAATTCCGCAGAAAGTGACCGCATAGGTCACTTTCTTTTTTAAAAAATAACTTGTCTATTGTAGACAAGTAAATTCTTCTTGACTTTTCATTGTTCTTTTGATATAATATAACCATAGCAAGAGGGACGGCAAGTAAGACGAAAAGGAAAAAAATAAAAAAAATCTTAAAAAGTGCTTGACAAAACGCCGCCGATTTGCTATAATATAATCACAGGGAACGGAAAGACCGCTCCCAAAATAAAAGGCCGAAATACGGCAGAAAGAGGAAAATTATGACTAACGAAATGACCATGAAGCAGAAGCAGGATGTTCTCCGCAACGCGGCTTTTGATAAGCTGAACGCGGGACACGCACTTGACGAGCCTATTCTGGTAGGCGCAAACGAATACGCCGTCCGCATTGATGGCTCTATCATCGGGCTGGAAAATCAAGATTGCTGGGTCACAGTAAAGCTCACTGTCAAGAACTTTATTGACAGTGAAACGCGGGAAGCGTATGACGCATTGACCGAAGCCGAAGTTTACACGGGTGAACTTGAACAGAAAGCAAAAGAGGCCGCCGCAAAGAAAGCGGAACGTGAGCGCAAGGCCGCAGAAAGCAAGGCACGGCGCGAAGCACGAAAGGCAAAGAAAGAGGAAAAGGAGTAATAAATAAGAAGAGGGCAGTTTTAACTGCCCTCTTTTAGTATATCTAATAATACTTGTTTGGTTTTATCATAACCAATCTTATCAATTACTTGTCTAACACAGTTATATATTTCATTAAAATTATTTACTCCAATTTGTATATTTAGTTTATGTTTTATTTGTCGTAAATTTTCTATCTTATTATCAGTTTTAATTCCATTTATATGGTCTACTACTAATTGTTCATCAAAATTATCTAAAAAAGTTTCTGCTACTAATCTATGAACAGAATAAGTTTTTTGTACGCCCTTTTTAGGTCTTAAATTTACAGTCAAATATTTTGTTTTTGGATGCTGTCTTAAATTCATAATTTTTCCATTAATGCCTTTTATTCTTCCATAAGATGATACTTGATATTTTGGATTAGTTGGCCATTCTTTCCATTGTTCCATTTTTTTCACCTCTATTCTATGAGTAATTTTTATTATATAATACTCTAAAAAAAAGGGGGAGAGTCCCCCTTTTCTTTTTATAAAGTTTACTTGTCTAATATAGACAAGTTATTTTCTAAAATAGTTCTTGACTTTCTTTTAATATATGATATAATGTATATAAAGGAGTTGAAGCAATGGAAACTATTTATAATTGGCGAGGTAGAAAGGTGCTTTCTAAGGTGCCACTACCCAAAAAGAAAGGGGAGTATTTGTATTTTATTTCTTTTCCAGACGAAAGAACGGAAACAAAGAAACTTGTAAAGATTGGCACAACAAATGATATCTTGCGGAGAATGAAAGAACATCAAAAATATTATAATACTACTGTTTTAATTGAATGGATTTCTCCCGCCTATTCTAAATGGACAACACTACGAATAGAAGATAAAATGAAACAATTTTGGATTGAAAAGAATTTGGGGGAGTGGATTAGAAATGACAGATTTTTAATTGATAAAGAGGTTAAAAATATTACTATCACAGTTCGGAAAGATTATACTTTTGAGATTGAGTGATTTTTCACTCAATCTCTTTTTTACTTGTCTAAAATAGACAAGTTTTATTTTCTATTGACAAAAGTAAAATAGTGTGATATAATATAATTAAAGAAAAGGGGGAAATTTAATGTCTATGGTTTATAAAGTTTGTTTTGATAACTCCACCAAAGCAATTATGATTGTAGCAAATGGGAAAGGGGAAGCAAGAGAGAAGGCGCGCAAGCGTTATCATATCACAGACGCGGTTATCTCTACTCTTGGCCCAGCAAAAAGAGAAGGGAAGCGTTGAGCTTCCCTTTATTACTTGTCTAAGTTAGACAAGTAAAAACTTCTTGACTTTTTGTTTTTATATGATATAATAGAATTAACAAAAGAGATAGATAATCTCTAAAAGAAAGGAAAATTATAATGGATATTATTTATAGGGCTTTTGATGGAAAAGAGTTTGAAAAGGAGGACGATTGTCTTTGTTATGAAAAAGAAATTACTGCTGAAAAATATAAAAATGATATTATTGGCCTAGATGATAACCTTGAAGAAATCAATCTGTTTGATGGGATGAATAATTTTTTCCAAAGAAGTTATTTTATTCTTATAAAAACAAATGAAGCAGCCGATTTTATCGAGGAAAATAGTTCTAATTGTGACTTTCGTATCCCGCATGTTAGAAAAGGGGAATATTACTACGACAAAACGGATTATGAATGGCGAACCATAGATGAAAAAGTAAGTGAACTTTATCGAGATATAGAAGAAATAGTGGAAATTAAAAGAAAATTGTATCGTCTAAGTGAAGATAAAAATTAAAGGGCTTGCCGCCCTTTAATAATACTTGTCTATATTAGACAAGTTAAAAAAGAGGAAGATTTAATCTTCCTCTTTTTCTTTTAGATAGTTGTAAATATCTTTATCTTTAAGAAACAAAACGTCATCTCTATTGATAAAGCCAACATTAATTAAATTTCTTACTGCTGTCAATATATCGCCGGTTTCTTCATCTTCAAAATTATAAAATCTAAAATTAGAGCCTTCTCCGAGTACGCCAAAATAACCACACCCTTCGGGGTCTGTTTCGTGAATAACTAATTTCTTATTACTCATTCTTCTATCTCCTTCCTATTGTATCTACATTATAGCATAGAAAAACAAATATGTCAACAATTATTTACTTGTCTATTTTAGACAAGTCTTAAAGGAAGATTACTCTTCCTTTCAATCTTCCTCCCCATAATCAGTATAATCGCTTTCTTCTACATCGTCTCCAAAAACATCATAAAAATCTTCACACTCGTAATAAGGATTCATTTTATCAAAAGTCATCTCACAAACGCACTTTTCCTTTTTTCCATCAATTAAAGTTTCTTCAATGTAATAAGGACAATCCCAACCGTTTACTGGACAATGAAAATGTCTCATTTTGTTCTCCTCTTTCTATAATTATAATACCATACTTTTCCTAAAAAGTCAAGACTTATTTACTTGTCTATTTTAGACAAGTTCTTTCCCTTTTGTCAAATGTTTCACTAGCTTACTTGTCTACTTGTCAAATATACCACTATCGCGCGAAAATCCTGCAAAAGTCAATAGGAGCTGCGAAAGTCAAATATCCTGCGATGTCAAGGAGCTGGGATTGGGGTGTAGGAGCTGCGACTGTGTCAAATACTTGACAAAGGAGCTGGGTCCCGCTTTGGGTAAAACTCCTAAGGAGCTACATTTTATATCCCAAATATTTGACTTTTCTAAAAAAATATGATATAATATCTTAAAAAAAACATTTTTTCCTCCCTATCCAAGAGAAAAAGACTCCAAAGCGGGCAAATATACTTCACTTTTGTCAAGTTTTTAATAAAATCCTCTATTTTTCTTTAAAAATCCTTGACTTTTCCTCTATTTTGTGGTATAATTATATTAGAAAATAAGAAATAGAATAGATTTTAAGTTAGGAGATTATCTATGAATAATAAGAATGGTAGTTTCTCTGTCCCTCCGTCTGAAACTTGTAATGGATGCGACTTTCTCCGCTTTGGAGAGAAGAGGTGCGCGCTCATCACTCAAGAGCGACCCTATCCAACAGAGCTAACTTACTTCACCGATAGGGAAGGATTTACTGCTGTGTTCCCTGCCTCTTGGTGCGGGACTAAACTCAAGAAAACTAAATCAAGGAATAAACCTAAGAATAAACCTAACCTTAATTCTAATATCTAAGGAGGTTTCTCTAGTGAACCAACAGGAAAAGATGGCCCGCGCGAAAGCCCTTACCTACGAGCGCCTCAAAACCGCTTTAGAAGATTTTGAACAAGTAGACGAATATTCTTTTGCTTCTCTGGAAAATATCGAAGGGGAAGACTGGTGGACGGTAGTCTCTATTGTGGCTAAAAAGAACTACGATATTGACGAAGCTCTAGAAGAATTCGAGATTAAAAAAGAAACAAAGCGGAAACGTCAAGAAGAAAAAGAGAAGAAAGAAAAGAAAAAGACTAGCAAAAGCTAGTCTTTTTTTTATATATTTTTTTAGAAAAAAATTAGAAAATTTTTAGAAAAAATTTAAAAAATTCCTGAAATTATCCTAAAATTATTTAGAGAAATAGAGATTTTTTTTTTAGAAAATCCTAAAAATTTATTAAGTCAAATTGTTGACATATATGGAGAGTAGTGCGCACACCTCTAACCCTATCCTCCCCACCTACCCAACCTTCCTCTCTACCTAAAATTTTATCTATTCCCACGGTGGAGGGTGGAGGAGTCGCGCCATATTCTAAAAAAGAAGAAGAAAAAGAAGTAGAGAAAATTCTAAAAAATAAATCTAAAAATAATTTTAAAATTAATTCTAAAACTAAATCTAAATTAAAATTAAGTTAAATCTAAATCTAAATTAATTCCCTATTCCTAATTCTCTATTTTTCTTTTATTACTATTACTACTACTATAGTATACACATATTATAATACTACTACTATTATTATATATATTATATATCATACATATACTATTATATAGTATTACTACTATTATATATCATACATATATATTACTACTATTTACTATTATTACACATACTTTATATTACTACTACTATTATAAAATTTATTATACTATTCTATCTATTCTATTTACTACTATTACTATTTTATTTTAAAATTAATTCTAAACTTTATATTATAATATAATTATAATATAAATTATATAAAATATAAAAATAACCTCTAGAAATAACTCTAGAGGTTAAATTATAAATATATTTAAAATAAAGTTTAGAATTAATTTTAAATTAACTTCTAATTATAAGTGTAAACTTAATGTTGTCGCTCTAAAATTTTCCTTCTCAACTCAAATTTTTGAATTGTTTGCGCGCCTCCATAGAAAGTTAGCATAGAATATCTTTCTTATTCTCTATCTCCTTAATTCTACTATAAGCCAACAAACTCAACCTATCAATAGCAAAACCAAGTTGCGCGACAACCTCTTCAACATTATCAGATACAGCAATTCGAGCAATATTACCCTCTAACATATCAAGTTCATTTTTCTTCTCTTGAGTAGTAAGAGATTTATCTAATAAACGCATATCTACACTCCTGTATAATATAAATCTTCTGGCTTCTTCGGCAACCCCATCCAATGAGTAACAAGACCTTCTCCATGAAAATTAAAATAATGCTTATCTATCATAGTTGGAACAAAAGTGGCTACAGTAATATATCCATCTCCTCGAATAAATCCACCGCGAGTATTCTGAACATAAACAAGAACATTAGAATTTTTCTCTGGCAATTCTTCAGCTATTGGAATCCATTTAAGCTCCAAAGGCTCGCGCTTCTTTTTACATTCTTTACACTTTTCTGCGAATTCAAGCTCTGTTTTAAGATAGTCTAATCGTCTGTCACTCATCATCGCATCATCATCACAACCAACAGAAGCAAGATAAGAAATCGCTCTTTCTTGGAGCTTAATATCTTGCTTTATATCTTCAATAGCTCGCATTACTATTTCTCCTTAGGAATTTTAATTTAGTATTCTTATATATCACAATATTCGTCTCTTTAAATATAAACATATTCTCAAATATCATTATCTTCTTCCTCTTGATTCATTCCTTAACAATTTCTTTAATCCATACGGCTGGCAAATACCAAGGTTTTGATAGATATCTCTTTATATCAGCCAAAGAAGCGTCTATGGTGCGGCCAGCTATTGACTTTACAATAAAATCAGCAGATAAATCATATAAGGAAACTTTAAATTCATGTGTTTTAGAATCATACGTTATTTTAATATCTTCTGAGTCCCGCAATATCTCATTTATTTCTTTTATTTTTACGACCATTTTAATTTTCCTTCCTCCCGGCCTCTTCCCGCACGACTTCGACGATATAATTGCCCGGAATATTCCCGGGTTCGCATTGGATAATCGTCGCGCAAATGACCTCCTGAAGACGATTTACATTGCGGTTTATATACTTCGTATCCCAAATTTCGATTACGCTATCTTCTCTGGATTTAACCATGGTGTAATCCCTCCACTACTTCTTCCTCCGGCTTCCCCCGCAGAAAGGGCACGGTTTCAAGTCAGTCATTGTCTGCTCCTTTCAGCGGTCTACCGCAATTCTCACAAAACGGAGGGAGAACACCGCCGTCAAGAGTGTCACAGTATTTGTCATATCTGCAATACGGGCAAATCCACTCATCGTTGCTATACTTTTGCCACGCCATTATCGGTTTGCTCCGTTCATCACGCTCTTGGAGTGCGGAGATAGCAATATCACACGCTTCCTTTGCTTCGGTCCCCACCATCATCTTCAAGCCCGTGAATATGGCAATCGCTTTTTGGTCAGTCATTGTCATTCCCTCCGTCCATCTTGGCGCCGCAATTAGGGCAGTAATTATCAATAATTCTCACATGGCGGCAATGAGAGCAAGTACCCATCTCATGCCCGTTTTCTTCATGGAGTTCTATCCACTGCCCATGAACTACCGGTACAGCATCAACAACGGACATACCGGCCAAAATACTCTCTAAAATATATACATCTACTATTCCCTCTTGAAATTCCACATTATGTTCTGCTACTTCTAGTAACGCCTTTCGGCTTATCAAGTCATTCATTACTATTCTCCTCTCTGAATTTAAAGTCCGTAATTGTTGAACCAACAGAGTAAGTAAAAGAAATATCTGTAATGATATCTGGCTCATCCTCATTATCTCCCCAAGGAAGATATCCAACAAACCAATTGTAATCTTCTTCAGAAAGCCAATAGACATCTTCATGACTATTCCCCCAATTAGACACTTGAGGATTAGAGGTATAAATTTCTTTCCATTTCTTTGTTATTGAAAGAAGGCGATTAACATTTTTTTTAGAATAATTTGTCAAATCAGTTGTTTCTGTTTTCTTATACAAGAGAGTATAGTCAGAGTCCATCCATTCAGCAGCTATTTTCACTATAATGCGCGGCTCTTGATGGCGATAAACAAAATCTCCATATTCATTAAAAACTTCCATAATATCTTTAATCATGTTAAACTCCTTCTCTTTTACTTTCTATAATAATTATACCATACTATTATACTTTTGTCAATAGAAAAAAGAGTGAGACTTATTTAGTCCCACTCCATAACTAACCAATATCCACACTTTTTAAAATAAAGTCTCAGTCCATATTCACCATAAACTTCATAAATATCTAACGCTTCTTCCTCAAAATTGAATCCAGCAACTTCAATAGGCTCGCCATCCTCAGAAATCCCAATCTTTGGGTAATAATCAATACCACTCACCATTGCGGGAAGAATATAAGTCCTGACACCGTTTTTTCGCAATCTTCTGCTTACTTCGGTTAAGAGTTTTCTGGCCTCAGCGTCAGATTTAATAAGTCCACTAATAGTGTTTACATTATACGGACGTATTTCTAAATGAGTTCCATACAACCCTTGCTCTTTTGCTTTTGATATGCTATCAAAACAGGCTTTAGTAAACTGAGTCCTTTTCATCCGATACAGCATCAATATCTTCCTCCAAAATCTTAAATCCATCTTCTGGATTTTTATAGTCTGCGGCCAGCCATACTTTAAATTCATAGTTGCCGATTTGTCCTATCGCGTTTGGTTGCCTATCCAATAGAGCGTAATTATCTGGACAATCATATAAAGGGATTTCTTTTTTTGTTCTTATGTCAACTAATCTCTCCATTCTACTCTCCTAAAAAGAAAAGGGCTAGTTGCCCAGCCCTTTAATCTATTTATGCTTCGGGAGTTTTCTCGGCTGCCTTAGCTGCCTTTTCCTTGGCCTTGCGCTCTTTCTCTTCTGCCTTTAGACGAGCCTTCTCTGCGCGCTCTGCCGCATCTGCCATCTTCTGAGCATAAACTTCTCGCTCATGGTCAAGGTCAAACTTCGCAGGGTCGCAAATAGAAATCTTTACCTTGGAATACTGACCCTCACCCAAATGAACCAGCATACCATCAGAAATAGTCTCTGTCGTATATCCCTTAGATTGAAACGCCTCACTCGCGGCGCCATACAACTCTGCGCGATACTTAGCCTGCTCTGCTACTTTCATTTTCTCTGCCATTTTAATTTACCTCTTTCTTAAATATTATTTATATTATTTATTTTAAACGGCTTTACCGTTTTTACAATCTTTACCTAGGACTAAATTTGCTAGATTCCCACAAAAAAATTGAAACTCTTTATCAGAAATTATTTCATCACCATTTCCTTTATTAAAAAAGAGACGCTTTTGAGGTAGAATTAACTTTCCGTTTTTAGTGTATTCAACCATTATAACTCTTGGGAATCTTGTAATTAAGAATTCGTTAGCTGGAGTTATTACAGTCGTTTGATAAAAATTCCTTTTCATATATGCTAATCCTCAGTTACCAAATATAATCGTCCTCAATTTTATCAATTACACTCTCTTCATCACTGGGGAAAACAATTACTTCTTCTCGATGCGAAATCTGCTTTAGTTTTTCAATACTCAAAAGGTCCTCACCGTAAACGTTGGTAATTTTAGTTGCTGCGTCAGCATAAGAATCAGCAACAATCAATCCAATTTCTATCTTCTCATCATCGTCAAAATAAAAAAGAACTTTATAACGAAAAACCATTTATTCATTCTCCCTTCCTTAACTCTCTATAAATATTATATCATACATATTCGTTTTTGTCAATTTTTTCTTCAATCAATCCATCTGCTTTAAGATTTTTAACAACCTCTTTTTGAACTCTTGTTTCAAAATCTGTAAAGAGAATAAGGAAAATTAAACACAAATTTAAAACTGGAATAAACGAATAGATTAATAGTTTTAGAATGGAAAGATATGGAACCGAAATCAAATTATAACTTTTTTTAATGATATATTTCTTATTCATATCATTTAAGATAGAAAAACAAAGGAAAATAACACATATCACGCATAAAACAAAAGGTATCAAAAGGAACCATTTCATTATTCTTCTTTTTCCTCCTCCTCTCCAATAGCCTCCCACAAATCTGTGAGAGTCCTCAAACAACGGTCAACATCATTTTTAGGGCCACCAACCGTATCAAACTTACTAATTTCATACTCGAAATCAGGTTCTTTATTTTTCTTTCCATATCTCCAACCACGAACAAAAAGATAAGCTCGCGCGCCATCATAGGAAACTTCGATGGTGGGTTTATACCCAGTTGAAAGCCTATTGGTGGGGTCTGGATTAAGCTTCAAAGCAAGCTCCATAATTTTGAGATATTTTTCATCTAGTTTATTCATCATTTTCTTCCTTCCCTCATTTTCTATTATAATTATATCATAATCTTCTTCTAAAGTCAATGAATTTTAATCTTGAGTTTTTCTTTTTTCATAGACTAAAAAAATACAGTCTGATGCACCTGTCGCTTGATACTGAATGGAAATTAAATCCATATGTGAAATTTTTTCTTCTCTCAAAAATTCATTAACAACTTTATCTATTTCACCTTTGTTATTTGTAAAATATTTTGTTACTACCATTATTCCACACCCTCCATCCTTTTAATAGCTTCTTCAATAGTAATAGGAATATAATTCAAAACCTCACAACTGACGTTTAGCCGTTGACGAGTTGGAATCAAATAGTCAGTAGCATTGTGAACATGGCCATGGATATTTTTAAATGGACCAAGATTAGAACTAAATTCAATAGGACAATGCGAAAGGATATATTTTTCTTGAACGATAATTGATTTATCGTAAACTCTATCAAAACCACAGTCAAGATACCATTTCACCGGATGATTATCATGGTTGCCAAGAATCAATCGAATTCTCCCATTGAGGGCGCGCACCCATCCACTAATTTGTTCTTTATTCCCAAAGCCAAAATCTCCAAGGTGATAACAAATATCATCATTCCTTACTACGCTATTCCAACTATTGATAATCCCTTTATTCATTTCATAAACATCTTTAAAGGGTCTATCACAATATCTAATCATATTAGAATGATTGTAATGCGTATCGCTAATCAGAAAAATCCGACCCATAGCCATCCTCCATTTCATAATCACTATCTTCATCATACTTATAACTATCATCATAGCCAGAATAGTCAAAAATAGTCAATTTCCCATCTCTACTAATATAAAAATTATTATTATTTAAATCATTAATCTTTTCATCTGTCAAAAAGGAAATAAAATCACACCGTTCATTTACATCCATTTTTAAAACTAAAAATTGAGCTAATTTTGACCCCTTGATAATTTTTGAAAAACTACCGTCGACTAATTCAACCTTGTAATCTTCTAAACGTTTTGCCTCTTTTAAAATATCTTTTACTTTATTATAAGAATATTCTCGCTCCCAAAGCCAACTACCTTTTGAAAAATCAACTTTCTTTTGAAAATATGCTACTATTTCTTTATCCCAGTAGTTAAAAGATATAATTGGTTCTACTTTAGCAAAATAGTGATTGAAACCATAGGCTTCAGATGCTATATACACATTAAGTTCTCTTTCTCCTGTGACCTTTGGAATTTTAACAACAAAGTCTAATTTATCGAAAACGAGAACATTTTTATCTGCTCCGCCCATAAGTTCAACAGGAATTTTTGCTTCTTTTTTAAAAAAATTATATAACTTATCAGAAATTTCATCTATATAAGAATCAAAAGTAGATTGAGATATTTCAGTCACACCATCAAGAAAATCAGAATAATCTTCAATATCTTGCTTTAAAACAGTTTTTACCTTGTTAGCGATAAAACTCTTCATACTCACGCTGAATTACCTCTTTTCTTATTCTCTATAATAATTATACCACAATATAGCTTATTTGTCAATATAAAAAAGACCCAGATATAACTGGGTCTTTAACTTAATCTTCTATCATTTCAACAAAGCGAAGGGATTTAAGCCGATTGTATTCTTTTGCTTCATATTTATTCATTTTCTTTAAATCAGCAGAAGAACTAGATTCTAGTCTAGCCCTCGTATATGGTTTAGATTGTGGCATAATATTTTCTTGATTTGGGAGCTTTTTAAATACTTTAGTTCTAGTTACTCCTTTACAAGTTTTCTTATTTTCCTCCATCAAAACCCAAAAATCAGCTTCACTACCTTTTAAATGGACGACCTGTCCAAGACCCATTTGTTTAATTCCTCCTCATTATTGAAAAATAGTTCTTTATATTCCTCTTCTGTTCTAGAGTAAATAAGTGCTTTAGAAAAAACTTCATTACTAAATTTAATTTTATCTAAATCAAGAGGGACGTTCTCATTCATAAAAGTATTGAGGACCTTCCTATAACAAGTTATGTTTGGAGAGAAACGTGGCGCGCCAAAGATAAACATATCATCTCCATTAAGATATTTGCCTATCGCCGCGGCCACTCCAGCAGAGCGAGATACGCCAGCTTCACAGTGGACAATAATCTGTGTAACAAAGTCTTTCATTTCGTTTACTGCTTCGCAAATCTTTTTAGCATCTTCATCAGTTATACAGGAGTAATATCTGTCATTCTCTTCAACATCGTCAAAATTAAGGAAAACTATTCCTTTTATATTCTCATTTTTAATTGAGACCCTTGCCTTATCTGGGTCTTTAAAATCTCTAATTGAAATGATTAAAGTAGGTTCTTTTATATTAAAGACTTCTATTTCAGCCTTTTCTCTTGACAGAACTTTTATTTTCATTTTATCACCACATTTGAATAAAGTTATATAATTTATTTAAAAAAGAGGTAAGTCACTTGTGATACCTTCAAAGTCTTCCGAAGGGCGAGGCTCGGTTGCTAAACAAGTATATGTTTTTTCTCCATGAAATTCTGTTGTTCCGTTATCTTGAATAAGAGAAAAGATAATTCCTTTAGCTTCCAGTTCTTTGGCTACATTAAAGAGTTCTTCTTCACTCTCGACATAGACACAAATTTTAGTAAAAGAATTATTAAACCAATCCTCAAGCCAAGTTTTGTATGTCTCGTCTTCGCTATCATAAACCCAGTGACCGTTCGGATTAACATAAAGCTCTACAAACCCGTGTTGCGCGCGCCCCATCGTTTTCATTATTACAGAAACGCATGCGTGGCTAGCTTGAGCCGCGATTTTACCTTTTCTCATATTGAGGTCTTTACGCATCACTATAATCTGCTTGGTCATTATTTTCAGACTCCTTGTGTCTCATATCCCAAAGATAATCTACGATTTCCTCATATTCATCCTCTGTTACGCTCTCAAGAATTATTTTATCCTTGTTAAAAGATGGATAACCAACTCCTCTTAGGAAATGATTAATGAATCTTTCCATTTCATCAATTTCGCTATTGCCTAGGTCTGGATAAACCGTGGTTTCTTTGTCTAGAGAAGTAGTATTCCCATATTCGTCTGTATATCGCATTTCAATTCTAATCATAGCTTTTCCTCACTTTCTAAAACTATTATAACATAAAATCTTTCATAAGTCAATAGAAAGAAAGGGAGAGAATATCTCTCCCTAATTTTTTACTTTTCTGTGGGTTTTAGAAAATTATCTCCCATCAACATCATCATCAATGCCATATCCTTCATATCCCCTTTTGAATCACTCATCATCAGAAAAGGAAGAATGGAATTCATATTAGCCATTCCACCATTCATCATCATAAGCATAGGCAACATATCATCCTTATCTCCACCATCAGAGAACATCATAAGTAGCAACATATTACCAAAAGGATTATCAGGCGTCGCGCCACCCATCATAGAAGCAAAAGGATTCACAATCTTAGTATAAAAATTGAATCCAAAGATATTCTTTACAGGGAAGATAGTAATTTCAGAAGCGTTTGCTACATCTACCACAAGCAAAGTCCCATCGTCATTAATCACTTCTACAATCACAGGCTTCTTTTGATGGATAACCATATCGCCCTCTGTAATATCCTTAATGGCAACAGGCATTTTATAGAGAGGAATATCCTTAAACACAAGACCGGTTACGTCAACAATGTCACCATTGTAAGTTTTATAAGATTCTTGTGCCGTGCCAACATTGGTCCCAACTGCCATGCCTTTAATAGAATAAGCAATAGTATTGTCTTTTACTTTACCAAACTCAAAGTTCATATTTTTAAACATAGAATTAACATTCATATTCTTTTCCTCTTCTTTCGTATATTTTTTCATGTGGTTGTCAACTATTTTATCAATCTCTTCACAAGTTAAGGAATTACATGTTGCTACATTTACTCCACCTGCTATTGAATTGAGTCCCCAATAATTAGAATAGATAGGAGTAAAATAAGAACTTACATCTATATCACAACAATTTAACAATGTATCTGGTTCCTTCATTTTTAAAATCTCAATTTCCTGTATCTCGCAAGGAGTATTCATTTCTGCCTCTTGACCATCGACAAGACGAATTACTTTTGCCGAACTTGAATATGGAACCATTTTATCTTTTCGTTTAAAACTAATAAGAATCGAACCATTTTTTAAAATTTTGTCTGTCTTATAAATATATTCTTTGTCGGAGCTAAAAGCTTCAGTAGAATCCTTTTTTAAAAATTTCACAGCATAATAAAACATCTTAATTCATCACTTCCCTCCATCTTTTATTCAAAATATCACATAAATTTTGACAATCTTTTTTATCCTTAAAAGTCATCGTAACATATTTCTGACTTTGCCCACCAAGAACCGCATTATATCTATCCCTAGCAAAACGAAGAAAAGATGGGAAAGAAAGTCCCATGATTCTAGCTGGAACTACATTATAAGAACTTTCTGTCCAGCCAATAGAAGCATATACTTCATCTGAATAACGAATCATATATGTTCCGTTATTATAAAAATCACATGGATAGAATGGCTTTGCCATTTAAATCTCCTTTCTCAATTCTTTCATCTCATAAAGTTCGTCAGGGCTTAAACAAATCCATTTTCCTCGCTCTTCGGGCGGTGGAATATAGACACAACTCGCGTCTGGGATAGGTTCATTAAATGGAATTTTTTCTTTCTTTTCAATAGGTTCAGTGGACTTCGTTTGTTCAATGTATTTCTTGACGGTTGTTGGCGAAACTCCTACTTTCTTTGCCACCCCAGAATAGGTTCCGATTACTTGGTATTCTTTTACAATCTCTTGAATTTTTTCTTCTGTAAGTCTCGCCATATACGCAATCCTTTCTTAACTTTCTATATATATTATACCACAGACTTTCACTTTTGTCAATATTCAAGCCAACGATTATCTATTACATAAAATATTACAACCAAACCACTAGTTAAGAGTATCCAGAAAAACCAAAAAATCACAAGAATGAAATTTGTATCCTCAATAAGAATGCCTTTTAATTCTTCTGGAGTTGTATCTAAATAAAGTGTAACAATTTTATTTTGAATTTCATTATTACTTAAATTTACAAATGCTGAACCCCGCATTTCGGTAGGCACAATGACAAAATAATATCTATCATCAGAATCTTCATAAGCATATTCTCCGCGAATTTTATAATAATTTTCTTTCAAATAATCTGTTCCAATGTCTGATAATGAAGCTGAATTATAGGAATAACCATTAAATTTATCAATAGGATAAATGTCTCCATTGAAAATAATTTCTTTAGATTCTAGTTCTTCTGACCAAACTCTATCCCAAGTATAGTAAGTCTCTGTTTTTGTAGTTACTTTTCCTTTTGAATCAGTTGAAGAAACAGTCCGAGTATGACGAGTATAATGTTCCTTTACTTTCTCAATATATAAATATTCTCCACTAAGCTCTGGAATTGACTGCGGCTCAACGGCTTTTAATTCAAAGATAGTAAAAGTATTACCGATACCCGTCTTTTTAACATAATTATATAATTCAATAGAATTGGTGACTGGCGCTTTCCTGTATTTTTCATTTTTTTCTAATATACTATTGTGAATATTACTATGGATAAAAAAGCCAAAGGCGACCATCAAAAAGACAATCGCCAGGCTAGTTATCAATTCTCTTAATGTAATCTCAAACTCACCATCATAGAGAACTATTTTTTTCATTTTACTCTCCAAACATGTTTTCAATTACTTCTAATTCTTCTGAATCAAAAGTAAGATAATCTACTTCAATAGGCTCATAACCCTGTATTGAAAGAATTTGCTTATGAGGAAAGACTTTGATATATTTTTTATACTCTTTTACTTGTTGATTATAATTATCTCGATATGAAGCAATCAAATTCTCACAACTTGAAATTTCCTTCATTAAATCACTATAAAGAGTATCCGACTTAATTTCTGGATAATTTTCTACTACAACATTAAGACTTTTTAGCGCGCCAGATACGTCTCCCTCTTGAAGCTTCGCGCGAGCGTCAGTGACAGAATTTACAATATCTTGTTCGTGTGAAGTAAAGTTTTCTACCACTTGAACAAGTTGTTTTACACTGTCATTCCTATGTTTTTGCTGAATTTCAATCCCGGAATAGGATTCATTAATTTGTTCTCCCATTCTAGTCGCAGTATTTCCTACCGAGACTTGGTATCCAAAAAACAAAATTAGAAAAGAAAAGACGACGATTCCAATAATTCCAATTATTTTCCAGTCAAAATGTTTCATTAAACTACCTCATTCTAAATATTTGTATTTTCTTTAATAAGACCTAATCGTAAAGCATCATAAGCATTAATATACCTATATACCCACAAAGGCCTACCTGAGCGTTTATATTCATTACACTTATCGGCTGAGACATCTGGATGAAATTTATCTTGGTCACAATCCAGAGAGCCAAAAATTTTACAATTGCTAGCTTTATAACCACAAAAACAATCTTTTATATAATTTATACAGTCATAACACCATTTTTTATGATTGTTTTCAATTTGATATTTATAGTTTAAATAATCAGTTAGTTCCAATTTTCTCACCCATTGATAATTCCTTTATGAATTTCTTTTTTAAAATACTAATCATCACATCATCCAAGAGAGAAGAAACCTCACTATTAATCGTTGGATTTTTACGTTCTAAGAAATAGTTATCTTTGATTTCTTCTGCTTTTTTCACCGCTTCATCAGCAATCTTTCGCGCATCATCAAGCGTATGAATACCTTTCTTAACTTCAAGAATATAATCCCTATTTCTCGGAATCATACACTCTTCATAAGGCTTACCTTCTACAAACTGTTCAAGAAAATCTAATCCTCGTAAGATGTGATGTAGCTGTTTTGGGTCGTATCCAAATTTTTCAATCTTATCCAATAGAGTAGGATGCGGATGCTCAAGTGCTTTATATTTCTGATAAATCATACCTACTTGGCAATTAATTGCCGCAAAATCATTATATCTCGCAATGGCTTCGCGCGCCTCAAGAACCGGTTTGAAAAGTTCCTCATACTCTGGATTCAAAAATTTATATTTGGTAAATAGAATCTCAATGAAATTCATATTTTGTTTCTTAAAAATAGGTAGCATAATACGGATATCTTTTAAATCAAGATGTTCATTATTTTCTAAAACATGGGTATGCGAAATAGGATTCTTCGCCTTACAAAAATCCTCAAAAGAGGGTAGCACGATGGCTTTTGTATCTACGTCAGAACCATCGTATCCCAAATTATAGTTCCATGAACCTTGGAGAAATACACCAACTATATCATACCCAAGTTCTCTAGTTTTTCCATAATGTTGAATTACCCTTTTGAATACTTCTTCTTTTGAATTATAAGACATTCTATCTCCCCATTCTATTACCACATAGGCTCATGTTTTTCTCTAACTGCCGAAGCAATAATTCTCGCACAAACAGTCTCTGAGACTTCTTCATCGTCTTCATCTTTATCGTCCCTGTAATCCCCATATCCAAAACGATTGAGAACTACCTTTCCCTCTTTAAACAAAGCCTCATACTGCGCCCTAAGCATATATTTCATGGTTTGACCTCTAGCAGATTCTTTTACAACGAGTCCAGTATCTACCATTTTCTTTAGCTCTTGAGTAATCTTCTGAGAAGTAATTCCATTCAAAACAAAAGAGTATGGTTCTGTAGTTTGCATTGTCTTAATATCAATACCCTTGTTAATAGCTAGTTCATCCAGCGCACCAATGATATTAAAACGAATCTCACTACTTTTTTCTGCGGTATATTTAGATTTGTTATAGCGGGGCATAGATATTCTTCCTTTCTCATTTACTATAATAATTATACCATACAATTCAGCTTTTGTCAATCTGTTTTATTTCATCTTCAAATAAATATCCGCATCCTTCAACAGAAGAAATATATGCCAGCATATCTTTGTACTTTTCTTGCTTGAACCAATTGCTCAAAATATAGGTGTATGTTATATTCTCAGCCCCGATTGCATGGCCAATTTTAGAAAATTCCCAAATTTTAAATCCGCAGGTTTGTGGCTTTTCATCAGCGGACCCTTCGGTCTTTTGAAATTTTTTCTCATAAATATCAAAATGCTTTGTTTCCTCATTATAATATGCTTCATCTGGAAGTAATTTTCTAGAAATAATTTTATTCCATTCTATACCTTTATTTTTTAAAAACTTATACAGATTATTTTTAGATAAGTTAATCCCTTCCTTATTTAAAATTACTTTTTTTTCAAAATTTAATCCCGTTGAAGTATCTCTTGTTGCGTTCATAATTATTTCCTTTCTAAACAAAAATAAGGTAAGAATTACTTCTTACCTCATATCTTAAACGGGAATAACCCATAATTTAATTGGTTCAGGTAGAAGGAATCGAACCTTCCTAATGATAGCTTATGAGACTACCCAGTGCGCCAGCTCTAGTTTACCTGTTCATTTGGTCGGTCAAAAGAGAATTGAACTCTTCTTCCTAGGCTTATGAAACCTTGGCGTGTTCACCAGCACTTGACCGATAGAGACTTTCTCGTAGTCTCTGATAGAAATGTATACCTTTCTATTTTACGTCCGTTTTTTTGGCCAGGAAACGAAAAAAAGACTGGAGTATCTCGAATAGTGCAGGATACCAGAGACGCTATTCCTTGAGCGAGGAGAAGATTTACCTACCTATGCAATCTTCCGAAGCGTAGCCAAAGCCGGTCGAGCGAGAGTTTCTATGTCTACTACCCTCTAAGATGATAGATACTTTTATCTATAAGCCACAATCTATAAGGTGATTGACCTACCTAAACGTCTTTAGGATTTTGTAGTGTTCTCTTTATTTAGGACTGAGTTTCACACCACATAGAGGTCCGGGTGGAGCACCAAGAGGGAGTTGAACCCTCGCCCGAAGATTGGAAATCTTCTATTCTAGCCGTTAAACTACTGGTGCATATAAAGAGAGTTACTTTGCTTCTTATAACGCCTTTCCACTAAGCCACATATCAACTCTAAGTCTAACCTTTTCCTTTCGGTTCACATTAGGTATCTACGTTCCATAATGCTTGGGTCAGATTCAAGTGCCGGTGGTAGTTTACTCTCAAATCCATGTAAGGCAAATTGTAACTTTAAGGTCAGTTAACCGCACATAGAACTATTCCATTTGCTCAGGTGGCGGTTCATAGGGGAGTTGAACCCCTCTCTTCTGAGAGACAGTCAGATATCCTACGCCGATAGACGAATGAACCATAATGGCAACTTTTTAGAGAAGTTGCCAAAACTCGTGCTTTAATACATTGGACATATCCTCCTAATCAATTAGTGAAAAACTAACTAACCCATCGGACTAATCCTCCTTATTAAAATCAAGACACACAAAAGTAAAGTAAAAGGGAAATATAATAATATATCTTTTATAATTTTCAACACTTGCTGTATGTGCCTTTTATCAGCCTTAATAACTGAATTAAAAATTAAATAGACCTTCGTCTTACATCCACTATCGCATCAATTTTCAAGCACCGAGAAGATAGGTCTGAGCATAGAAACCGTCGTCTCTATACTTCCTACCCTAGACACGGACACTAAGCCGTTATATGGAATTATACCACACATCACAAACTCGTAGAAGATTGGTTACTTCTAACTTTCACCCGACATTCAGAAAATTTCTTCTTTCATTATGTCCAATAAATAATATTAAAGATATTAGTAATATTCGTCTTTGGGCTACTCGACCAAGCTACTCAAGTTATACACAGATTTCTCCGCTTCACGACGAACGAGATTATTTTGGAATACATTATTTACTCTATTGGTTCCACCCAACAAGTTTAATGCTTATTCTCCACAAGAGCGTCTATTACTCTCGCCTTGAGTTCTTGCTTTTTTGATTACGATAGCTCTCTGCACCACTTCTTAATTTTTGAGGTTTCCTCTTATTGGCGTATTTCTCACGAAATTTCCAACGGTTAAAAGAGAAAGTATCCTTATCTCTTTCACCGCATTATACGAAGTGTCTCGGAGAGTTATCAACTCTTTTATAACCGAGGTAATTTAATTTTTAATTCAATTATCAAGGTTCTTTTTGACTTTCTGTAAATATTATATCATAATATTCTTTAAAAGTCAATTATTTGTAATCGTTAGTCACTAAAGGTGTGCAGAATTAACCACGTGCAGGTCGATTACTTTAACTCCTAGAGAAGCACCAGACGACTTCTCCCGCTCACTCTCGGCTTGAGCTTTGCCTAGGATTCTGGAAGCCAAGTTTCCATTTAAGGCAAAGGGAAACTCATAATGAACCTTCGTCTTACCGCGGAGACGAAAACTGACTTGTTAGCGTTATCCAGCGCGCACCGCGTGGAGGTAAGTCAAAGCGCGCCTAACGAGGAAACCGTTTCAACCTCGTTACCAACTAACTCTTGGTTTTTTTAGCTAACGGTCTAGAAGGGTTTTGCTTTTGGTAAGCCCCACCCATAAAGCTAACCTGGCTAATTGCCGCAGGAGGCACCATTTAAACTCCTATAAGAAGTAAACATCACAGAGAGCAGGCTCTTTAACCGATTTACTTTACTTCTATTGTCTGCTAATGGTTTTTAGAACTAATTAGTTACATCTTCGGAAAAGAATTCTCTGACTGTGCTGTTAAGCCGCAGTTTCCAAAAAACTTTTCTCTCAGATAGTGGCTGGAACGGTGAGACTTGAACTCACAGCCTATCGGTTAACAGCCGATTGCTCCACCATTGAGCTACGCTCCAAAGATAAGAAAATAAATCATATTTTATATTCTATAAATATTATACCATAAGTTTTTTCTTATGTCAAATATTTGGTGGGCTAGGAAGGAATCGAACCTTCTTGATACGCAATGATACATGATTTACAGTCATGCCACCCTCCATAGATGTCTACTAGCCCTCACATTCGATTGCTTTGACTTTCGGTACAATCAATGAACAGCTTTGTCTTCTGTAACCGGCTAAAACCTTGTCTTTATATACCGTAGGATAGCATCAACGGTTATGGTAGGTTCGAGGGGATTTGAACCCCTATCTCCTTGATTAAGAGTCAAGTATATTTGCCATTATACTACGAACCTATATGGTAGGACGCATGGGACTTGAACCCACATAATCTTCATTAAAAGTGAAGTGTATTACCAATTATACTAACGCCCCATGGAAAGGGAATTACTTCCCTTTGAAATAGATTGTATAACCACAGTGATTAGAAAGATAGTCTGCGGCGGAAAGAGTAGAAAGACCTTTCGCATCACTAACTACCAACACTTTTGATGCTTCGCCCGCTGTATCAACATTAGCAGTAGAAAGCAAATAAGACATTGCGGAAGAAGAACTAGAAAATTTCATAAACATTTTCCTTTCTTAATTTACTATAATAATTATATCATAGTATTTTATTTTTGTCAAATAAAATGGAGGCGGAAGTGAGATTCGAACTCACAACCTGAACTTTACAAGGGTCCTGCTCTAGCCGTTGGAGCTATTCCGCCATATGGTAGAGACGGAGCGAATTGAACGCTCATTAATCGCGTATCAGACGATTTTCCTACCTTTGAAAGACGTCTCCATAAACCGGTTTCCTCTACAACCGGAAACTCATCTCGCCATTATTTTACTTCAATAGAGCGTTTGAAGTCATATATATGAATGGTGCTCTCAATGAGACTCGAACTCATATCTCTACCTTGAGAGGGTAGCCACCTATTCCTTTTAGTAAGATGAGAGCATAAAACGGGTGATTATTCATGTTTGCATTGACCATCACCCACGGTTTACGTTGACAGTTATTTTATATCGCTGTTCTACGATTTGGTGATGTGGGTGGGATTTGAACCCAACACTCTCAACCTTGAAAGGGTTGCGACTTCGCCAATTCGTCTACCACACCATAGAGAGTAAGCAATGCTTACTCAAGAAAAATAATCTCCTCTTCACTCAAACAAACTCGATAGACGGGTTTACAATCTTTAGGATAGAACATGACATTGCCACAATCGTTAACTTCTGTTGCTCTACCAACCAAACCTTCAAACTTCGAGCCAGAAACCACAACTTTTGCTTTCCTCAATGAGCATTTCCCCTTTCAGATTTTCTATATCTATTATACCACAGTTTTTATAGAAAGTCAAATTTTTCACTCGTAATTCCCAGGATATTCGTCAAAATCTTCCTCAAGGGCATCGTGATATGAATATTCAAATTCATCACTTTGCTGGTTCTCGTTCCAGCCATCATAATAGTCAGCATTCATTTGAACTCCTCCTTAACTTTCTATAATAATTATAACACATTATAGCTCTTTTGTCAATAAATAAGATTTATCCTTCTTCGCAATCTTCCAAACTATCAGCTTCTTCAATCCAATAGTCAATCCAAGATTCAACTTCTTCTTTATAAGCCTCTTCTATTTCAACTTCTGACGCTCCGCTTTCTAGTCCATAGCAATCTAGATTCTCTCGAATATCATCACGAGATATAATTCCATGACTACCTTCATAAGACTCGTATACAGCAACGGCTGATTCATAAGCGTCTGCTTCTGCCTCGTAGTCAGAATCATATTCTTCTGTCTTACAATAGGTTCCTCCTCCAAAGCCACCAGCAAGTCCAGCATAAATTTTAAAAAACACTGTTAGTCTCCTCTTCCTGCTCTAAAAGTTTCTTAATCAAATGACTCTCAAAATTTTCAAGTTTTTTCAGTCTAGGAGTCAAACTATCCAAAAAAGCACCAATGCTTTTTGCCATGTCTCTACGATATTTATAAAGGCACTTTTCGCGCGCGACCTTCATTCCAACTTCTTCATCCCACAAATCGTTTTCGTGGCATACCGCTTTGCCACGATAAGTCCTATTCATCAGAGGAATGTCACTTTCATAAACAGAGAAGGTATTTTTCAACTTTGTCCGAACTACCTTCATTGCGTCAAAACGGCAATCCTCATATACGGCTGTAATTGTTTTCTTTTCTTCATCTATATAATATCTAATAAAGGAATCAATAGGGCCGTAATAACTTGCTACTACTGGACTAGAGAATACATCCTTTTCTTCATCTTTGGTATTATCTTCAATCATGTTATCCGCCAACCAATCTTTATATTCATTACTCATAAATTTATTCCTCTCTTTATTTTCTATAATTATTATATCATAATAATTTATTATTGTCAATTAAAATACAATTTATTTCTTCGCGTTGAACTTTATAACTTCTTCTTTGATTGGTTCTCCAACATAATTTGTTAAATCACACGCAACTTTTACTGCTTCTTTTGGCGAGTGGCCTAAATATAGAGCGGCGGTTGACATTTCAAAACCAGAGCCTATTGCTACATAATCAGTTATTTCTATAATACTAAAACCAAATACCTCAAATATTTTATCTTTATAAACAATTATGAAACTGCTGTCAAAAGGGTCACCACCAGCATAATCTTTCCTCCACCGAACAAAATCAGTAATAAAGTTCATAATTGTTTTCTCGCAACTTGCTGGTTCAAGAGAATGGGTTTCAAAGTAAATCCATAACAATCCACAGGTTTCCGCGGTTCCCGTAACTCCAATTATTAAATCAGAATTAATCTTTCTCATTTTAACATCTGGAAACTTTCTATTCATCCCACCATAAGAGATTTGTGAATCCGCAGCAACCACTATCTTATTTTCATATTTTTTCGCAGCAATAACGCTCATTCATCGTCCTCCAATCGGTTTTTATAAAATTCAGAAAGTGAATAGCTATATCCCTCCCAATTATCCACTCCGCCACATTTAAGAGCATTCAATTTACGATTAGAGTCTAAAAGCATTTCATAAGTTTCTTTATTTAAATGAATATTTTTATCCCAATAGCCACATGGATAAAATTCGGAGCATTCGTGGAGATATTCGCATTGAGGAACTAAAAGTCCTTTAAATTCTGGACTAATCATTTCTACTTGTTTACAAATTTCTTTCATTACTGCTCTTGTCGCGGGGTCTGCTTGATTACATAAACGTCTATGAGACATAAAAATAAGTTCCGTAGCATTTATATCCATTATATGAATTACTTCTGAATTCTGAGGCGCTTGCGTCCTGTCATAATTATCCTGCCTATCATTTCTTTGACTGGTGACAAAATGTTCTACTCCAAATTTATGTCTCACGAAATGAACCGACACATAATAAGGTAAGGTCAAACGAAAAGTAAACATTAATGTTCTAGCTGGGCTATGCTCACTTTTAAGCAATTTACGTTTCCACTCCTCTGTTGGTAAATTTATAGCTTTTTTACCAACTGTATTACAGGCTAATTGTTTCGCGCGCATCCAATCTTCTTCTGTTGGACAACGTAAAATTTCTACTTTAAAATCATAATTCATAAACATTATCACCTATATCTTTTGTATTGATTACCATTCCTTCTGGGAAATAATTAAATCCTCTCAATATTCCAGTTAAAAAAGTTTCCGCATTGTCTACTAAAACTGTTTCAATATTTCTATTGTCTGTTTCAAAAACTATTGGAGTAGGAATAGAATAGCCTAAAGTATTCGCTTTTTCCATAATATTATACTTAGCTTGTTTTGTTACAACTAAAAAGGAATTTGCTTTTGTGCTGAAATCTCAATAAGCTTTGTAGTTTTCCCAGTCCCGCGCTCGCCAAAAATTTTAATCATCATTATCCTCCAAATATTTTTTAATTTTATCGAAGTCCAATTCTAGATTAACTCCAAAATTTTCAACATAACATTTCTCACATGGTGTTCCCTCATGCTTCGCGCAAAGAGTAAAATCCATACAAGTCCATTCCATATCAGAATAGAAAGTTTTTTCTTCGCCTTGTTCTATCAGAATGCCACCTTTGCCCCTTTGATATAATTCACAAGGACATTTAATATCATGTATACAAAAATCACAAAGAGCCATTTCACAATCGTTTGTTAAAAGTTTCTTAATAAATCGTTCGTAAATATCTTTTTCTTTAATCCAATCTAAATGTTCGCCATTCATAAGAATCCTCCCTTTATAGTAATTTAATATTCCAATGATTCAAGTATCATTTTATTATAATCAAATTCTAATATCGCTTTTGAATTATTCAAATAATCCATTTCTTTTTCGACTGATACTGATGAGATGTCGTCAAACATTAGAGCATATTCATTTTCTTCATTTGCTTTATTAAAATAAATAACTATTTTATTTACTGAATCCTTTTTAGGGTCTATCATTAATCTCAACTCCTTTATATTTATATTATACCATACTTTTCTATTTTTGTCAAAAAAAAAGAGCGACATAAGCCGCTCTTAAAGTGTCCGTAAGTTTCGGACTGTTACATTTGAATCTTTTTTCATTTCCTCTACCAAAGACTGTGTTTCCTCTGTGACTAAAGAACTTTCAATATAGATGTCGTCCGCGCCAAGACATTTATATCCATTACTTAATCCTAAAAAGGTTCTAATTTTAATATTCCTATCGTCTTTAGCAATGATAATTTCAATTCCGCCCTTTGGGAACTTCGTGTGCCCGTCGAAGCTATCTGGATAAATGGCGGGAAGTAGTTTATCTACAAATTCATCATGTAAGTAGAAAACTAAAACTTTTCGTTCCATATGATAACCTCCTATAATTTTTAGTAGGAAGTTATGTATGTTCCTCTATTTTTAAGTTAGAAATATAATGTAATAGCTTTGCTCCAAAAGCGTTTCCTAGAGCCGCATAGAATAAAAATATTATGTCGTGTAAATTAATTCCATCAATAGAAAGATAAAAACTATCTGCTATTGAGTGATTAAATTTTGCTATAATAAAAGCACTAACAGCAAGAATGACTATAATTTCTCTTGACTTAGACTTCTGACTTAGGGTCACTGCTGTATACATCAAAATTCCACAAAAAATAGAAGAGAAGAAAACTTGAATAAAACTTTGGTTATTTTTATATTGAAGCGCAATTTGTAAAGAGTCTGTTATTGGATAAAGTTTAAAATACTGAGCTACCGTCCACGCTCCGACAATGTTAAAAATCAATATTAAACTTATATCTAATAGTCCCTTTTCTTCAATAGAATAAGCCCCTATCTTCCCGGTATAAAGGTTTAAATCTCCCAAAATGACTACTAATAATCCAATAGCAAAAACGAAAGGTGCTATGGCGGGAATGGCATAGGAGGATATAATACCAGCCATTCCTATTGATATGCCCGCGAAATAGCTTTTTGAGATTAGTTTTCCCATAAAACTACTTTCCCCTCTTTAAGAGATTCCTGAACATCTATAACTCTTTGATTAGTTGAACCACAATAAGGAAGTCTTAAATCTTTTTTATCTTCTTCAAATCTACCGTCAACTAACACATCAAAATATAAAAGTAATTTTAATCGTTCTCTAGAGTCAATTAATTTTTCAAATGTATAGCCACTCCACACCCAGAAACTACAACAATTAGTTTCTTCTTTAAGTTTTTGTATTAATTTAATTAATAGTAAAGTATCTGAACCCTGAGCAAATGGTTCCCCACCCAATAAAGAAAATCCAGTTATTTGAGGATTACTTTTATAAAATTTAACAATTTCATCTATTGTATTTTCAGAGAAGGAACTACCGTTTTGATAGTTCCAAGTCTCCTCATTAAAACATCCTTTACAATGGAATGGGCAACCACTTACAAATAGAGATAATCTAATTCCTGGTCCATTACTAATGTCCTCTTTTATTATTCCAGAATAATTCATTATTAATTCTCCTTAAAAGATTGGAGTCTTTTTAGAGTGCTGATATCTAAGCTCAACTTCTTGCTGTTTTCCTTTGTTAAAAGCGGTTGTATAATTTCCTGTTAAATATCCCGTCACTCGGCGCAATCTTTGAATATTCTTGCCTCCGCATTCTGGGCATTTTTCTCCAATTTCATCGGTATATCCACATTCCAAACAAGTATCATTTGGAACATTAACAGCAAAATAAGGGATATCTTTATTCATAGCATACAATACAACCGCTTCAAGGGCATCAATATTATTTTTTGCTCCTGAATCCAATTCTATATAAGTAATACATCCAGCACTAGAATACCCAGTAAGCTGAGATTCAATATTAATTTTATCAAAAATTGAAATTTCTTCCCACACCGGCACATGAATAGAGTTTGTAAAGAAATCTTTATCAGAAACTTTAGGAATTATTCCATATTTCTTTTTAAATTTATCCATTGCTGTATAACAAAGGTTTTCGGCAGGAGTATAATATACTCCAAAATTAAGTTTATACTCTTGTTTAAATTCAGCGCATCTATCTTTAAATAATTGTTCGATGCGTTTGGCTAGCTCCATACCCTTTTCTTTTGTCTGATTACAGCCAATTAATATCTCAAGAGTCTCTGCCAATCCTATTTGACCTAATGCTAAAGTTCCATGTTTCAGCGCGCTTCTAATTCCTTCTTCTGGGATATATCCTGCCATCAATCCATTCTCATACATAAATTTTGCTGAATCTGAATCTTGACTACAAATCCATTCAAACCTTTCGATTAGAGAATCTTTTGCTTCGTGAATTTTTTTATCTAAGAGGTCCATAAATGCTTCGACTGGAGAATCATCTCCACTCGGAGAATTTTCCCAATATTCTTTTGCTTCCATAGCAAGAGTAGGAAGAATAATAGTAGTTGGACAAATGTTGCCGCGTCCATCTTTTAGTTGTCCAAATCCATTTATATCCCATCCATTTGCCGTGCGGCACCCCATGGTGCTAAAATATGTTTTTGGGTCATTTCTATTATAACCAGCATTTCCACTCCAATCTACATTAGCATAGTTTGGATATAGTCTTTGTGCCGTAGATTTTAAAGCTAATCTAAATAAATCATAATTTGGTTCTCCCGGATGTTTATTTACTCCATCCATTACCTGGAAAATACCGCAAGGAAAAATAGAAGTTTTATGAAATTTACCAACTCCATTAATAGAACCATTCAACAATCCTTTAATAACCATTCTGCCTTCTGGCAATGAACAAGTTCCATAATTAATTGACGTAAATGGTAATTGATTTCCGCTTCTACTTTGTAAAGTATTAAGATTATGATACATTCCTTCTACTGCTTGTTTTAGTTCTTTCTCTGTTTGCTCCATTGCATAATCATACGCTTTTTGTTTATCATAAAGAAAAACATCATCTATAGACGCTTTTTCTAATATCTTTTTCATTTCATCATCAGTATTTTCTTCGTAAAGATATTTTAATCCATCTATATAATGTTTAGCAAAACTCTTTCTTACATAAGGAACCATAGTCCAATCTAGATGAGTCGCGCTTACTCCACCAAATTGCTGTAATGATTGAAGTTGGAAAATTACAGCCAACAGTTGGAATGCTGTGTTAATAGAATTTGCGGGCCTGATGTCCGCTTGTCGAGTGTCGAATCCTTTTGCTAACAAATCATCAAAAGGAATACTAAGACAATTATGCGAACCTACCGCCCACGCATCTAAATCATGGATATAAATTTCATTATTTAAATGATTATTTTTTGTTTTTTCACTTATTAAATAATCTAAAGCATATCTCTTATTAATTAAACTTTGCGCCTCTCCCTGTCTTCCACCAAAAGAATGCTCATCAACATTCGCATTTTGATTTTGAACATTTTCAGCATTAAGTTTTTCTGAAACGGCAGACATTAAATCTTCATATTTGTCTCTAGCTAATTTATGTAGATACCTATATTTTATATATCTGCGCGCGACCTCTACATAACCGCCATCAATCAATTCTTCTTCTACAAAATCTTGAATTTCTTCTACTCCTATAGCTCTCCGAAGCGATTTACAATCTTCAACTACATCAGCTACAATTTTATCAAAATCCGTTTCAGAAATCTTATCAATTTCTTCAACTTCTCGATTCGCCTTTTGAATCGCAACTAAGATTTTGGAAGAATCGAAATCAACCTCTCTTCCATCTCTTTTGATTACCTTAAACATTTCGATTTCCTCCTATTAAATAAAGCTAAACCCTTATGGATTTAGCTTTTGTTGGTGTGCCTAAGAAGATTTGAACTCCTGCTAAAATATCCGTAGTATCTCGTGCTCTCCATTACACTATAGGCACATATTTAGTTACTATATTATAGTATCTTAAAAAACGAATACAATATTTTGTATCTCTATTTATATTATACCACAATTTTATCAAAAAGTCAAACTTGGGATAAAATGGAAAAATCCCGCAGTTCGAGACTGTGGGATTTCCAGAGGGAGGTGATGCCGAAATGAATGGTCTATAAAGACCTGGTACTCTAGGCGAGATTTGAACTCGCAACACACAGACTCTAAATCTGCTGTCTCTGCCAATTGGACTACTAGAGCAAATATCTAGACGCAATAAAAGAGCCTTAACCAATTAGGCAATATTCCAAATTTTTGGCTGGAATAATTGGATTTGAACCAATAAATACTTTCGTATTCGTTGCTGAATGCGTCTATGGTGCTTCGAGTGAGATTTGAACTCACACTACACAGGTTTTGAATCTGCTGTCTCTGCCGTTGGACTACCGAAGCAAGGGGTAAGATAGACTAGTTAATAAAAGAAATAGAAAAAGGAGATAGCTATAACTTTACTAGTCTATCTGTTGGTACTCGCTGACGGATTTGAACCGCCGACCTATTGGATGTAAGCCAATTGCTCCTCCAGCTGAGCTAAGCGAGCATAAAGAAATTAAACTAAAGCCTAGGTGGATGGTCATGTTTCAGCCATACGCTTACGTTACTCCGTTCACAAGAATCCTCTTCCAGATTCTCAGGCGTAGGTTTTTTTACGCTAATTCAAGGGATTTCCACCGCAACCTACCTCACTTTACCTCGCCTACCTAGGCGGCCGATAGGACCTGAACCGTTTCAGTTTAATTTCATGGTGCCCCAGAGAGGACTTGAACCTCTGACCACGCGATTACCAGTCGAAAACAAAATTAGCTGTGAGAATCAATATACGCGATTCGTTTGTTATTCGTGCTCTACCAGACTGAGCTACTGAGGCAAAATCAAGACACTTTTTCTAACTTATCAGTTCCCAAAACAGATGTTATAATAAGATTGCTGGAAGTGTCTTATAAATTATTCATTCATTAATTTTTCTATTTGTGTTTCTGCTAAATATGTATCAGCAAAGATAATATCCTTTATTTGACCATTCTTTGGAGGAGTAAATCTCATAACCTTTTCAGTTTTACCCGTTTCTAAAATTGGAATAAGATAGCATTTTTCTTCAATGAATGTACAAAAATAATCTATTTCATCAGGCTTATAATTAACTGTTCTATTTCCTTTTGTATTTAAATACGTGCTTTTACAATTAAATCTATAAACGCCATCTTCACTTTTTCTCGAAGTCTTAGCCTGAATCTTATATAGCTTACCAGCTATATCTAAAATAAAATCATATCTAGCATTATCTCCCCATGGAATACTAACATTATATCCAAGCCCATGTAAATAAGCTAAACATTGTAATTCGGTTTGTGCTCCTAAATCTTTTGTAGATAAACTCATATTTTCTCCAAATATTAAAATAATGGTACACCCACGAGGAATCGAACCTCGAATCGCTGGATATAAGCCAGGTGCAACGATACCACATCACCTTGGGTGCTTATATAAGAGACTTCATAGGCTTGCCCCGCTCTAGAAACGTGTTAAAACCTATAATGGGTAGCCCGCTAAATAGCGCGCGACTTGAGAGTTTAGTCTCTAACTCTTGTTCAGACAATTTAATTTAACCTTTTCTGGTGGGTCAGCCGAGAACCGAACTCGAACCTCATGCTCTTCAGGCATACGTGCAGACCAACTACACCACCGACCCATAAAGTAGTTCTTATTGAACTACAAAATAAACCAAGCTTTTTTCTGTTTGTCTTGTACCGATAACATTGATATTTCTAAGAAAATCAATTCTATCAAATACAATAGCTAATTCATCACTAGAAAGGATTTTCACTAAGTCTACAATTGTAAACTCTCCATCAATAGAAAGCAATATTTCATCTACTCTGTTCTCTAATTCACCATTCAATAGGCTCAAGTCCTTTCTCTATTAAGAATTATATATTAGTATATCTTTCACCATTCCAAACTTTATAAAAGCCTTTTAATGTGATTCTGTCCGCAAATTGTTTATGTATTTGAGATGGTTTAAATCCTAAAGATTTTTGTTTTCTAATATAAAGAACTTCATCTTTGGAAAAAACAGCTCTATGATTCTTTTCTCCTTTAATATCAAAAGTAGGTCTAAGAGGATAAACTAATTCATCTTTTTTCCAACTTATTCCATTTCTAATATTATTTATCATTACTTCACTAACTTCAAATTTTTCGGCAATTTGTTTAATTTGAAGTGAAGAATTTATTAATAAATCAATAATCTCATCTACTTCTTCACAATTTAATTTTTTATAATAAGTAATTCCTTTCCCACCAAGAGTTAAATTATAACCATTGTTATATGAATCATAATAGTTTATCCAATATTTTTCTCTTTCGTCTAAACTATCAACATTACATTCTTCTAAAACGGAAAAATCAAAAGATTCTTCTCCATATTTTTCTATTGCTCTATGTAAAGGATATGGCACAAATTCATGAATATGTCTGTACCATCTATGCTCTATATTAATACTTTGACCAATATAACTTTTTCCATTAATTTTGTTTGTAATTTTATAAATACCAGTCATTTTAATCGCCTCCAAATTTAAAGTAAATTATTTTATTTATTCTTCAAATTTTTTGGGATATTTTCTATCCCAATCAAAGAGGGATTAAATCAAGATGCTTTCAATATATATTAAGCTTATATCATCAATAAATTGCTGTGAGCATCTTTGATTTATTTTCTATATTAATTATACCATAAATCTTATCCAAAGTCAAATAGAAAGGAGGGCAGTTTTTGGTCTTACCCAGGACAAGGACTTTAAAGTATAACACAATCGTAGAGTGGATTAGATAAAGTTTTCATCATAGCTTCATAAGCATCCATACCAATAGACTCCAAGATAGACTTAAAAGTTGAGGTAGAAGAACCAGAAGCAAATTGCACATAAGGATTAGTTTTAGATGCTAAGAAAGTATCTCTACGTGCTTCAACATTCCACAAAATCAATTTAGGCATAGTATAGCCCTTTTGATGGAAACGAAGAGCCATTTCAGTTACGAAATCCAACCCATAGCCGCTATTATAGCAGTTAATCTGCATATCAGAAACTACAACCAAAGCTTTAGGCATATCTTCTTTAGATATATTATTCTTAATACAAGTATCAAGAATCTTATCAAAAGCAGCTTCTAGGTTAGTGTCATATCCCACACCAGTATTTAGAACTGATTTTACATTCTGACAAAGAGTATTCCCGTCTTGAACTTTAATGAAATTAGGCTGACGAGAAAACGTCATATAAAGTCCATGAAAATCCCCTTGATTATGTTCAGCAAAGTATAAGGCTAGACCAATAGAAGAAGCGATAGGTCTGGCATCGGCACAGTACATAGACCCGGAAACATCAGCCATTACGAGAACATTATTTTCCCCATCAATATAATTAGGCAAAGCTTTCCATTGAGCTTCAACAACTCTATCCTCCCTAGAACAAGAGTCCCAGCAAGAAGTCAAATATTTCTTTACTAGGTCATAAGGATAAAGAGTATCAGCGTTAATTTTTACTTCTCCCTTTTCCACACGGGAAAGAAACTTTTCAAAACGCTCAGAATCATGACGCTTGAATGCTTTACGATATTTAGCCATCGCGCGAGAGGGTACAGCAGAATATTCTACTTGTTTCCAATCTCCGCTAGACATAGCAACTTCAAGAACTCCTATGTATCTACGCATTTCAGCAAGAAGCTTACGGTATTCTTTCTCAGAAAGACCAAGATTATAGGCTGTCATAGCACCCAATTTTCTAGATTCCTTAGAAGAAGTATTTACAGATTTTAGCCATTTTGCCATAAGAGAAATAGATTTCTTCTCATTCATTCTTTCAATATCTTTATAAAGGGTAGCTTTAATAAAAGCCCACATATCCTTTTCGATAGGTGTGTCTATGAATGTATAAAGGTCATCCGCACGACCAAACTTCACCACATTCTCAAAATTTTTCACCATGGTTTCAGGATAATTCTGCGCAACCCAACGTAAACAGATACGTGCCGTATCTCTTTCTCCAAGTCCACCACGAATATTACGAGCATAAAATGCCATTTTAAGAGTAAGCAAAGCATCTTCGTTCCAAGAAGCTTTAAACTTTTCAACAATTTCATATTCACTTCTATTTCTTAGGGCACCAATGGTTCCATACATATCAAGAACTTTGGAACCAGTGGAAAAACGCGCATCTGCGCCATTTTCAGTTTTGGTTTTTACTCCATTAAAATCAGCCTCATAAGAAACAGCATTAACAAACTTATTCATTACTCATTCTCCTTTTTCAAAATAAGTGTTAGGGAGAACCTAACAAGACACATAATATCTAACTACAGTCCAAAGTAAGTGATTCTATTAGCTATATTGCTGGATGTGTCTTTTGGTGGAGCATAAGGGACTTGAACCCTTCACCTTTACATTGCAAGTGTAATGCTCTCCCAGATGAGCTAATGCCCCATAAAATGCTCTTATTTATCCTCGCGGCATGACGAGTTAGATACGAGTATTATATTTGCTAAAGGACATCCTCGTTTCGCCTTACTGGTAGACGTAATGGGATTCGAACCCATACTGTACGGATTTTCTTACTACTCTATGTCGCCATAGCCGAGAAATTCTCGTTGTAGTCTGGACTATACCTTAACCATATCTTTCGACTTAGGTTCACGCCGTCTAGTCTCTACACATTCCCATTTCTGGTTAGCTCGGTGGTTGTCTTTAAATAAAGAGTTTCCCCGAATTTGACGTGATTCACATCAGAAGTTTCCTATCTGAGTGCTCAAATTAGAAACTAATATAGTTTCTTTGTCAAGTCCGTTGCCTCTGCCGTTGGGCTACACGTCCATATAGAGGAGATTTATTTCTAAATCTCCTAAGCTCTTCCGAACTTTCTATAATAATTATACCAAAAAATTCAATAAAAGTCAATTATTTATCTCTTAAAACCATATAAACAAAGCAATAGATAACGTATGAGGCCAAAAGAATAAGCAACAACGCGCCCATTAGATATCCTCCATCGTTAATTGAACTGGTTTACTATTAGTTTTTGCCAGATGTACAGCAATTGGGGTATAGATGTTTTGTCCGTCTTGCTTGTCTATTTGACATTCAATATTACTTACAAAATATTCCTCGAACTCATTCTTGAATAATTCATCCAAAATCCAAAAATCCCCTAATATTTGGTCTACCTCATCGAAATGTGCCCCAGCTAAAAATCCGACAACTTTCTCATCATAGACCAAGGGGGTAAATTTAAATCTTGACGCAAAATCTTCATTCGCGACAGGAGCATTCTCAGACATATCATTCTTATAAATAGGTATATTCTTAATCTCCATTATCTCACTCCTCTCTAAACTCTCCAATATTAAAGAGTTTTATTTTAGTTCCATCAATCTCTTCTTCAAAAGAATCATGCCAGTGGCCGCAATACCAATTCTTTACTCTTCCTTTTAGAATATCAAATACTTTGTCTAAAAAAACTTCAACTGTTTTTTCACTATTTTCTCTGACATAAAGATGTTTCTTTACTATACTTAAAGGCATTGTATGTGTTACTACATAATCAATAGTCATATCCACTGGCAAATTTACTATTTTATTAAAAATTTCTACACTTTCTCTAGCACTAAGTCTCTCTTGCTCCCACCAAGAAACGCCTGGCATTCTCCAAAGTTTATCTATTGAATCTGCTCCGCCAATTGAGAGAAAAGTTTTTCCATCTATGGTATATATTTGTCCTCTAATTAAAGCAAAAATATTAGGAGATATCTTGCGTGCCCGCCCTCCATAGATTTCTACCATTGGACACTTATCTATTACATCATAATTTTCATGGTTGCCAGGCACAAAAAGAATTTCTTTATTTTTATATTCCTTAGAAAATTTTCTAATAAATTTATTATACTTCACATCATTATATTTCCAAACAAAACCAAAATCTCCAAGCTGAATTAATGTTTTACAATCAGACTCAAGAAAAGGTTTCATTGCTCCGCGTTCTCCATGGACGTCGCCCATAAACATTAAACTCATTTCTCTCACATCCTTTCGATAATATTATTATATCACTATATTTTAAAAAAGTCAATAAATTAAAAAAGAGGAGCCTAAGCTCCTCTTAATTCGTCCATTTTACAACAGATACGCCATTAGCATATTTTAATGCTGACCATTTACTTATTCCATCACCTATTTTAATTAAATAAGCTCCATTAGAACAAATTTCAACTCCAACCTCTCCCTTTTGGAGGACTAGATTTGCTTTAGTCCAATTTGCTGTTGTGTCTGTTTTTTGATTTGTCCTTACATTTATAGTTTTTTTTGCCACCTACAACACCACCTTAAATGTTGGCAGTAGCGCTTCCACAATTAAGAATCAATAAATCTCCAGGAGTCTGAATTAGGTCATTTACATTTCCAGATGTAGCAATATCAGCTAAATCAGAAGCGTTAGCTTTTCCATTTATTTTAGAAGCTAAAGTAGTTTCTAAATCAGCTTCCGCTACTTTACTCTTTGAAGCAAGAGCGCCAGTGGGCACTGTAATATTAACACCTTTTGAATCTATAGCTTGGGCTTGACCATTAACTTTAATTGATTCAATTACGTTTACTTGTGCTCCAGCCGCAATTCCACCCAATTTATTTTTCTCAGCTGTGGTGTAATCATTAGTAGAAAGACCTTTTCCTTTAATTTTATCAACTTTATTACCTACGGCAACAATAGTAGCGTAGGTTGTCGCAGCACTTGTCTTAGTAAGAATATCGCTATAACCAGGAGCTTCAGTTTTAGCAACATAATCTGTCGCATTTTTTCCTGCCATTGTTCCCAAATCTGCGGTATTAGCTTTCTTACCTAAATCAGCAGTCAAGTTAGCAATTTTAGACTGAGCAATAGCAGCGTTCGCGGCAATATCAGCGTTTACGATAGAACCTTTAACGGCGTAAATTGATTCGTCGCCTAATTCATGCCAAGTTTCTCCGTCAAATACATACTCTTTATTGCCAACAAGAATGACGTCACCAGAAGAATATCCTTCTGAGTTTTCAGGAATAGACTCTTTTACACCCTCAAAGTGCATTGCTCCGCTTAAATCGCCAACAGCTTCAGTAACATCGGCCATGGTGGCAGCTTTGTTAGTAGAAGCATCGTAAGCGCTATTGAATACTAAAGTATCCTGTTTTCCAGCTAAAGAAGTTGCTAATCCATTTACTTTAGACTGACTAAGAGTGGGAATATCGGTCTCAACCAAGGCTCTCCTGCTTACGGTAATTACACCGTCTGTTTCAGATACGGCTGATACAACTTGCCCATCAACAGCAGTATCAGATTTATCTAATTTCCCAATAGCTGCTGTAATTTTACTATCTACAGAACCACCAGTTCCTACTGCTTCTTCCAAAGCATCAACTCTAGAGTCCATAGCGGCATTAAGACTATCTGCATATTTCTTAGCACCTTTAATTGTGTTAGAAGTTGCTATATCGCTATCTGTTCCAATAAGCTCAGTCTTTAGAGCAGCAATGGCATTGGCAATTTGCGTGGCAACGGCAGTTTCTCCTACTAATCCTTCTAACGCATCAACTCTATCTGACAAGGCAGTATCATCATACTTTGGAATAGTGATTGTTCCGCCAATTACATCAGCCCACTCGCCATTGAGTTCTTTTGATTGGAGTTTATAACTATATTCATTAACTTTTACAATTTGATAGGTTGTATTAGTATCTTGAACTTTACCGCTAATGTAAGAATCTAAATTCTTAATTTCTGTGGCTTGATATTCTGGTTTTGTCTGTGCTTTTGCCCAATCATATACGTCAGCAGCGTATCCAGCGGTAAAATCAAGCGTATTAAAAGCTTTTGTTCCATCGCCAACCTTAAATAGAATAGCTGGCTCCTTTGTTGACGCGCCTGTTGACGCGGGAACCTCAACTATACAAAGTTCACCCTTTAAAGGAACTGGATTATTGTCTGTCCAGTTTTTATAGGTGTCGTATTTTAATTGAAGTCTTGTATTTAAAGTTGTTGTAGCCATCTTGCTCCTCCCTATTAAATTACACTAGTTCCACCATTAATAACAAATACTTCATCTTCTAATTGTTTAATTTTAGATAAAGTAATACTATTAACTTCCATGGAACCGTCCGCCTTTACAGTAACTCCATTATCTTCCGCAGAACCTTTAACTAATCCAAGAGCCAAAGCTGTCGCCATCGGGAGAGCTACTGTTTTTTCTGAGATTTGAAGCGGATTTTCTCCAATTTTAATAACTTCAATTAGATTAGCCTGAGCACCAGTCTCAATACCATCTAATTTACCTTTTAGTTCATTGGTGAAATCGTTTGTAGAAAGTCCTTTGCCCTCTTCAACAGATACTTTTCCATCCAATGCGTTTACTAAACCAGTAACTTTAGATTGGTCAATGGCAGCAATAGATAGTTCCCTTTTTTCTGAAATAGTAAATTCGTTAGAAACAGAATCAACCGTATTCTTTTCTGCTCCTACCTCAATACCCTCTAATTTTGTAGCTTCCTCAGAAGTTAAAAGTCTAGAACCCTCAACTTTATCGACTTTCTTACCTAATTCAGTATTTAAAGTGTCTGTTGTAACGTAATCAGTTAGGTCTATATCTGTATTTCCTAAAATCTCCCATGCTCCGTTAAGCACCATATACTCATCATAAGTATTTTGCCCAGAACCGGATGTTTTAGGAACCATATAGATAGTGTTTAGGTCAGCCTCAGAAGTCTCCGGAAGAGATTTAACTATTTCTCTTTTTAAGTGGCTTGCTCCAGCAACAGCAGCCGCAATAGCTGAATCAGTTTCTCCCTTGGTATAGATATTATCTAATTTACCTTGTATTGTAGTAACATCCTGTCTCAAAGACTCTACTTCTGTAGCAAGTCCTTCAACAGTAGAGGTATCCGGTTTTACCCATTGGATTTTCCCATCAGAACTCTTTACAAGCTGCGCCCCTGCTACCGCATCAGCAAAGCCTAAGATACTTAGTTGTCCTTCATCAGTTAATAAAAACTGATTCGCATCAACCTCAATAGCTCCTCCTACTTTTGAAAGAGTTTTATCTGGTTGGATTATGTAAAGAGTAGCTACATTACTCTCTACTACACAAAGCGTTTGTCCATAGTAATATACTGTATTGCTATCTCCCGCTGGCATAGCAGTAGCCGCGGCAGATACAGCACTTTCATAACTCTCAAAATAACTTCTCGCATCAAGAGGGAAAGCACTTGTAGGATTGAAGCTAACTGAGAAATTTAACTTACCAAAATCTAAAGCCATATTCTTATCCCTCCTTTTAGATTGTTACACTATAGCTATTTTGAGTATCGTTAGCTTTAGCAAAGTCTAAAGTAAACACTTTATAATCAATAGGATTAGTGCCTGCTGCGTCTGCTACTGATTTTGTAGTTTTCACGAAGCTACTTTTGATTTCAGCGTTCATTCCATTTACATCAAGAATAGAAGTTACATCTCTAAGAGTCGCTGGATAAGCAATGATAACTCTAAGAGCATTAACTGGAATAGATACTGTAAACTTCGCTCCATTTGTTAGAGCTTTATTAGATTTAGCTAAACCACGAATAACGCCAGAGTCTGGTTCGGTTTTTGCTTCAAGAGTTCCATAGAAACTATTTCTATATCCAGTAATTACTCCAGAAGCACCGGTCTTCGAGCCTTTCTTAATCTGCCCAGCTGGATATGGATTACCAGTGTTCGTTACAGGAATCGCGCCATTTTCATACTGAGCTACAGCAGTAATTTTATAATTAGTACCATCCTCTATGGTAATTTCTGAGAAACTTCCAGTATTACTAGTCGCATTATTGGAATTAGTATCAGAAATAGTCCAAGAAGTAGCCGTGATACCAGTAGCAGGCCCATAAGTATAAGAACCAGCATTGAGAGTGGCGGTATAAGAAGGAGTTACCTTCATTCCTACTTCATAAGCCTTTGCTTGAGGAAGTGAAACTGATACTGATGGCTGTGTAGTAGAAGGATTTTTCTCTGCTACAAAAATCATATCAAAAACTTGTTTTAAATTCTTTCCTTGGGCTGGAATTGTTGCTTGTCCATTAGATAGAGTTATATTACCAATAGCAGAAGTAGTTAATAAATTCTTGTCAAAATATACATTCTCAGCATTATAATTTCCATCTAATGCCTTCCATGTTGTATCATAATAATAAGCAGTATATTCATATTTATCATTATGAATAAGTTTCTTAACTACTCCAATATCTCCCTTTACTAATTCTGCTTCCCCGATAACTCTTGTTAAAGCTGCTATATCATCTTCGCCCTCTTGTGGCTCAGCTTCATAGAAGTTAGTTGATGAAGTTTTACCTGGTTCAAAAGGAGATAACTGTTTCCATGTTTTAACTCCGTCACCAACTTTCATGGTTACAGAGCCATCATCATGGAATTCAAATCCGACTTCACCCTTTAGCAGGACGACATCTTTATTGGTAGTCCAATTAGCAGAACTATCGTTTCTTAAAACTATTCTACCATTAAATTCAACCACTTGCTTTCCCTCCGTTCATTAAGATTTCAGTTTGAGTATAATCAATAGTTAATGGATAGTATTTTATCTCAATATCATCCCATCTATAACTAAGATTTTCCTTATCTGCTATATACAAAAAATTTACATTCCCAACAGTAGGAAATTCGTAATGTGTATTACGATGTATAATTTTTACTTCTGATGTACCAACAGCTATATCTTCTATTTGCTTTAGCGCATTTGCTGCCATACCTCTCGCAAGTATATCAGCCGGCATTTAATTCACCCCCACTATTGTTACAGGGGTTGATTCTAAACTTTTCGTAATTTCTATTTTTGCCAAACCATTGATATCGAAAGTATAGAGTCCTTTCTTGGTAATGGGTTTTGTAATAATCAACCCATTGTCATTAACCGCTGTTAAAGGTTCAAAATTCTCTCTGTCTATTGACCCTTTAACTTCTACAGTATCGTCTTCACCAACCTGAACCTTCAATACATCTGTATCTCTTACAGAAAATACTTCTGATAATTTAACTACTTTATACTCAAAGTTTACCATTACATCACCACCTTCGTTATTCAATTTTAAAGTAAAATCGTTTTTTTTTTCATAAAAAAAATAGAGAAAGGATATACCTTTCTCTATAAATTAAAAATATTAATTTCTATGGCACCTGCTAGAAGATTTTAACTCCTACCACCGGGTTTGGAAGCCGGGATGCTCACATTACACCAAGCAGGTTGGCGCGCCTTCTTGGACTTGAACCAAGACACCATATTTCTACGATTACTACTTGTTTTCTAGACAAGCTCCTTACCATTAGGATTAAAGACGCATGTATTTGGGCATGAGATAGAGACTAGAGTTTCCTCGTTTAATTCTGACTAACCCTTATTATCTATCTAGTTAAATAATAAGAAAAAATCCAGACTTCTCATTAACGATACCAACATACCGCCGGTTTATAGTCTTTATTCCCGGAAACTTCTGGCGCGTCCTCTCAGACTCGAACTGAGACACCATATTTCTATGATTACTATTGGTTTTCAAGGCCAATCCCTTACCAATTAGGGTTAAGGACGCACATAAAGGTAGAGTTTACTCTACCACGAAGGAAGCAAATGCATCGTATACTGATGCATTCTCATCTTTTGAATAAAGGAATGTATCCTTCCATTCAAGAGAGTAAAGCATGCCAAGCACTGATTGCGCGCTGACTTCATGTCCTTCGCTATCTGCTACTCGAAGAGAGTCTTTTGGAAACTGCTGCGCGAGTTGAATAAAAGTTTGAACATCTGTCATTGTCTCAAGACCAATTTTGTAACGCTTCATAAAAATCTCCTTTCTGTATATGGTTGTCCCCAAGAGATTCGAACTCCTATCTACTGGGTCAGAGCCAGATGTGCTACCGTTGCACCAAGGGACAATATGGTTCTGGCGGAAGGGGTCGAACCTTCATACCGTTCAAGACGGATTACGACAGAGTCAAAGTCTGTTTTCTGTACCACTCGAATACGCCAGAGCATATATTGGAGCCTTCGGACAGAATCGAACTGTCAACAGAGGATTACTAAACCACCGTTTTACCGTTGAACTACGAAGGCATGGTGAGATTTTATAGAAAATCTCGAAACTGCATACTCCTAACCATGAATATGCGCAGGTCTATTCGCATATGCCTGGGCAATAGAAACCCACTGGAGCAATAGAGCAGAATTGAACTGCCAATTGATGCTTGGCAAGCATCTGTTTTACCATTAAACTACTATTGCGTATAGAGAAATTTATTCTCTATTTGTTATGATGAGATTTTAACCAAATGCGATAGCATTGCTTTTCATCTGGTTCTTCAATAAGACGGTCAGGGAAATTTATTTTTAGCCAACGATAATTCTTCCATTCGATTTCCATAAACTCCTCAAAAGTTATTATCCATCCATAATCACAAATATCCCATGTTTCATAAAGCTTTTTGTATTCTCCTTGTTGGACAATCAATTCTAAATTATTTTTTAACTTTTGACGTACTTTATGATTTGCGATTCGCTTCTTTTCCTTGCCTTTTTTATCGCCGCTCCATGGAGTTTTCTTATAAGAACGACTCATTTTCTAACCTCCTTTTATAGAAACTTAGAAAACGTTCATACGATAAGATATAGGATACCTCCACATTTATTTGTTTGGTGGGCTAGGTGGGATTTGAACCCACAAAAGACCTTGGTCCTTAGCCAAGCGCATATGCCATTCTGCTACAAGCCCATGGTGGAAAGTAGATTTTTAACGTCGCCGCTCCCCGTTACCGACATGGGGGTAAAGACGAGAATTGAACTCGTGTCTCTTGAGTCACAGTCAAGTATGTTTACCATCTACACCACTAAACCCATATGGTCGGAACGGGGAGACTCGAACTCCCAGCTACGATATCCCAAATATCGCCGTCTTCCATTGACTTACGTCCCGATAAAGAGAGACTTATGCCTCTCCGTATTCCCTCCAATGATTAGAAAAATAAGAGCCGCAATTCTCTTTAACCCCAGTAATGGGATTGGTGAAAATTACATCACGATTCATATGAGGGACTCCTTCCCTCTCCATTTTCTGTTTAGCGCGCTTACGCATAAACTTGCGATTATTGATAGGAATTGCCACCCTAGTGTCTACTTTACCTCTCTTTGCCAATATAATGTTATTCATAAAATTCCCCTTTCAATTTTTCTATATTTATTATACTATATTTTTATCTAAAAGTCAAAAATTTGGAGCACGCCGTGGGAGTCGAACCCACCTAAACAGGTTTTGCAGACCGTACCCTCGCCGCCCAGGAGCCGACGTGCATAAAGAGGAATTATAAATCCTCTAATAGTGATGGTGTGCCATAAGGGACTCGAACCCCTAACCCTATGCTTAGAAGGCATATGCTCTTTCCTGTTGAGCTAATAGCACATAAAGGGGTATTAACCCCTATTAAGAAAAAATACTCTCAATAAAATCATTAAATTCTTTCATGTCTTTATCTACCTCAACACGAGTAGAAGAATTTTTATTGATTACATCTTTAACTTTCGCGCGGAAATCATCATCATCTTTACATTTATGACAATCGCAATCAATATGATTTAGATTATTTAGCGCCTCTTGAAGATTTTTCTCAATCTCCTTCCAATTATCTGTATTGAAAGAACCAAAAATCATCTTAGCAGCATTGTCATCATAATCCTTAATTTTATCTTCTACCCAATGAGCCATAGCAGAGCCAATCACTTCTTCGGAGTATGCTTCCGCTAAATATGTAAGTTCATCATAAAAGTCATCAAAAACTTCCATAATTTCATCTTCTGTATTTTTAAGACACTCCTTTTCATGGGCAATCATTTTTTCTTTATCTTCGCAGAGAAAGCCACAGTATTCACACTTATAAATAGATTTCATAAAATTTACCTCTTTCTTTATTTTCTATATTAATTATAGCATAATTTTACCAAAAAGTCAATTATTAGACTCGATAAATTCAAAAGAAATAGAATATGTTTTATTTTCTAATTCATTGAATTTTGCTATATTTATATTCTCTTCGGTAGTAATCTCATTAAGTTGTTCGGATTTAGCTCTTGCTCTATAAAACAAAAACAAAGCATCCGATAGAGTGCCTTCAAAATCTTCTGGTAATTTAAAATAAGCATCTGTTATATGTAGAACCTTTCCCATCGAGCTACCTCCTTTCAACTTACTATAAATATTATATCACATTTTTATTCAAAAGTCAATTACCAATTTTGGCCTCTTTAATTAACTCATCTAAAAATAAAAGTGTGACTGACACCTTCATATTATTTTTAACTTGCTCTCCTTTAGCTATACCAACATCCATAAGTGACTGTGGATAAGAATGAGATTTTTGTCCTTCTACTGGGGCACTTTTCATTTTTTCTCTATAAAATTCATCAGGATTAATTGAGGTATTAAAATAATAATTAATTTTCCCAGAGTTCATCTTTCCGCCATAATTTGTAATTTGCTCTTGAATTAATTCTAACATTTTATAAACAGGAATAATAATTTCTCTATTTGGGTCATATACTAAACCATTATTCATCAAATAAGTATTTGTTCCTTCTTCTAAAGCGGTTGCAACCCCATCTCCAAACCATACTCCAGCTAAAGCCAAGAAATAAGAATCTAAAAAATCACTTATTTTCTTAGTTTTTTCTTGCTTGATATATGTTCCAGTTTCTTTATCTCTTGAACCATAAGTAGAAAAAAATTGTTCGTTTATTATTAAATAATATACCTTTTCTGTTATTTCAGAAATAGATGGAATGGCTTTAGCTGTAGGAGACATATTTATCATAGTGTCTAAATTACCTAAAGTTAAATCTTGAACTTTAAACAAATCTGTCGCTTTTTTAAAATTTTTGCTATATTCATCAATTAAAACCATATTTTTAACTGAAACGCCTAAAATATCATCGGCATTAGGTAATTCAATAGTGATATCTGCCTTTGCTGTAATATTATTAATATTTGTTGTTCCAGTTCCTTTTACCAAAACATTTTCAATTTGATTTAAAGCTCCTTCCGCAACAATTTCAGAAAATAATCCTTTCACATTATTATATATTCCGCTTTTCCTAGTGCTGCTATCTTCAAGACCCAAATTTAAAGTTATTTGTTCTCTTAAATATCCGAAATCTAATTTTGTATCTATATTTTCTTTTGATAGCTTAGTTAATCCAACAGCTGTTGCTAATATAGAAGTTGAACCACCAGATTTACTTATAGAATCCAAAATTAACCTAAGTGATTCCCACGATTCTCTATCTTTATTTTGCAAGTCTTTTAAAAAAGCATTTCTTAAAGCCTCGAATCCTGTTTTTGACATTAACTCCTTTTTATTCAAATAAATATTTTTTTGTGTTGCTAATTTTTTCTTTTGCGTAGAAGAATAAATCGCGTCTGAGGGGTCAAAATTTTCCACGAACAAATTAAATTTCTCTCTTACATCTTCAAAAAGCGGTTCATCTAATTTATCAAGAATAGAATTAATTTTGTTTTTTAGTAAGTCATCAGCATTTTTATTACCAGAAACTAATATCTTCGCTAATTCACTAGAAAAATCATTATCAAAATTTACTTTATAAGTCTTACAAAAGTTTTCAAAATCAATTTTTTTCTTTTCAATAAAACTATTTAGAATTTGATTTACTTGAAGTGGAGTTAAATCTAATTGACCAGCTACAGTTAAAAAATTTCTTTTGTATGAATGTAAGTATCCACTATCAACAAATCGTTGGGCATTGGCTCTTAAAAATTGTTTATTAGCCATAATACCACCTCTTTAAAATATGAATAAAGCAAGAAGAATCAATCTTCTTGCTCCTCAATGCATCTTATTTCTTTAAAGCATTCCCTGCAAAGTCCTTGATTTTTAATTTTATACCAAACCTCTTCACTTCCACAAATTGCACATTTTGAAGACTGTCTAGACAAAATAATCTTTCCATCATCAACATCCAAATTTAATTCTTCTCCAACTTGTATCCCAAGGTCACGTCTAACTTCCGCAGGTAAAATAATTCTTCCTAAATTATCAACTTTCTTTTTCATTTTACAATCCTTAAATAGTTTACTTTCCTTTCTTCGGCTTCTTCCCTCCAGAAGATTTTGTCCCTGTTCCACATTTCGCCATTCTAATCACCCCAATTGTAAATCCCGGAATATAGAGATTCATAAAATTCTATTAATCCAATGTCTGGAATAAGAGGCCCATAATGGGGCTTTACCTTTTTATCCCAATATCGGATTTTTAAACGACGAAGAAAATTATTATCCTTCAAATAACTATTTAAATTTGTTAGTTTCAAATAGTTTTTGACTTCTTTTAAATAGGTATCCACCATTTCTGGCCTATAATTTTCCAAATCAATAAATTGCCAATAAATATTAAGACAAGTCGTAAGTAATTCATCTGTGAGTTCTTCTGATTTTCCAAACTCTTTAAATAAATAATTATATACAAACTCTCGGCCAGCAATGTATTCTGTTAAAAAATTACCATAATAATCTTCATCCGCGCGAGTCATAGATTCTCTGTTATTTATCCATACGTAAGAAATAAAATCTAATTGTTTAATATTTTTTGCTTTTTTAAAAGCAATAGAACAAAAGGCCGAATCCTCATTGGCTCTAATTTCCGGGAATTTAATTTTATTTACATCAAGAAAATTTCTATTAAATACTTTCCCATGTAGCCAGGTTGTATTATCTAACTTCATTGAAATTAGAGTGGAAAAAGTTTGTTGTTGGAATCTAGTAATAAAAATGTCTGGTTGATTCAATTGTATTTCCTTGTTTATAGTTTCAATAGCAATGGGACTCGATAGCGCATCGTCCGAATCTAAAAACATAATCCAATCACAAAATGAATTTTCAAGTCCAATGTTCCTAGCCGCTCCAGGTCCTAAATTTACATCACTACATAAATAATTTATATTAAGGGAAGAAAATTTAGAAAAAATACATTCATAAAGAAAAGTTTCAGTAGAATTTTTAACCATTAATTCATTTCTGCTATCCCAATACTCAATAAGTTCGTCAGAACAATCATCTACAATTGTTACAATTACTTTTCTATAAGCTGTTTGCATTGCTATTGAATGTAATGCTCTTTCTATCGTAGCACTAGCATTATAATAAGGAATAATAATATTTATCAATATTTATCACACCTTCCTGCTACAACCAAACAACTATAACAAACGATTGTAAAAACAACGCCAAGCAAAATAATTAATTTAATCATAAGCTCCACCTTTCTAAAATGGCGCGGTAGACAGGACTTGAACCTGCACGCCGATTTTACTCGACTACTGATTGTTTAGCAAACAACTGCCTTACCATTAGGCTTACTACCGCATAAAATGGAGGGGATACTTCCCCTCCTAAAGATGGACCAGGGTCTCGCGACCAGCCCTTTAGAACGATAAGTTAGAATCTTTTATAGAGCAACTCAATCTCCAAAGACTCTTTCAAATTATGTAGTTTACCACAAAAACATAAAAATGAGTTTGCACTCAAAACCAATTCCTATCGTTCTATAATTATTATAGCATAATTTGGTAAAAAAGTCAAAGAAATGAGTTATTCTCCAAAAGAGCGAACCCAATCATAAATATTATCTACCCTATTATTAACTTCTGTTATATCTTTTGAATAATCTGGTAGATTTTGAATCTCGATACTCAAAGCATCTAATTGACTTCCAAAAGTTTCTACGACCTTACTTAAATTATTAACGATTTCTTCTAAGTCGTCAATACGTTCTACTACCTCGTTGAACTCCTCGCGAGAAACCTCTGGCTCTGGCTCTGGTTCAGGAGTTGGCTCTGGGTCTGGGTCTGGCGTTGGTTCTGGTTCAACAGGCGTATCAATTATTTCACATCTTCCATCTGGTAAATTATATACTGCATAATAAGAATTACCATTTGTATATTTAAATTGACACCAATAGAATCCTTCGTCGTGTGCTTCGGTATCAATTGTTACTAAAGGATATACCCCAACTGGAATATAACTACTGTCTCCAAATTTCACAACGTCGCTTGTATTACGAGATAAGAATGCTTGATTTTTATTTGCGGTAATAATCTTTAAAGATTTATTCTCTACTGGAACATCAATAGTCGCATCAACTATTTCGCATCTACCGTCTGGAAGATTATACACGGCATAACAAGAGCGCCCATCTGGTAGTCTAATCTCACACCAGTAAAAACCTTGCTCGCCAACAGTATTTTCTTTACTAAGAATTTTATAATCTCCAATAGGAAGATAGCTCGAATCATTTATCTTAATTACGTCATCTACGTTTTTTGAACCAAAACCTTGACATTTGTTTTCAATCTTTACTCTGTATCTTAAAGCAGATAAATTCTCCACATCTCCACCTCCTGTGGAACCGCCACTAATTAAAGCTGGATAATCCTTGTAAGCAATATTCATATCTACATTTCCACTAATTCCTGAGACAGTTCCCTTTGAGCTATATTGCCATATACCATAGCTGCCTTTATATCCAACATAACCGCGATAGTCTGCTATCCATGTATCAAAAGAAGATAAATTAGACATTTCTAAATAGCTATTGGCAAAGTTTGTATAAGTATAAATCATAGCATAATATCCAGCATTTTGAATGGTGTCTAAGAAAGTTTTACAAATTGCTGTATTATTTGTTTTACCCAAACTAGCATAAGTCTTACTATCTTCAAAATCAAAAGCAACAGGCATTGTTAATTTATAAGGTTTTATTTTTTCTAAAACCGCTCGCGCGCATACCTCAGCCGCAGAAGTAGTTTTTGCGTATGAGTATACATATACACCTACGTTTAATCCTGCGGCAATAGCATTAGTCATATTGGTTTCATAATATGGGTCATATCCTTCATTTATCGTTCCATCATAATTACAATATCCTACTCTGATAAAAGCAAAATTATAACCTGCGTTTTTCACTTGGCTCCAATCTATTCTACCTTGATATTTAGATACATCAATTCCTCTAAACTCTTGATTTGGAGTAGTATTATTAGAACTTCCATAAATCCCAGTGCTGTTGGAGCAACCAGCATAGTGAGTTGGGTCTAATCCTTTTCCACTACGTGTCGCGCGAACCTCTAAATGGCAATGTTTAATTGGAGGATTAGCAAATGAAGCATTGCCACTATTGCCCATAATAGCAATTGAGTCTCCTGTTTTTACTTTTTGTCCTACCTTTACTAAATTCCTTTCGTTGTGGCAGAAGTAGAGAAAATTAACCGCGTCTGGGGTTTGATTAGTATCTAGTTGAACACATACATACCAACCCCACTCCCAAGTTAAATCTCCACTACTTTTGTCTACTTTACGAGAGGAAACTACAGTTCCGCTAATAGACTTACCATCATAGTCTGGCATAAGAATAGTTGTGCTATCTAATCCTACTAAGTCTATGCCTCCATGCCAAGTTTTCCCATTCCCTCTTGTGTAACCATAGCAACTATAATAGAATGGGACTTGAGTTCTTCCTGTATAAATAGACATATTTTTCTCCTATATTTGTATTAGCTACCTCTTTGTCTAGAAGCAACTTCATCTATTTCTCCACTATCTATGGGGTTTGTATTTATTTTTAACTGTAAAGCTTCAATACACTTTTGAACAAATTTATAGCCATACACGCCGTAAGCACCAGTAATAATTGCTGACACGGCCTGTGCCATAGTCATCGTTTGCCCGTTTACCATTCCTATTGAAATATCTGGAACCATCATCCCAGCCACATAGCCAGCAATAAGACCCAGAAGGATTCCTGTTGCTTTAATAATGCCTTTCTTACTTTTTTCTTTATCAAAGGTTCCTTCAGCTATCGCATTAAAACCGCCAATTAGATTATTTGATAGGACAAGTAAAATAAGTCCTCCTAAAGTGAGGATAAAAGGAAGAATTGTTGACCAATCCATATAAACTACCTCCTATATTACTATACTTACGCTTGTTTACTCATTTGTTCTAGAATTTCTTTCATTCTTCTTACATCTGCTTCTTGATATGTCAATTGTTCAAGATTTGCTACTAGATGATATTCTTCTACTGGTTCTCCTGTGGCAACAACAGTAGTATCATATCTACTTACTCCAATAGAAAAAGGCTCATTATATCCTTCATAAGTGATATTGCTATCTGTTTCTGTATTGATAATTGAGATTTTCTTTGTTAGGTCTTTATCTGAAAATAAAGCAATAAATTCCGCATCAGTCATGGCATCAAGAGGCATGTGAATCTCCATTCTACTTCTAGAATTTGATGAATAACTGGGATAGACTGCTGTCACTGGAAGAACTTCATATTCTGTTCCATTTGAAAGTTTAATTTTAACCATTATAATTTCCTCCTTATTTGGTACACCAACATTTATTTAATACAAGATGAATTGTAGCTTGAACTGTAGAACTTGCTCTGCCGAATATGCCTACGGCCCAATTGTTTTGAAAACCTGACACATCTAATGTAAGTGTAAATCGTTTTGATACTGAGCCATTACCCCATCCTTGTCCATTTGGGTCAGTGTGATAAGTATTGATTGAGTTATCCCATCCAATGCCAGTAACATTTGGCCATCCGCCATTTATACCATATGTGTCAAAGTTACCGATTCCAACCATTCCAGTAGAATATGGTTCAACCCAATAGACAGAATAATCAAAATATATTTTATTCCAAGGAGTAAGATTTACAACTGCATATACAGCACTATCATTACCAACATTGCCAGATACCGGACGCTGAATTACACTTGGCGGCGCGGTTCCAGTTTCACTAAGAACACTTCCTCTTCTATTCCAAGTATAACCGGGATATATAGATTCATCTTTTTGCCAAACGAGATTGTTATTGTAATATACAGCTTTGCATGATTGGTTATTTATATAAACATTTGAAGAAGAGGGGATATTTGTATTATTGTAATATAATGCCATTAATATCCACCTCTTTCAAAAGAAGATTGTAAATTTAGGGGGGGGCGTCGATTGTATAAAATTTCATCATCATAATATCTCCTTATGATAAGACTACCGAATTGATGTGGCACCAGTTAGCAGCGACAGTAGAACCGGAATATAGATAAATAAATATATATTTATTACCAGTAACACTTGATATATCTAAAGACTTTGAGCCAATAGGACTCCAACTCACGATACTATTATTCTCCCAAGCCTTTACTTGATTATTTCCATAAAGATTTACTATTCCATTCGATACACCAAATCTAAATTGTGCATACGAACAACTACCATCATTGACATTTATCGTTAATGTATTCCATGGGGTAAAATCAGTATATAACAAACATTGAGCACTAGAGCCGTTATATCCTCCGTTTAAGACGAGAACAGCGTCTGTTTGTCTTGATTCCGCGCCATAGCCACTTCCACCATCAGTTAAATTTGTATAATGTTCCCATGTTCTTCCTGGGAAACCACCGAAAGTTCTTTTCCAAACTAAATTATTATTGAAGAAAACTTGATTTGATGCCTGGCTATTTAAATATACATTTTGAGTTGTTGATACTTGCGTATTGTTGTAGAATAAAGCCAATATATCACCCCCAACTATTTACCAACTTATCCACAAATTCCCGTCATATCCCATGTTTAAAACGTGCCCATTAATTCTTGAAACAGATATGTTTGGCCATGCTGTTCCAGCCGCGTTAGAAGCAGTTAGATTTAAATAAGACTTGTTTGCATTAGCATAGACAGCACTAACTGAGCCATCTGTACCATTCCAATTGCTATTGTATATTTGAATACTATTACATGAACCAGCCCTTGTGGCGTATGGAGAGGTTATGGTAGATAATACTGCTCCGCTTTTAGATTTTAGTCTAATTGTATTTCCACTAACATCAATAGAAGAGCCGTAAGAAGTCGTTATTGTATTTCCAGAAGCATCTTGACTAGCCTTTGTTGCTGATACAGCACTGTCCGCCGCTGAAGCATTAACCGCATTTCCAGCTAAATCACATGTATCAGCAAAAGAAACCTTGCTTGCTGCTTTATTAGACTTATCTCCAGCATATATAGTTCCGTCATTCGCAATTGCTATCTCTCCATAATTAAGAGAAGCTGGAGCTGCTGGAGAGGCAGTAGTGCTTGATTGTCGTTTATTTTTAATCGCCATAGGTTATTTCCTCCTTGTAAGGAGGAACTCCTCCTTACGAATAACTAATATATAGATTGCCGTTATAACTCATACTAATATTTGATGCTCTAGCAGAATCAGCTTGGTCGGCATGAATACAAGCATAATACTTTCTTACTCCACCATAGTTACCTGTTCCATTATAATTTAAAAACCAAGAGTATGGGTCACCAGCGTGTATAGAAATAGTCATTCCTTTAATATTACCTGTTACGCCAGTAGCATTTGTAGCGTTAGTAGCATTCGTTGCCGTTGTAGCAGTAGTGGCTGAATTAGCTGAATTAGCTGTACCAGCAGAAACAGCATAACTAACTCTGCTAACTGCTTCATTAGAACTGTTCCCTACATAAATAGTTCCATCTTTATCGCAAGCTAATTCTCCGTAGTTTAAACTAGAGGGGGGGGCGGCCGAAGCAGCCGAAGTATTTTGCCGATATATTTTTATTGCCATAATAAACACCTCTTAATATAATCCGCCATCGTAATTAAACTCACCGTTTACTGTAACATTGCTACTGAATGTCGTAGCGCCGCTAACGGTGCCACCACTAAAACTAGTTGAAGACCAAGTTCCATCACCACGAAGGAAAGTAGTGGTATTGCCCGGCAATTTAGGAGCTAATCCAGCGGCAGATGTAGAAACAGCACTATAAGTAGTATTATTATCAGTAAGTTCTATGGTGGCCGCACCAGATTGATTTAAAGTAAAGCTACCCTTTACCGCGCCCGCTTGCTTTACTGTAATGGTCGCATTATTAACAGTGGGTTGGGATGGAATAGCCCAAGTGCCGTCTCCTCTTAAATAGCTAGTTTGTTTTCCAGCGGCTGGTGCGGGGACAAGTCCTGAACCACCAGCGGCACTAGCAGTAGCAGCTTTAAAGTTAGCATACGTTGTGTTAGGAGGGGCTGTCCATGTGCCATCTTCTCTTAGATACTTTGTTGTTCCAGCTGTTGTGCTTGGTGCTGGAACCAATCCAGCTTTAGCTCCTGTGCCAGATTTAACGAACGTTGAATATGTCGTGTCAGTTAGGGCAATTGTTTCAGCGGAAGTCTGATTTAGAGTAAAAGAACCTTTGGATGCGCCGTTTTGTGTAATTGTTATAGCAGGGTTATTTGCAACAGAATCAGTCCATGGAACATTTACAAACGCTTGCCCAGAACTATTAAGTTCAACCGGATAGTTTTTTCCACTTTCAGCATATCCAATTTTAATTAAACCAAGTGTGCCAGAAGTGGCTTGAGAATACGTTGTATTGGTATCTGTCCAAGGCACTTTAACAAATGCCTTACCTTCAGAACTAAGTGAAACAGGATAGTTCTTATCAGAAGCTTCATATCCAATTTTAACAAGTCCAAAGGTTGTTGATGTAGCTTGGCTATAAGTTGTGTCTGTCAAAGGAATGGTTAATCCATTACTCTGGTTAAGACCGAACGCTCCTTTTGAAACCCCGTTTTGAGTAATAGTTATTGTTGAATTATTGACTGTTGGCTGCGAAGGAGAAGCCCAGTTACCATCGCCGCGTAAAAAAGTGTTCTGCTGGTTGGAGGACGGGGCTGGAACAAGTCCAGCCCCTCCGCCGGTTGAAGAAGTTGCTCCTTTGAAAACAGCGTAAGTCGTATCTGTGAATTTTGCGTTTGCTGGAACAGCCGTTAAAACTGTCAATCCATTAACTTTCTCTGCGTTATCTACGATACCGTCCCCATCTTTATCGTAGACTTCTTTTAACATATCACCTTCGCCTAAAACTTCTCCAGTCATATAAAATTCATTATCAAGGTCTACCTCATCTGCCGCTTTCGCAGTAAGGAATTGAGAACGAGTTAGCTTGTTGATTTTTAAAGAACTTAATAAAGTTTCTGTTTTAGTTGGCATCGTCTCACCTCTTAGTAAGTTCCTGCGTCATAATTTAATTCGCCATTTACTATTGAAATGTTCGCGTCTTCTATTGAAATGTTTCCGTTTGATACTGTAATTGGGTGACCGGAAGCATTTATAGTTAATTCGTCGGTCAAACTTGCCGCTCCACCATTAGGTATAGCTCCAATATTCGCTGGGGTTAAATTTACATTACCTGTGCGATAGGTAGATTCTGCGTTACCCTTTACACCTGAAACCGCACCAGATGGGACACTTATTGTCGCCCATGTTCCGTCTCCGCGAAGATAGGAAGTAGTATTTCCAGGGAGTTTCGGAGCTAGGCCGTTAGCACTTGTTGATACTACTCCATAGGTTGTATCGGTAAACTTCGCATTTGCTGGCACCGCTGTCTGGACGGTAAGTCCATTTACTTTTTCCGCATTGTCCACGATTCCATTGTTGTTGGTATCGTAGACATTTTTTAACATATCTCCCGTTCCAGCGGAAGCCATAGCGTCATCAACGTATTTTTTTGTTGCCGGATTATAATTACTGGTTGGAGTATAAGGATTTTTATTATCTAATAATAAAACATCATTTATATTCGCCTTTAGATTTAATTCTCGTTCACCCACAAGCGAAGTATTATAAACCTCGACCTCCCCTCCGGTCAAGACGGTGAGAGGCCCGGCGGCGTTGTCAATGTCCAGCGGGTCCGTAGCGTACACTTCTGGCGTGGCGAGCTGGTAGGCTATTTGTACAGGCGTTCCTGCTTCTTTTTGGGCGGCGAGGTAGGCATTCAACTCAGTTCTGGACGTGATATCGCTGCCGATAAGGCCGAATATAATATCCGTTATCGGCATATTGGATGCATAAACATATCCCCAATTTAAATTTCCATGCTCTGTTTTTGCTTGGCTACAAACAACACCATCACTCGTTTTGATGATATTGTAGGAATTGAAAATCCCATAGGGGCGACCATTGTTTGGATTATAAGCAGCTTGTACATTTTTTCCGTCCAGCTCCGCGAAGCCCGTCTGGTACTCCGCCAAGCACACGTCCAGACCGTTTGTGCCGTCGTAGGCGGTGCTTTGATAGTAGACGGTTAAAGGATTATCGGTAAGGTGCGCTTTAAATTCTTCAATGGAAGTATAATCATCATCTCGAATCATAATGCGTTCGGGTGTGGCTATATTGAAAGCAAAGGTTTTGTCAGTTGTAACGCCAGAAACTCCGTTGTCTGTTATATGAAATTTATATCTATCACAAGCGGCCATTGTAAGTGCATTATCCGTTACCGCGCTTTTATAAAAAAACACACCTTTTGATATGAACCAATTCTCCGTCCCATCCAGCACAATCCTCTTATCATAGACGCTCTTCACCCTCGTCCGGCACACGTCCCTCACGTCGCCAACCTCATGCAGAGCACGGGGGATGGGGAGAGGCGTCACGCTGCCGCGATAGGGTTCGTAGGGCAATGCGGTGTTGCCGAGATTGAGCATGGGATAACACACGAAATCCACAGTATTGCCAGGGGCTACGCTAATGAACGCGATATAATTTTCAATCGCTTCCGCTATCGAAAATGTTTTAGAGCCGCCATTTATCATAACGATAGACCCTTCTGATTGAAGATTCCTTGCGATTACAAGTATCGTTCCACTTGATAGTGCGCCGGCCGTAAGAGTGTATGTTCCGGCTGGAAGGGATAAGTTAGGCGTAAACACAATAGGCGCCCATGTCGTCGCAGTTCCCTTTGCGGTAATACTCCCATCTGTATTAACGGTATAACTGACGCCATGAACGATTCCCGTTGTTGCTTTGTTGGGCAGCAAGTTCCTCCCGCACACATGAACGCTATCCACCCCCGTGAGCGCCACAGGAGCCTCCGTAGTACCGCCCTGAGGGGTTTCGCCGTAGAGGGTAAGAGCATCAATGCGATTCGCGCCCGCGTAGGCGATGGAGACTGGATTACCTTCTAAAACCAATTCTTTACCTAAAGCCAATTCGTCCACATACTTTTTAGTTGTTGCGTGATTGTCTGCGATTGGTGTTTGAATTTCTACTGTTCCAGAGAATTTTGAACCTCCGGAAACAGTTAACCCACCAGAACCAATAATTACGTTTCCTCCACCCATATTTAAATATAGCGGAGCTGAGCTTATGCTATTTTCCTTTGCCATTACTTCGTTACTGTCTATTTCTATATGTGGCTGAGAAGATGTTCCTCCGACTATTAACGCTGGCTGATTATCTAATCCCCCATCCGCATCTTGAGTTTTAGATAGAACTAATGTTCCTGTAACAGTTCCTCCAGTAAGTGGTAAAGCACCAATTCCTGTGGGAGTGGGTTTGTCTGACTCTGAATAAATTCTATACCAGGGAGACCAAGAAGAATTATAACATATCCTATAATATCTTTCAGAGTCTTCAGGAGAGTATGTTGTGATTATTTGAGCTATTCCAGCTCCCGAACTGATTATTTCTAAACCAAAAGCTTGCTCCGTCGGACAATTAATAAATGTCCTTGCGATTTTTACCAGTTCAACATAATAATGTCCGAATGTTTTATAATTATTTAAATCCGAATTTTCTGGTAATGGTATATAATTATAAGTTAAATTCAAATTAATATTGCTACTACCATCAACAGAAGTAGAACCTGTCATAACTCCACTAGTATTAAAAGTCCTAGTTGTTCCCCACTTAGCCGTAGTAATATTAGCACTACCATCAAAAGAAGTTCCATTAATAGTGCGCGCAGTAGATAACTTATCCGCTGTTTCTGAATGATGAACTGTTGGAGAACCGTCAGCAAAACTAACATCTCCATTAGTAGAATCCTCTACAATACCAGCAGTAGTTCCATTTGCTCTATTGATTGAGGTAGATAAATCATAAAGATAATACCAGCCTGCCGCACTTCCAAGAGAGCCATCAGTATAGTAATACAGCAAATCTCTTCTCTTATCACTTGGCAATAAAGTTACCGCAACTGTTACCGCGTCCCACATTTTTGGGCTTGGATAAGTGGCTGTAATTTTCGCTTTCGCGGCGGTATCTATAACGCTCTGAGCAGGCCATTCTGCTCCAGTTACATCAATAGAAAGTCCAGATAAATAGTTGTATTTGGGAATGTTGTCAATTTGAGACTGAATATTTCCTTTTATATTCTTTAAAGACTGGATTTCGCTTGTAGTTACGTCAGTAGTAACAATATTGCCAACATTATCAGTAACTACTGCTAAATTTTTATTGGTTACTGTTATACCGTCCGAACCATATTTGGCATTGTTAATGTTACCTTTAACTATTAAATCTCCCTTTTTATCAGGAGTCCCTTCAACAGTAACATCACCATATACTGGCCCGCCATTCTTACTATAGTAATTATTCTTTACGTAATCAATATTAGTAATCTGTGTTCCAGTTACTTCATCTGGCATTGGAGTTGTCGGAATGCCAGTTAAATGAGGACTATCAATAGGTGCGAACTTGCCGTCCGTTTCGTCAGAATCATAGTAATAAGTTTCAATAAATTCTACGTTTGGAATTCTTTTCTTATTAGTTACGTTCTTTGGAAGAGTTTCATTTAAAACTAAATTGCCACTAGCTTCTCCATCAACAGAATGAATGTAATTTCCGTCTGCTTCGGTTTTATTATAATAGTTTTCCTCTACAAACTCACCTGTCGCAATCTGGCTAGTTCCTAATTTTGTTGCTTTTGGAGCAGTAGGAACACCAACAAGAGGGGCGCTATCAAGAGGTGCGTAGTCTCTGTGTATGTATTCAGCATTAACAAGCCGCTTATCGTTAGCTTCTTTATCAGAAATTGTTTGTGCTTTTGGTTCCCAATCAAGTTTTATAGTAAAATCTCTCAAATCAAGAACTGGATTATCTCCGTTCACATAAACCTTATCTTCTGAATCAGAATTTAATTTCAAAGAACCATCAGCTATTTCATCTTCTGGATAGCCTTTAATACTATGCGTAAAAAGAGTGGTATAACCCTTTAAAGTTAAATCACCAATCATTACGTCTCCACGTTTTCTAACTAAGTGATTAACTACATTATCAAATCTCATTTCTAAATCACATTGAGAAAAAATCATATCCTCTTCTGAGATTGTAGAAATTCCAACGGCAAAGAAATTTGTAATACTATCAAAAGTATATATTCTTCGCGGCCCTCCAGACGCTCTCTCTGATGGAGCATTTATATCAAAAACAACAGGAGAATCTAATTTATATATAACATCTATTGGATTTGAGTATAAGAATCCTTCTAATCCATTCTCATAATCTTGATTCGTCTGACCAGGATTTCTTTGGAGATGTTCATAATTTATTCTTATATAAGCTTTCCCATTATGAAAAGCTATACATTCAGTGTCGCTTACCGCAAAATCATCAATACTTTTCGCAGGCAAAACATTTGAATCTCCATAAATAAGTGAATTTTCTACCCAAGAAGTCTGGCCAAGAGATAGTTCAAATGGTATAGTCGAATTTTTAAACCCGCTTCCCACAACAGAAACAGTCCATCCAGCATTGTAGGTCAAAGTATCCTTCTTTATATTGTGATATATTAATCCTTTATTAAAATCACAATAATCGCTAGCTACAGAATCTAATGAATATAGCGGAGTATCTACTTCTAAATAAAAGTCATTATATTGATTATCATAATAAACTACTGTTCCTAACAAATAATAATTATTAAACTCTTCTAAATCAATCTCTCTTTTATCAGAGAATTGTAATTCTACTCCAACATATTCAACATTGTCTGGAATTGTTATTTTAGATTTGTTTGGTAAAAAGGTTGTTGAAAAAACTCCGTCTGGTTCATTTAAACGATTTACAGAAACCACTTTCAAATTTAAAATTTTTTCGCCATCCTCGAAAGTATAAGTTTCTCCTTTATTCACTTTGGCAGGTTTTGAAGTTCTAACAACAGTATTATCTTCACCGTTATTAAAAGAGCCTATAACTAAATTTCTGTCTGTTAATAAATCTCTGCCAATAACAAATAGATTGATAACATCTATACCTGCTAAAGTAGATTTGTTTTCAAAACTCTTCGCCAAAATTGGGTTTTCTAATCTATGAATTGTTTCTCCATAAATAAGACAATTCAATACATCTGTTTCAATACCATAGTCTTTGTAAATAAGTTTACCTGTTTTTACTATTGGCGCGCCAAGTAATGATTCAGAAGCGTTGTCTGGAATTCCAACCGCATTATCAACATAGTCGAATATATCTGTTGATTTTCCATGCGTATCATAAACGGACTGTAACATATCTCCACTAACTCCAGTGACAGATACCCACTCTCCATTTACCCTAACATAAATTTTACCATCTGTTGGAGCTTCAAATACGTAATCGTCTGGATAGATTCTATACCAATTTCCATTACGACGTGCCCATGTCCAATTCCTTGTATTTTCGTCGTTAGGTGCATCTTCTACATAGCCGTAAAATAAATCTGATTTTTTCACCTTTTGTGTTTCTGATGCGCCTTGAACGTCAACAGGAAGAAAATCATTATCCCCGACAGAGTAAGTCTGACCTAATTGATTTATTCGTTTGTAGGTTGCCAATAAACTCACCCCTTTTCTTTCTAATCTAAAAAAAGAGTAGTAAAACTTATTTACTACTCTATAAACTTATTCTCCTATTTTGTTAATAATATTTTCTAAATCTTTTATAGCTACTTTTATATAACCTTCTCTATAATAGAATCCATTTTCAAAAATTGAATTTATAATATTATAAATAGGTGAACTACCATTAATCTTAAAATTTTGTCCTTCGCAGAAAATTCCTGTAATTCTATGAGCATAAGGCAATGGCATTTCTTTATAAGATTTAAGTTCTTTTTCTTTTTTAAGACTAAGAAATCTTCTTTCTTCCTCTAAATACCATTTAGCTTTTTCTAAATCTTCAACTAAAGTATCAGGATTCTTTTTCCCAGCTCTACAAATATATTTAACGGCATTTCCAAGACAGAAATCTAAATCAAATATTTCTATAAAATCTATAACTTCAAAATGACTGGAATTGTAATGAGATGGATGATTTATATTCTCAATTTTCATTTTCTTCCTCCTAATATAATAATATAAATTATTTTAAAAGTCAAATTTATATTATGACTTAATTTTTTAAATTGGATAATTCTCTTTCTTTTATCTTTCTTTGGAGTGCAGAGGGATTTCTTTCTTTTTCTTTCTCTTGTACTCCACTCACTTAGATATCCTGTCTGCGATTGTACTTGCCACATAGCTTTCATCTTTTATCTTCGCTACAAAGCCCTCTGCCGTAATCCAACCTAAAATACTTTGAATCAAATCCTTAGTTTTTCCTTCTCGTCCAATATCAACATGGATTTCCACGTCCGCGCGAATACCTTCCTCATGGAAATACTCGTTTAATTCCCGCGCAATTTCAAGGCTTTTTTCTGTTTCAGTAAAAATCTTTGTATTAAGATTCTTTATCTTTGGTAGCATATCTATATGATAAAAGAATACTCCTCCCCGACCCTCATTAATAAGACAAATTACAACTACCATTTTAGTCTTATATGTATTCTGAGAATCTGTTCCAACAATAACTTTATAGTTGCCTTTCTCTTGGAGTATTGTCTTTTTTAAATATTTAAAAACTTGCTCTTTTTCAAGAGTTCCATAAGTTGGACTTTTAAACTTCATAACTATCTTTCCTTTACATCAATTTTTCTCTTTCATTAACAGCTAATTCATCAACTAATTCATTATAATAATTGCCTGCGTGGCCTTTTACTTTTGAAATTGTTATTTGAGGATTTCTAAAATAAGGAATAAGTAATTCCCACAAATCCCTATTTGCTACTGGTTCTTTCTTGCTATTTTTCCATCCATTCCGTTCCCAAGTGGCATACCATTTATTAAGATAACAATTACACAAATAAGCACTATCTGTATATAAAACTACCTCATCACTAAAAGAAAGGTCAGGTATCATTTTTAGTCCTTCAATAGCGCCAGTAAGTTCCATTCTTTGGTTAGTAGTTGGCATTTCTCCGCCGCTTCTTATTTCATATTCTTGATTTTCCTCATCTTTAATAAGAATTGCGGCCCAACCTCCTTTTGCGTTTTGTCTCCCATTATTACTAGTCGCGCCATCAGTATAAATACAATACCTCATTTCGATTCACCTTTCTTCTAAATTTTCTTTTATTAAATTTCTTATCTGCTCTAATAGAATTTAATCTGGCTCTTTGACAATAATATTTTCTAGCAAACTTATCTTCGCGAGTTATTTTTTTATGGTAATTATTTTTCATATAAATTAACTCCTTTACAATTATATTATACCATAAAATCGTAAAGGAGTCAAGTTCTTACTTAATTCAATTTTCCGCTCATTTCGGCAATAGCTATGTGCATATCTGTCAATTTGTCCCCACAATCATCAATTTTTCTACCTAAACTCTTTTCCGTGCTTACGGCTTCATCAACCTTTGAATTTAACAACTCTAACATTGCTTGGGTGCTTTTTAACGCGGCAGTATTATTTTCAATAACTTTATTTGAGTTATCTAGCGTTTTTTCATATTGAGCTGTTATTTTAGAAATTTCTGCCGTTTGCTTTGAATTATCCCTAATCAAATCTTCAAAAGCCTTATAACGGGACGGAGCTACTTTCCAAAAGTAATAAACAAAGAAAACAATTAATCCAATACACATTATCAAATATAGTGGTGTACCAACTAATTTATCAACTATGTTGAAAAAACCTTCAACATCCTTCATAGAGTCACCTCCCTCTAAAGAATAAGTAAATTTATTTAATTCTCCATCTATATTTTCGTTTCTCTTGACTTTTTAGTTATTTTATGGTATAATATAATTATAAAAATGAAAAGAGGTATTTGAATGGAAAATTTGTTTGAATTGTCACCAGAGAAATATTGGGATTTCCCATCGTCATATTCAAAAGAAAGAAAAGAAAGTGAAATCTTGACTAGAATTGCTAGCGATGATTATATTGCTTCATTGAAAAAAGATGGTCATTATAATCGAACAGTAATTTCAAATGGAAGAATTGCTATGCAGAGTAGAACTATTTCAAGAGTAACAGGCGAATATGCTGATAAAACTGCTCATCTTCCTCATATTCTCAAAAGCATTGAAAAAATTCCAGAAAATACTATTATTATTGGAGAACTTTATCAGCATGGAAAAACGAGTAGTGATATGACCTCTGTTCTTCAATGCTTGCCAGATAAAAGTATAAAGCGGCAACAAGGAGAATATGGATATGTATATTACTACATCCATGATTGCTGGTATTTCAATGGGAAAAATTTACTGAATTCTCCTTATCAAGATAGAATTAAATTTGTCGAGTATATTTTTAAAAATTATTTGGAAGATAACGAGTATATTGAAATGGCAGAATATGCTAAAACGCCAGAAGAAATTACAAATCTTCTTAATTACGCAAGAGAAAATGGAGAAGAAGGTATTGTAATGATAAGAAAGGATGCGACAGTTAATCCTGGTAAAAGAACTGCGTGGAAAACTATTAAGGTTAAGAAAGAATTGGAGAAAGAAGTTGATTGTTTCTTGACCGGACATTACAAAACACCTACTAGACTTTATACTGGTAAAGAGCTTCGTAGCTGGATTTATTGGGAGGATTTAAAAACTGGGAATCTCGTATCTGGAAAGCTATTTGAAGACTACGAAGCTGGGCGCCCAATAGAACCCGTTACAAAACCTTACTACTTTGGATGGGCTGGCTCTCTCGAACTTGGGATTCTTCATAATGGGAAAGTTGAAGAATTAGGGTATGTTTCTGGTGTCAACGACGAAATTAAACAAGCCATTGTTGAAGAACCAGACAAATATTCTATGCGACCCTGTAAAGTTACAGCAATGGAATTTACCGAAGATAAGAAGTTGCGGCATCCTCGTTTTGTTGAATTTAGGGATGATATAAATATTGAAGATTGTAATTGGGAAAAGATTTTCGGAGAGGAGTAAGTATGTCAAAACCTATCACATGGGGGAAATTTAAAGACTTGTTTAAAAACTGTTCTGATGATACAATTATAAATTTATCTTTTCTTATGTCTTTTGAAGATATAAAAAAATGGTTTGAAGAAGAGATTAATAAAGAAAAAAGTGAAATATTTTTAAAAGCATATCAATCTTGTATTGATAACGAAATAAGAACAAAGTATGGTTTTGAAAAAGAAGACTGTTGTTTGGTTTGTAAATATAGTTTTGACTATTATGGATGTTCATTAGAACCTGTTAAAAACAGTAAAATGAAAATTGGAGATATTTGTCCTTTGTTTTCTAAATAGAAAATAGCCATTTCCTTAAACGGGAATGGCTATACTTTTACTTTAATTTTGGAGAGATTTCTCCAAAAGGAGGACGTTTTACTTGAAGCTAGTTGATACAAACGTATTATTAGATTATCCCAGAATCATCGAAAATTATGATGATATTGTTCTTCATATTTCTGTTCTAAAAGAATTAGACAATTTGAAGAATAAAAATCAAGAGGTTGGGAAAAAGGCCCGAAAAGCATCCAATTTAATTTTTGCCAATAAAAATAAAATCACTTTTAATAAAGATATTATTAGAGATGATTATGTTGATGACGTGTTAATTTATTTAGCTAAGAAAAATAAATATATAATCGTATCAAATGACATTAACATGTTAATAAAATGCGAATTTGAAAATATCGAAAGTATGACATATTCATATCCAAGTGATAATTATGATGGTATTACCAGATTAGAGGCCAATAGAGATAATGAAACTATTGCTAGAATTTATGAGGGCGGGCCTTGTAATTTATCTCTCCATGAAAATGAATATGTTTTTATTTATGACGAAAATAATGTGGATATTTTTAAAAATAAGAAAAATGAATTAATCAAGTGTCCTTATTTAGCTATTGACCAAACAGAGTATAATGAAAAAGTAAAACCTAGGAATCCAGAACAAAGAGCATTAATCTATACTCTTTTGGATAAAGATAATACTATAGTATTCGCAACAGGTAACTATGGAACAGGTAAATCATATCTGCTCTACTCTTTTGCTCTTCACGAATTAGCAAAAGGTTCAATAGAAAAAATTGTAATTGTCCCAAATAATGCTCAAAACGAAAATACTAGGGAATTAGGAACCTTGCCTGGGGATATGTTTTCTAAAGAAATAGTTTACATGGGACAGATTATAGATATAATCGGAGATTCAATAGAAGTTGAAAGGTTATATAACGATGGCTTGATTGAAATTATGCCAATAGCAGTAGCAAGAGGCCGCAATCTAGAGAATTGTATTGTTATTGTAAACGAAGCTCAAAATCTTACTGACGACCATATTAAACTATTAATTGCTCGATGCGCCGAAGGAACTAAAATATTCTTTGATGGTGATGTAAAACAAACAGACGCGAAAGTCTTTAGGGATAAAAATGGCCTTAAACTTTTAACAAAATTAAAAGATAGCGAAAAATATAGCGATTTATTTTCGATGGTTAGGCTTGAATCTATTGAACGTAGTAGAACAGCTCAAGCAGCACAATATTTAGACGAAGTAGAATAAAATCTAAAGTCAAGCATTAATTTGCTTGACTTTTTCTTTATTTTATGATATAATTATATTAGGTAAGGAGTGAGAAAATGATTGATGAACTAGAAAAGGAATTTCGTTCTATTGGAATTGAAATCAAAAGTCATGGATATTATAAAACAATAGGAGAAATATTTGTTGAGTTAAAGAAAAAATGGAATTTTATTCCTTTAGATAATAGAGATGATTTTATTACGAATGTTTCTATTTTACTTGAAGGTGGTGATATGATTGAATAATTATACTATAAATGATATTGAATCTCTCTCTTTTAAAGATGGAGTTCGACAACGTAATATCCATCATTTTATGTCGCCGTATGAAAATTTTATAATTTAAAATTTCACGTCTTACTTATAAGTATAGAGGTGATATTATGGGTTTCATTTATAAAATAACAAATTTAACTAATAATAAATGTTATATCGGACAAACAAGACGAAATTATAAGGATAGATGGGCAGAACATAAACGAGATAAGAATAAAGAACCATATTGTAATTGGCCACTTTATCGAATGCTAAACTCAGTTGATGAAAAAATGATAAAATGGGAAGTTATAGAAGAAATTAATAATGATATATTAAATGAAAGAGAACAATATTGGATTTCTTATTATAATAGCTATTTCAATGGATATAACGCAACTCTAGGCGGGGATAGTAATTATAAACATGATTACCAAGAAATCTTATCATATTGGTTAAACGAAGGCGAGAAAAATTTCACTAAAACTGCCGAATATTTTAACAGTAATAAAAGTTACATTTCAAAAATTATTCATAATTTTGGATATAAAACAAGAAGTTGGTCAGAAATAAATGGTAATAACCATGAAACAACAAAAAGAAAGGTTAATCAAATTGATTTATTAACTGGAAAAGTATTAAATACATATGAATCTCTTACTAAAGCAGCTATTGCGATGGGAGATGTAACTATAACAAAAAGTCTATCGAACATTTGTAATGGTATAAGACCATCACTATATGGCTATGGGTGGCAGTATGCTGAAGACATAGGGAAACCTATTTATCTTAACAAACAGCAGAAGTGGATTATATTACCAGAGAAAAATCTAAAATTTAATGACCAGTCCGAATGTGCTGATTGGTTTATTGAAAATAATATCTGTAGGTCTAAAAATCGCTATAAAGTAAGCTCAGCAATTAGATACGCATTAAATCATAGCGGTCTATATTTTGGAATAAAATTAGAAGAAAAAGAGAAGGTGATTTATACTTATTATGAACAGTAATTATGGAATAAACGATATTCAAACGCTATCCTTCAAAAATGGGGTCCGTTCAAGGATTGCAATGTATCTCGGCTCCGCAGACATGATGGGAGTATATAACGCTATACAAGAAATTATATCTAATAGCGTTGATGAATATTATATGGGCTATGGAAAAGAAATTAAAATAGAATTGGGTCCTAATAATATGGTGGTTATCACAGACAAGGGCAGAGGAATTCCTTTCGGTATTAGAGAGGATGGTTCAAATGTGCTTGTAGATATCTTTTCAAAAGCTCATACTGGCGGCAAGTTCAATGATAAGGTATACAATTCAGTTGCTGGACTTAATGGTATAGGCGCGAAGGCAACTTGTCTTTCCTCTCTTATATTTAATGTTAGCGTAGTAAGAGATGGACACCGTGCGCAAGCCTCATGGGAAAAAGGAGAACTAATATCTTATAAAGAAGAAGATTGGAGTAACAAAGAAGAACATGGAACATCTATCCAATTTTCTCCTGACCCAGATGTATATAATGTAGAACCTATTGATATTAAGTTTGAAGAGCTATGTAAAAAATGTAAGAATCTTTCTTATCTTACAAAGGGACTTACTTTTTCTCTCGAAAGCGGAGATAAAAAAGTAAGTTATTGTGCTCAGAATGGTTTAATTGATTTAATAGAAGATAACGTTTCAAATCCTGTTCATCAAACTCCAATTTATTTTGAAATGAAAGATGGAGACGAACAAGTTGAAATAGCCCTACAATGGACAAGAAATAGGGAACATGGTTTTACCTTTACAAACGGACTTTATCATAGTGAAGGCGGAACAAGCCAAACAGGATTAAAAACAGCCATTACTAATTTTATGAAAAAGCAAATCAAGAGTGGGATGGATGGTGATATGGCTAGGACAGGATTAGTTTACGCTGTAGCTTGTAAAACACCAAATCCTTCTTTTGCTAATCAAACAAAAACAAAAATCAATAATACTTCTCTAAGGGGATTAGCTCAAAGAGCTACTACTCAGGCATTAGAGAATTTTAAAAATATCTATCCTGGCGAATTTGAAAAGATTCTAACTTTTCTATTGAAAGAAAAGAAAGCAGAAGAAGCTGCGCAAAGAGCAAGAAAACAAGTTCTTGAAGCCACAAAAGACATAGAAAAAAACCAAAAGAAAAAAGTATTTTCTTCTGACAAGTTGAAGGACGCAGAGTTTTTAGGTTCAGATTCTATTCTCTTGATTGTGGAGGGAAATTCCGCGGCAGGAGCTATGGCCTCAGCTAGAGATGTGAAGAAATATGGTATTCTTGGAATTAGAGGCAAGATTATTAATTGTCTTGCTCATCCAGAAGAAAAAATATTTGAGAACGAAGAAATTAAGCTACTTCTTAGTGCCATGAATATAGTTCCTGGAAAATACGATTCTAAGAAATTGAGATATGGGAAAATTGCTATATGCACTGATGCTGATTCGGATGGATACCATATAGGACTGTTGATTATGTCTGCTTTACGTTATCTTGCTCCTCAATTTCTTGAAGAAGGAAGGCTTTGTTGGTTACGTTCTCCTTTATATGTAGTCCATAATAAAAAGAATAGCTACTATTTTACTGATGAAGAATTTAATTCGGCAAGAGGGAAAATAAAGGGAGAAGTAAAAAGAGCAAAGGGTCTTGGAGGTTTAAACGCAGAAGAAGCTCACGAATCAATGTTTACAGAAGAATATCAAAGACTAGATGTTCTTTATCCAGATGTCGAATCTATCTCTCTTTTGGAAAATTTAATGGGGACCGACGTTGAGCCAAGAAGAGATTTCATTTTTAGTAATATTGATTTTTCTACAATAAGGGAATAAGGAGATTAAAATGGAATTAACACCTGTAATTAAAGAATCTTTTGCTCAGTATGCTGGGGCAGTTCTTCAATCAAGAGCACTAATTGATGTTCGTGATTGCTTAAAGCCGTCAGCTAGACAAATTTTTTACTCTATGAATCTCAATAAACTTACTCATTCAAAACCATTTAAGAAAACTAATAATGCTGTTGGCTTGGCAATGGCGGACTTCTATGTCCATGGTGATGCCTCTTGCGAAGGAGTGATAATGCGCGCGGGTCAGCCGTTTGCCATGAGATATCCTCTTGTTGAAGTTGAGGGCAACTATGGTAATCTGATTGAAAGTGGCAACTGGGCGGCCCCTCGCTATACAGAATCAAGACTTTCTACTTTTAGCAATCTTCTTTTCTCTGATATAGAAAAAGAAGTAATTCAAGAGTGGAGAAATAATTATGATGATACAAAACAGTATCCTTCCGTATTATCAAGTAAAGGATTTTATAATATTGTAAATGGGACGGTGGGAATCGGAGTAGGCGCAGCGGCGTCCATCCCATCATTTAATCTAACAGAAGTAAATAATGCGATGATTAAACTCCTCCAAAATCCAGATATAGACTTTGAGGAAATTTATTGCCGCCCAGATTTTCCTACTGGAGGAGTTATTTTAAATGAGGATGAGATAAAGGAATCTTTAAAAAATGGTAAGGGCAAATCTTGTAAAATCCGTTCTGTTATTGAGTTTGATTCCGATGAAAATTGTCTTGTTGTAAGAGAAATACCGTATGGAGTATATACTAATACAATATGTGGAGAGCTAGAACATATTCTTAATTCAGAGGAACGTCATGGGATTGAAAGATTTAATGATTTGACAGGAAAGCAACCTTGTATTAAAATATACTTAACAAAAAAGGCGAATCCAGCACAAGTATTGAGATTTCTTTATAAAAATACTTCTCTTCAATCTTATTTTGGGATTAATATGACAATGCTTGAGAATGGAAGATTTCCAAGAGTATTTGGTTGGAAAGAAGCTCTTCAATCTCATATTACCCATGAAAAAGAGGTTTATAGAAAAGGATTTGAATTTGATTTAAGGAAAATAAAAGCAAGAATCCATATTATTGATGGTATACTTATTGCTCTTGCGAATATTAATGAAGTTGTTGAGACAATTAAAAAGTCAGCTTCTACTATTGAAGCAAATAAAAAGCTACAAGAAAATTTTCTACTTTCAGACGTCCAAGCAAAAGCAGTTCTAGAAATTAAACTTTCTCGTTTAGCTCATTTGGAAGTTGAGAAACTACAAAAGGAAAAAAATGAATTAGAAAAGGAAAAAGAGAGATTAGAAAATATCCTTAGTAATGATGAATTACTTAATCAAGAACTCATCAATGGATGGAATGAAGTTGCTAGAAAATATGGAGATGCCCGTAGAACAAAAGTATTAAATATTGAAAAGGAAGATGAAGAAGAACCAATAGAGAAAAAACAGTTGGTTATTTACTTAACTAATTTAAACAATATTTATGCTTATGAAGATTCCATGCTTATTTCACAACGGCGCGGCGGAGTAGGAACAAAATTAAAACTTTCTAATAATGAATTTATTAAACAAACCATTACTGAGACAAATTATAATAATTTACTAGCTTTCACCAATAAAGGAAAAGTATATAATTTAATTTTAGATGAAGTTGAGTTAAATGTGAAAACTCCAATTAGTTCTATTATTGAATTAGAAGACGGGGAAATCGTCTCAACTCTTGTTTCTGATGAAGGAACAATTGATAGCGAATATATTCTTTTTGTTACTAAAAATGGAACAGTTAAAAAAACAGAATTAAAAGAATATCGTTTTAAGAAAAATAGCGGAATTAGTGCCATAAAGCTTAGAGAAAATGATTCTATTAAAAATGTTTTTCTTATCAATAGTGATGATTGTATTGGAATATCTTCCAAAAATGGTTATTTTGTTTATTTCCCAACAAGAGAGATACCAGCAACTGGCCGCGCCACTATTGGACTAAAAGGAATAAATTTAAAAGATGATGAAGTATGCGGTGCTGTTATTATAAATGATAAGGTAAAAGAAATAGTATCAGTTACTAAAAACGGTTTTATAAAAAAAACTCCTATCACAGATTTCTCTAGAGGAACAAGAGGGAACAAAGGAATTATAGTTCATAAATTAGATAAAGACGACGAAGTTGTTTCTGTTACTTCTACTACCGAGTCAGATAAAGAAATTATCGTATCAAGCACAAATAGTATTATAAAATTTGGTCTAAGCGAAGTTCAATCTTCTAGTAGAAATACAATAGGAACTCACTCTATTAAATTAAAAAGTAACCAAAGTATAACTGGAATGGTGGTGATATAAGTGCAAGAGAAATATTTAAAATACTATAATGAATTAAAAGCATCAATCCAAAGAGTTCTTGATGATATTTATGATATGCTTGATGCGACTGAACAAGCTGGTATTTCTGACTCTCGAACAGAAACGCTTAAAAAAGTCGCAGACAAATATGAGGAACTTTTAAAGAGATTTAGAAATAAAGAAGAAATGACTGATTTTGAACAAGCGGAAATACTAATTATTGTAAATCAAGTTATTACTTCTATGGAATCACAAAGAACCAAGCTAACTAAAGCCATTAACGGAATGAAAGATATAAAGTTAAAATTGTGAAAAGTATACAAATTTACACTTAAAAACTTGATTTTTTTGTGAATATATGGTATAATATATATAGTGGTTAAGGAAAGCCACAGAAAAATAAAAAAACTTTTTAAAAAGAATTTTGGAGGAAAACAAAATGACAGACAATAGCAGAAAAGTATTTGATTTCTTGAAGGAGCATCATGGTGCGAAGATGACAGCACAGGAACTTGCCAAGGAGCTTGACGTTACCATCAGCGCTGTAACTGGTTCAGTTAACGGTCTTGTAAAGAAGGGTTATGCGATTCGTGAGGAAGTTTCTACTCAGAATGCCGATGGTAAGCCCGTTATTACAAAGTATATTTCTTTGACTGATGCTGGTCTTGCCTTTGACCCTGACGCAGTTGTTGAAAAGGCAGAGAAATAATCTAATAGCTTTATAATAAATATAAAGTTATTGGGAGGAAAAAAATGTTAAAACAATCTAAAAACGAAGTAATAATTGAAGGTATTCTTAACGAAGTAGACCTAGAAGTAAAGAAAGACAAGAGTGATAGAACTTATATTAGTGGTAAAGTTTTTTTCCTTGTCCAGCAAACCATTAATGGTGTAGAAGATATTGATATCATCCCTGTTAATGTTTTCGCGTATGAATTGACTAAAGCAGGCAAGCAGAATCCTGCTTTCAAGAGTGCTAAAGATTTGTTAGATAATTATAAGTCTGTTAGTTCTCTAGGTGGCGGGCATGAAGCAATTGAAAATGCCGATAAATATATGGTTACTGGTGCTAATATCGCCGTTAATCAGTTTACCGCGGCAGATGGTAGAGAAGTTACTTATCCTTTGATTAGGGGTAGCTTCTTCCAGAAAGTAAGTATGAATAAGTCTCTCCAGCCAGAGGCTTCATTCACTCAAGAGATTTTGATTAAGAAAATCGAGCCAGAGGTCAAAGATGACGTTGAGACTGGTAGACTTCTTATCGACGGTATAGTTATTCAGTATGGTGAGATACCCGATATTATCACTTATGTTGTTGCTAGTAAAGAAGCAATTGATTATATTGATAACAATTGGGCACCAGAAGATACAGTAAAGATTAGTGGTCGTATCCGTTGGTCAGTTACTGAGGATACAATTGAAGATAATACCGAAGTTGGTTTTGGTACTCCCGAAAAGAGAGTTGTTCAGAAAACACTCAGAGAGTTTGTTATTACAAGTGGTTCTGGTAGCTATCCTGAAGAAAGCAGCTATAACACAGAAGAGGTTGTAGCAGCTTTACAGAAGAAGAAAGAGAACTATGAGGCAAAGCAAAAGGAAAATCAAACTCCTAAGGCGTCCCCTCGCTCTCGTGGATTCTAAAACAAATGGGTAGCAAGAATAATCTTGCTACCTTTTCTTTATTTTGGAGGTAATATTATGGCAGTAGATTTATTGAATTTGGAACCAACTAAAGTAAGTAGAGATTTAAAAGGTAAGTATATACTCATCTATGGGTTGCCTAAAACTGGAAAAACTTCTTTAGCAGTTAGATTTCCAAAATCCTTTTTATTAGCTTTTGAAAAAGGTTATAATGCTTTAGCGAATGTTATGAAATATGATATTCCTAATTGGAGAACCATGAAAGAAGTTTTACGCGAATTGCGCAAACCGGCAGTTCAAGAGAAATTTGATAGCGTGATTGTTGATACTGCTTCTATTGCTTGGGAGAAATGTGCTGATTATATCTGCGCTCAGCACGGTGTAAATGAGCTAGGTGACGTTGCTTGGGGTAAAGGATTTTCAGCTTGTAAAAAGGAATTCCAAAAAACACTTCAAGAAATTTCAATGCTTGGTTATGGTATCGTTTTCTTGGCTCACGCAGAAGAGAAAACTCCTATGGGCGGGAAAGAAGAAGATATGTATATCGCACCCAATCTAGATAAGCGTCCTTATTCCATCATTAATGGAATGGTAGATATCATTGCTTGTATTGATATTGATAAGGAAACACGAGAACGTTTTCTTCAAATGAGGTCTACGCCAGCGATTTTCGCAGGAAGCAGATTTAAATATATGCCAGCCCGCATCCCTCTTTCTTATGAGAATCTTGTCGATGCTCTTGGTGAAGCCATTGAAAAAGAAGGAGAGGCTAGCGGCGGAAGAATTGTTGATGAAAGGGTTGATTTAAAAGAGGAAAAAGAACGCTCTTTTGAAGAGTGTATGGATGAAGCTAGAGAGCTTTGGACCGTTATTCAAGATAAAGACCCCTCTGACGCAATGATAGACAAACTTTTAAAGATTGTCGAAAATAATTTTGGTCAGAAAATTAAACTTTCGACAGTATCTCCAGAACAGCAAGATTTGTTAGAACTAACAATTCTTGATTTGAGAGATTTGAAAAATAGTTTATAAGATAAGGGGATATAAGTTTCGACTTATATCCCTATTTTGTTGACATTTTCTCAAAAGTGTGTTATAATGGAGTAAAGGATGTGATATAATGGCCAGAGCACCAGTAAAATGTCTATATTGCGGAGAAATTTTTGATAGGAATAAAGAACCTTGTCAAAAAATAGGACTAAGATATGCTCATCAAGAATGTTATGATTTAAATTTTACAGAAGAGGACGATTATAAAGAAAAAATATATCAATTTGTAAAAAAAATATTTGGTCCAGATTATAAATATCAATCAATAGAAAGTCAAAGAAAAAATTTTCTAAAAAAGGGAATGACTAATAAAGGCATATATTACACCTTAAAATACTACTTTGAGATTCAAAATGGTTCTATTGAAAAATCGGCTGGTCGCATAGGCATAGTGCCATATGTCTATGAAGAAGCCCAGGAGTATTATGAGAAAATTGATAAAATGGCTAGAAATTTAGCTGAGTCAGTTCAACAGGCAATGAAGGAAAGAATAGTTGATGTTGATTTAATTGAGACACAACAGAGTCAAAAGAGTCGAAAAATAGATATGAATTCTTTAGAGTAAGTAGGTGATATTATCGAAGGGTTAGTTGATAAAACAGCAATTATGCAGGTATTTGGATGCATAATGCAAGACCCGCTACTTTTGGCTCAAGTAGATAAATATAGACTAGATATAAATGATTTTGATACCAGATTTAGTAAAATAATTTATAGTAGTCTATATAATATGTATGTAGATGGAGCAAGAGTAATCACTCCTTTGGACATTGATAATTATTTGGAGTCATATAGGGATTTAAAAATTACTTTTGAAGAAAATAATGGGATTCAATATGTTCAAGATTGTGAAGAAATTGCCGATGTAGTAAATTTTAATTATTATTATCAAAGAGTAAAAAAATTTAGTGCCTTGCGAGCATTACAAAAAGATGGGTTTGATATTAGCGAATTCTATTGTGACGATATTTTAAATAGAAATTATACTAATATCCAAGAGAGATTTGACACATTGAACGTTGCCGATATTTTTTCAGAGATTAAGAAAAAACTTTTTGGACTAGAAGAAAAATATGTTACTTCTTCTACTAGCGGGGCATCAAAAGCAAGCGATGGACTTTTTGATTTAAAAGAACAATATAAGAAAACGCCAGAAATTGGTTTACCGTTACAAGGTCAAATATATAACACTGTTGTAAGAGGCGCGCGAAAGGGTAAATATTATCTTCGGTCAGCTCCAACGGGCGCAGGTAAGACTAGAATGATGGTTGGCGACGCTTGTGGATTAGCTATACCAATTTACTATGATAACAGAATAAAGCAATGGATAAATAGAGGCTACGCAGAAAAATGCCTTATAATTACAACAGAGCTAGATAAAGATGAGATTCAAACTTTAGTCTTGGCGTATGTAAGCGGGATAAACGAAGATACCATTCTTAATGGTACTTACACTTTTGAAGAAGAAGAAATAGTCAACAAAGCAATAGAAATCATCAATGAATATTCAGATTATTTACAATTGGAAAAAATGCCTGACCCGAATATTACTCAAATAGAAGCTGTTGTTAGAAAGCAATGTTTGGTTAATGGAGTTCAAAATGTTTTTTATGATTATATCTTCTCTAGTCCTAGTCTTTTGAATGAGTATCAAGCATTGAGGATTCGTGAGGATGTTATATTAACAATGTTATCTACCGCATTAAAAGATTTAGCTTCAGAATTAAATATTTTTATGATGTCTAGTACACAGCTAAGTGGCGATTTTGAAAATAAAAGAGGTATTAGAAATCAAATGTTTCTTAGAGGCGCAAAAGCGGTAGCAGATAAATGTGACGTTGGAGTAATTACAACTTGGATGGGACAAGAGGAAACGCAAATTATGCAAGGTTTGGTAAGTAAATTAAATTGTGAAATGCCAAATTATGTAACCGACGTATATAAAGCGCGCAGAAGTAAATATAAGAATATTAAAATTTGGAGTCATGTAGATTTGGGCACTTGTAGAGTTGAAGATGTTTGTATAACAGATGGATATTATAATCCAATACCAGATTTTATTACTTTGAAGTATGAAAAACTGATAGCAGAAGAAAAAGATTTTGTTCGTATGGAACCAGAGAAAAAAAGTGAAACTTCTATTGAAATTGAAAAACCAGAAAAGAAAAAACCTAGCTTAGATGATTTTTGAAAAGAGGAATTTGAATGAAAGTTGATTTGGATGAATTAAAAAAACAACTAGATTCTAATGAAATTATTAATATAATAAAAACATTAGTTCCAGATTTAAGATATGAAGAAACAAACTCCTATTTAATTCTTCCAACTATTTGTCATAATAAAAATTCAGAAGACGCAAGTATGAAATTATATTATTATTTTAATACTCATTTATTTTTCTGTTATACAGAATGTAATTCTTCTTTTGATATTTATGAGTTAGTTAAAAAAATTCTCGATTTAAGAGATATGCCGTCAGATTTCACAGAAGTGTTTAATATAATCACGAGAAATACTGATAAAATATATAACTTAAATGAAGAAGAAGTAGAAGGAAAATACCATTCATTCTTAGATAGATATGAAAAGAAAAATCAGAATGTTAATTTTAATATATATAACAAAGAATTAATTAACTTTTTTGAAGATTATATTTATCGAGGCTGGTTAGACGAAGGGATATCTATAAAATCAATGGAAAAATATTATATCCGCTATTCAGTTTCAAGAGAGCAAGTAATAATCCCTCATTTTGATATTGATGGAAATTTAATTGGAATAAGGGGAAGGAATTTAAATGATTTTGCTCTTTTGAATGGTAAATATATGCCTGTAAAGATAGAAGGAAAGTTTTATAGCCATCCATTGAGCTATAATTTATACGGTTTAAATTTTACAAAAGAATCAATAGCAAGAAAAAAAATAGTCTTCATTTTTGAAGGCGAGAAGAGCACTTTATTGTCAGATTCATGGTATGATGAAAATAGTGTCGCTGTATCAACTTGCGGAAATAAACTTAATAAATTTCAAGTAAATTTGTTAATGAAGCTAGGAGTGCGCGAAGCAATCATTTGTTACGATAGAATGAATAAAGATAGATATGACGATTCATATTTTAATAAACTTTATTCTTTATGTAAAAAGTATTCAAATTATATGAATTTTTCTTTTATTTATGATAGAAATTGTATTCTTGAATATAAAGCTGCTCCAGTGGACAGTGGCAAGGAAACGTTCGAGAAATTATTACAACAAAGGGTAGTGGTTAAGTAAATGTATTATAGACTAAATGAAAGAGTTGTAAATAGCGGGAATTATATAAAAGATATTTTAGAAGCTAGAGGAATAAATAATATTGACGAATATTTAAATCCGTCAAAAGAAGATTTATTTCCTGCTGATAAATTAAAAAATATAGACAAGGGAGTAGATTTATTATTAACTCACTTAAAAAACAATTCAAAAATTTATGTAGTTGTGGATTGTGATAATGATGGAATTACATCCGCAGCAGGGCTAATTTTATATATAAATAATATATATCCAAATGCCAATATATATTGGACCATGCATGATGGCAAACAGCACGGTGTTGAGTTATCTAAAGTAGAAGAAGATACTAAATTAGTCATAATTCCCGATGCAGGAAGTAACCAATATGAGGAACATAAGGAACTATCTGATAGAGGGATTGATGTTTTAGTAATTGACCATCACGAAAGTGAATATTATAGTGATTATGCAATAGTGATTAATAATCAAATGTGTGATTATCCAAATAAGTCTTTAAGTGGAGCTGGTGTAGTTTATAAATTTTTACAAAAGCTAGATGAAGTTCTTAAAATAGATTATGCAGACTTATTTTTAGATTTGGCTGCTACTGGTATTGTTGGAGATATGATGTTACTTCAAGACTTAGAAACCAGATATATTGTAAGTTATGGTCTGTCACATATAAATAATTTTGGACTAAAAACACTAATAAAAAAACAGGAATTTTCTATTGGTGATATAAATAATATTTCTCCAAATGATATTTCTTTTTATATCACACCACTTATTAATGCCATTATTCGAGTTGGAACGATGGAAGAGAAAGAAACTCTTTTTAAATCATTTATAAGTGGGCAAGAATTAGTTCCGTCAACAAAGAGGGGGCACAAAGTAGGAGATACAGAAGTTTGCGCAGAACAAGCTGCTAGATACGGAACTAACTGTAGAAGTCGTCAAAATAAAATTCTTGATGCAGGAGTAGATTATTTAACATTTAAAATTCAAAAGGAAGAACTTAACGATAATCAAATTATTTTCGTTAGGTTAGATGAAGAAGAAGAGGAAAGAATTCCCTCTGAATTAACTGGTCTTATTGCCATGAAATTAGTTCAGAAATTTGGAAAGCCCACTATTGTTACACGCTTGGGGAATGATAATGAATGGTCTGGTTCGCTACGTGGATTGAACAATTCTGATTTTTCTGATTTTAAAGGTTTCCTTAATGAAAGTGGAATGTTTACCTATGCAGAAGGTCATGCGAATGCTGCCGGTGTAAAAATTAACAATTCAAAAGTTGATAAATTTATTGAATATTCAAATGATAAACTATCTAATTTTAACTTCGGAGAAACAAGTTATATAGTTGATTATGAATTCAATAGTGAAAATCTTTCTGATATTTATAATATGGCAATTCAATTAGATGAAATAAAATCTATTTGGGGACGGGGAATTGAAGAACCAAAAATTGCTATTAATGGACTTTCGTATACTTCTGATGATATACAAGTTATGGGAAGAACAGCAGATACATCTAAAATTACAAAAAATGGAATATCATTTATTCGATTTAAAGATTCTATCTTTGCAAATAAAATAACTAAATATGATTATGGCATCATAACTTTGATTGGAAGAGTTCAAATTAATGAGTGGGCTGGAAGAAGAAGCGCGCAAGTTATAATAGAAGATTATGAAATTTTAGATGATAGATGCTCATTTTAAATTATTTCTTGACAAAAGTTAATTTTTGTGATATAATTATTATAGAAATAAGAAATTATGCTAAATTATTTATTGAGAAAATTAGAAAGAGAGGTGATGCTAAGCAATGATGGGTTATTTTAGTGTTCACAATCACACCCATTATTCTTAGTGGGTCCAATATAAGAATGATTGATTGCATCAATAAAGAAGATGCACTTATAGATTACGCAATAGAGCTTGGATTATGTGGATTAGCTATTACAGACCATGAATCATTAGGCGGACATATTAAAGCTTTACAATATTATAAAAAGCTCCAAGAAAAAGCAAAAGAAGATATAAATAAAGACGACCAAAAGAAAAAAGAGTGGGCAAACAAAGTTCTAAATTTTAAACTTGCTCTAGGTAATGAGATTTATCTATGTAGAGATGATTTAAATAAAAACAATTATATTAAAGGAGAAGATGGATTCTTTCACTTTATTCTAGTAGCAAAAGATAAGATAGGACATAAGCAATTGAGAGAACTTTCTTCAAGAGCATGGAATCATACTTTTAGACAATTTATGGAAAGAGTTCCTACTTATTATAGAGATATAGAAGAAATAGTATGTTCAAATAAAGGTCATTTGATTGCTACTACTGCTTGTTTGGGAGGCCAATTTCCTAAACTATTAATGGAGGCAATTGAAAAAAACAATTTCTCTAAAGTTGATAATTTTATGAACTGGTGTAGAGAAATATTTGAAGACGATTTCTATATTGAAATTCAGCCTGGTTTAAGTGACGACCAAGTAAGTTTCAATTCTGCCGCAATTACTTACGCTAATCAGCGTGGTTTTAAATATGTAGTATCAACAGATACTCATTATCTAAAAGAAACAGATAGACCGGTTCATAAAAGTTTCTTAAATTCCGGTGATGGAGATAGAGAAGTTGATGATTTCTATGCCTATACTTATATGATGGATTATGATGAAATAATTCAAAAACTTACAACTCATATGAGTAAAGAAATGGCTATTGAAGCATTGGAAAATACAAAAGAAATTTATTCTAAAATTGAATTTTATGATTTGGCACACAAGCAAGTAATTCCTCGTGTTCCTTACAACTGGAAAGAAATTAGTTGGTCAAAACCGATTGTTCCAGATTTTCCATATATCAGAAAGTTCTTTGAATCTGAGTATGAAGATGATAGATTCTTTATTACTTCGATTCTTAAAAGAGGTAATGAATTAGGCATTTTAGATGATATTCATTGGAAAAGAATCGAAGATGAATGTGGAGAAATATGGGAAGTTTCTGAAAAAATTGAAGAGCGCCTTAGCGCATATTTTTTAACTATCCAAAAGGTAGTTGATATTGGTTGGAACGAAGGCGATACTCTTATGGGTCCATGGAGAGGTAGTGCTGGTGCGCTCTTGACAGCTTATCTTCTAGACATTACACAAAGAGACCCACTAGAATCCCCAATTGAATTGCCGTATTGGAGATGTATTTCA